GGTGGCGAGGCTACGCACACGTTAACGAGGTCTGAAATCCCTAGCCACTACCACGACGAATACTTGGGCAACGATGGCGGGCCGGACAGCGCACCAAGCGGTTATAGTGGCTGGCCGAACATCGCCTACACCAGCAACAAAACGTGGTGGGCAACGGGTTCAAAAACATCCGCTGCTGGCGGTGGCGGAGCGCATAATAACATGCCGCCGTACTTGGCTGTTTATATGTGGAGAAGAGTAACTCATCAAGAGTATGAAGCTGGAGCTGACGGTGGCTAATATCTTTATCATTGGAATACTATTTGGCAATTAAAAATTTTAAATTTATAGGAGGAATAAATTATGGAAATGTTAACTCTAATTATCTCTTTATCAATTATTATGTGGTATATTATTGATCGCTTTAAGGAAATGTGGGAAGGCACAAAGTATGGCAAGTATATCACTATGGCTGTTTCTGCAGTGTTCGCATTCGCCATTTCTTTCGGCTTTGGCGTAGATATTATTCTTGCTCTAGGTCTTGTGCAGGAGGGCTCTGTGATTGGCACAGTGATTACCGCACTTGCTCTAATGTCTGGCAGCTCTGCTGTCTCTGAAATCATTGAAAGAGTTAAGGGCGGACAGTAATATATTGAGGTGATTTAAATGGAAATTATTGAAGCGTTTGCGACACAAAATAAATGTTATAAGATTGGTTCAACATTTACTCCAAGTGGTTTGATGTTGCATAGCGTTGGATGTCCACAGCCTAGTGCTGCGGTGTTTGCTCGTAACTTTAACCAGTATCAGCCGGGTGGTCAATCAGTTTGCGTACACGCATTTATTCAGGCAGATGGCTCTGTATATCAGACATTGCCTTGGTGGATGCGAGCATGGCACTGCGGCGGTGCAGCGAATAATACGCATATTGGCGTGGAAATGACTGAGCCGAGCTCTGGAATGAGCTATGCTGAGGCGGCTGAACAGATTGCTGGAACATATCATGCAGCCGTAGAACTGTTCGCGCAGCTTTGTAATACTTATGGTCTTGACCCACTAGCTGACGGCGTGATTATTGGTCACGCAGAAGGTCATCGCAGAGGTGTGGCCAGCAACCATGCAGACCCAGAGCTTTTGTGGAACACATATGGCATGGGTTATACCATGGATGGGTTCCGTCAGGATGTATATGAGTCCATGAACAAAAATAATGGAAATGATGAAGAGGAGGAAGACGTAATGAGATACAATACTATTGATGATATCCCTAGCTGGGCAAGAGGAACTATTAGTGATATGATTGATGAAGGTTTAATTTCTGGCACTGGTGGAGGCAATCTTGATTTGTCTGCTGATATGATACGTATGCTGTATGTCATGAAGCATATGTTTGATGCATGCAATAAGCATTATGAGACAATCGAAGATATCCCATCTTGGGCGCGTGACACCGTGCAGCATTTAATCGACACTGGTGCAATTGCTGGCACTGGTAATGGCAAACTAGATATATCATATGATATGCTGCGCATGTTGGTTGTCTGTCAGAGAATGTTTGATTCTAATCATAGTACGGACAATAAAGAGAATTAATTTTATAAACAAATAGCCTATATGAAGTAGTTATATGGGCGAGGGAGTGTAGCAATACACTCCCTCATTTTTTATGGACAAAAAGGAGGGATAATATGAAAAAATTAAAAGGTGTTGATGTGAGCGAATGGCAAGGACAAATTGATTGGGATGCAGTAAAAAAGGATGAAATTGATTTTGCAATTCTTCGATGTGGCTATGGAATGAACTTAGAAGAACAAGATGATATTTGGTTTAAAAGGAATGCTTTAGAATGCGAAAGAGTTGGTATACCTTATGGTGTGTATCTGTACAGTTATGCAGATACAGTAGAAAAAGCTGCTTCGGAAGCAACACATGTACTTAGATTGATAAAAGGTCGTAAACTTGAATATCCCGTTTATTATGATTTAGAAGACGTTAATACTACTGGGAAATGTAGTCAAGATTTAATTCTTCAAATGTCTAAAAAATTTGTTGGCATTTTAGAAGACGCTGGTTATTGGGTTGGTATTTATGCCAATTTATATTGGAATGAGGCATATCTGACTGATTCTTGGTATGACACTAAGGCAAGATGGATTGCTCAATATAATTCTGAATGTCAGTATAACAAGGACTATGGAATTTGGCAGTATTCTAGTTCTGGAATTGTCAATGGTATTTCTGGATGCGTTGATATGAACATTTCTTATTTTGATTATCCTGCATTGATTAGAGAAGCTGGTAAAAATGGATTAACTTTTTCGCAAAGTCAAACAGAAACAGTTTATACTGTAAAATCTGGTGACACTCTTTCTGACATTGCCACAAAATATGGCATTACATATCAACAACTTGCTTCCTACAATGGAATTTCTGATCCTAATGTTATTTATATAGGACAAAAGATTCTTGTTCCAAATACGGAATCAGTTGTTGCTTCAGGTAAAACATTAGATGAAATTGTATTGGAGGTATATCGAGGCGAATGGGGAAATGGTTTAGAACGTCAAGCACGCCTTGAAGCAGCGGGATATGACTATCAAATAGTACAAAACAGAGTAGATGCTCTATACAGTTAATAACAAAAAATTGTATATCGTAGTTTAAAGGAGAAGCCACATGGTTTCTTCTTTTTATATTTAAAATTAGTGTAAATATGAATCTCTCGGAAAGGAGGAATTGTTATGCGTGTCATAAGTTTTGATCAAAGCACACGTCGTTCTGGTTATGCCATATTTGAAAACGGTCAATATATAGAATCTGGCGTTGTTGATATGAACAAGAGCAAATTAGAAACAGATAAAAGATCTTTTGAAATGGCGAAAGAACTTTGGAAGGTTATTAAAAAGTATAAACCAGAGAAACTTGTTCTAGAAAATGTGCAACAACAATCGAACCCAGCGACTATGATAATTTTGGCAAGATTGGCTGGTATGATAATTGGTTATGCGGAAGCTCATAATGTCAATGTGCATATTTTGTTGCCAAGCCAATGGCGCAAAGCATTAGGATATTCTCAGGGGGCGAAAGTAAAACGCCAAGAGCTTAAGCAACAGAGTATTGATTATGTAAAAGAAAATTTTGGTCTTGATCTATCAGAAGATGAATGTGAAGCAATTTGCATAGGAGTTGCGGCGCATAAAATTTATAATTTCGCCAACGAAGAAGTTTGGGGCGAAGATTAAATACGAAAATTAATAACAAAACGTTATTTAATATATAAAATTTTGAATAAAAATGGAGGAACAATTATGAAAGTTAATACATTTGTTAAGAAAGTTAAAGAAGGACAGTTCAACAATGCAGCAGATATGATTAAGGTTTGGTATATTCCAATTCAGACTAAACATGATATTGCATTACGCACTTTAGAAAAATGTTCTGCGGACAATAATGGCTATTTCTATGTGGACGATTTTGAAAAAAATATTTATTTTTCTATGTTTGCGTTCAATGCCTATACAGGCGTAGATATTGGCGAAGATTTCGAAGCGCTGCTAAAGGAGTATGACATGCTACGCAGCAATGATATTTTAGACACGGTTGAGCAACTGTGCAGGAAGGATTACAACCATGTTGAGGAAGTGTTGCATTATGAAGAGAAAAAATTAATGCGTCAGAATTCAATTGAGGCTTCGTTTGCGCAGATGGCTAATGGAATTAGTTCAAGCCTGACAACTTTAGCAGATGCTCTTGCTAAGAAGGTTGATGGTTTCGATATCAATAGCATCCTTCCAGAAGGTGCAGATATTGATGAGCTTTTAAGCACACTTGATAAATTAAAATAATTATTTTATAGGAGTTGATGGCATATGGCCGCAGAAAAAACATTAGGCGATGCTATACAAAAACTAATAGATAATGTCGAAACTGTTAGTGAAATTGCAGGAAACATATGTAGAATGCAAGCAGAAAAAGATTTTAATGACGCAGCAAAAACGGCAGTAGACAAATATTATGAATACAAAAATGGAGCTTATACAAAGTATGGGAGACAACATAATTTGTATGATATTTATAAAGTAAATTCTGATTTAAAGAAAAGAGGAAGAACATTTACTCTAACAACAAATATTGATATGAATTCTGCTCCGTTGGAAGGTGCATACCATAGTAACTCAAGTAAACACCAAGGCGGTGGTTCTTGGGAAAGTGGTGGCCAAGTTGAAGGCGATTATGTCTTCGAGAATTTCTTACAAGGCGAACACCCATGGACATATTTTAAAGACGGAGAATATATGTATGGTGAAACTGTTGGCAAAGAAATTCCAGACGAATTTTTAAAAGATTTTATTAACAATTACGGCAGTAGATATTTTGAAGATAATTTTCAAAAAACAATAGCTCAATTGCTAAAAGTATATTTATAAAGTAGGAGGTGATTCTTTTGGCAGAAGCGAGTTATACTTCGAAAATTAAATATAGTATTGATGATCTTATGAGTAGCCTTGTTGCATGTAAGACTCAAGCTGAACAGGTGGATGGAGTTTTAGCAAACATTGGCAAGCGTGGAAATCTTAATAATTTTATTAAGCAGTTTGTCGCTATGGACGATGCTGTTAAGGCACTTAGGAAAGATTTGGATTCCGTCAAAGCAGGTCTTGGAGATAAGCTTAATAGCGGATATATGAAGTCTTTTGATAAAATGGTTGAACAGATGTCTCAGATTTCAGAGTTGTCTAAAAACGTTTTTACTGGGCTTAGTGGTGTTAATTTAAAAGACAAAGGTGCGACGAAAGAATTACTGAGCTACGCAGAGCAATTAAATACAATCCTCAAGAACGTTGGCATTGATAAACAAATTGACTTAGACCTTTTTAACACTAAAAGTGTTGAAGAACAGTTTAATGCATTAATCCAATATGCCAGCGAGTTAAATGGTAAATTAAATATCGCATTTGGCGAGATTGATTTATCTAAAGTTGGAGATAATATCAAGTCTGCTGGGGATGAAGCTGTTAATAACATAAAAGAAACTGGCAACAAAATTTCCACCGAGATACAACAGCAAATTGATGATCTTAACGATAAAAAGACAGAGTATCAAAACACTTTAAATTTATTGTTTCCGAACAAAAGTAAATTAAAAGTAACTGGGCTCAAAAAGGCAACCGCAGATGATGAATTAAAATCTTTAGCGAGCCAAGCAAAAGAATTAAAGGCTACATTAGATGAAATTTCCCCAATTAAGACTGATGATGAATCATATAAAAATACTTTATTGCAATATCTAGAGATTGCAACAAAATTAAAGAATACAATAAATAATGGAATAAATGCGCGTAATAATGGGATATTATCACCGGGAATGACATGGATCGGCACTAATATAAACAATATGTATGCCGACGACCTAGAATATGTTTATAAACGTCATAGCGCTATGCTTGACAAAATCAAGAGCGAGTATCAACAAAAAATCGCAGATATCAATTCTGAAATAAACAATCTTAAAGATATTGGTAATTCAAATACTTTTGTAGAAAATGAAGAGATTGCTTCGGAAGAAAAAAAGATTTCTTTATATGACGAGTTAAATAAAAGAGTTAAGGAATATGTTTCGTTGTCGTCAAGCGCAGATGTAGATGAAGACAATCAAAACGCTGATAAATTAATCGCACTGGTCGATGAGATTAAAGAAATTTCTCAGGCATCAAAAAAAGCTGGAGCTTCCATTGACCAAATATTTGAGGATTTAGACTTTGGAGATATTACCGGAGACGAGGCACTTTCTAAAATCTGTGAATTACTTAATGTTGAAATTCCTATGGCCGCGCAAAAAAGTGCAAAGGAAGTTGGCGGTGTAGCTGGAGAGCTGCAAGAATTATTAAATCTTGCGTCTAGGCAAGAGGTTGGTTATTCAAAAGGTAGCGGCGACGCAAAAGAGTCTATGACGCTTTTTGGAGCGGACAAAGTAGTAAGCTCTTTTTCCGGGAAGGATTTTCAGGTAGATACAGATGCGATAGTATCACAACTTGTCAATAATCTAAAAGAAAATATCGTAATGTCTTTGCACAATCACCCAGATGGAATGAGTGCATTTACGCCGTCGGATATTAATTCATTTACCAAGTTGTTTTATGACCAAGGTACAAAAATCAATGGTATCATTGCAGATGGTGTTGTTAAAACAATTGATTTTACTGGCATTTCTAAAGAAATGGCCATCAAAATTGGAGAATCTTACTCTCAAAATTTAAAAGCAGCTACAAAAGAATTTCCTCTCATGGAATATAATGACGGGGAAGTTGGATTAATAAAAGGAGCAGAAGAAAAAGCGGCACAAGCTGGTATTTCGTATGAACAATTAATTGCTGCGTTTAACGAAAAAGTTAATCAAGCATTAGATAAGGCGTTTACAGACAATGGGTTGGCTTCGACTGTTAAGACATATACAATGGAACAGCTACCAGAGCTGTCATCTTATTTGGCCGAAATACAAAAGAATGGAGAAAATTCTGTTGCACCAATTGAAAAATTAAAAAGTTTATTGGCAACATTGAATCCATCGCACACCGCCGATTGGGACAAGTTTAAAGATATTTTTAGCTCGTTCGAGAGTGGAGAAATTGATTCTACTAATGCTTGGAATCAAAGCGTAGCTAGAATTAAGGAAATCGAGGCGCAAGCAGCAGAGTCTCATCAAAAAACTACTGAGGCTATCAACGAAGAGACTACCGCGCAAGAAAAGCTTAATCAGATTCAGTCTGGGCAACCTTCAACTCAGTCTAATCAAACAGACAATCAAACCGCGCAGCTTGAAAAAGAAAAAGAGCTTATGCAAGAAATTGCTGCTCTTAAAGAAAAATTAAATGCTATTCCGACGAATCCTGTTGATGCTTCTGAGCTTGACGCGGCACAAAAACAAGTGCAAGAATTGGAAGCAGAAATCCTTCGCATGGAAGGCGCGTTAGATTCGTGGAAGAATAATTATTACGACATTCAAAATGCTCTAGATAGATCCGTAGATGCAAGCGAATTAGACAATATGACACCTAATGATGTCGTAGATGAATATAGAGCAAAAATTGAAAATTTGTCTTCTGTAATTGATGAATTAAAAACCAAGCTTGCTGAAGCAAAAGCACAATTAGGTAGTACGACAGAAACGAAGCAAAAAGGAACAGAGGCTGCAGAGCAAGAGCTAACAGTAGAGAAGCAGCAAAATGAAGAAGCAAAGCAACAATTGGAAACGCAACAGCAAATTACAAAAGAAAAAGAAAAACAAAATCAGAGCGATGCGTCAAAGGTTTCGAAGACAGCAACTGGTGAGATTGCTAATGGTCAAAATACAGGAGAGCCTGCAACGACTGCTCCCGAAGTAGCCAGCGTTAGTGGTGTACAGGAATCATTTGCGGCGGCGACGGAACAAAAAAATCAGTTTGTTGAAGCTAATGCACGAGTTAAGGAAAGTGCGGAAGCTTCTGCGGTTGCTATAGAAAAAGAAATAGAAAAGGCGAGAGAAGCGAGCGAGGCTTTCGCGTCAGCCACTCAAGCGAAAAAAGATTTTGCTAATGCGAATCAGAATGTAAAAGATAGCGCGGATAAAACTGCTGAATCACTTGGAAATGAAGCTGATTCCAGCAAGGGTACAAGAAAAGAGAGAGCTTCTCGTTCTAGTAGTTCTGAAAGTTCTAACGACAGCTATAAAGAACTAGACAATTATAAAACATTAATAGATGCAAATCAAAAGCTATCTTCTGCTTTTAGGAAAATTGATACGGAAGTCTTCGTAGATAAAGATAGTGATCTTGGCCAGTTAAAGAGTAGATATGAAACTCTATCAAGGGAGATACAAGATCTAACAAAGTCCGAAGAAGCCTTTGGTAAAGTGTCAGAAGATGACATGCAAAGGTTGAGTGCTGCGACAAAGCAGCTCATGAGCGATTTTGAACAGTACGCAAAGGTAAAGAAGGACTCAGTAAAGCAAAGCAATACTTTGTATGGTGCTGACGTTGTCGGACAAGTCGAAACAAAGCATACTGGGTTAATTAATAGCGTTAATAGCAAAGGTTATGCCAATGCCTCCGGGCTTACTACTCAATTACAGCAATACGAGCAAGCATATCAAAGAATAATTACACTGCAAAAAGAGCTTGCAAACATAGACATCACTTCGGATTTGGGTAAGCAAAAGGCCGCAGAGTTTGATAGTGCAGTTGAGTCATTTAATAAATATGGCAAAGCAATTGAAAATATCATTAAGAAGTCCGAAGAGATGAAAAACAAAGTTGGTAATATCACTCGTGCAGTCTCTGATGGCTTTGATATTGGCGACGAAGCAAGCAGAAGAAGTGAATTAGAAGCATTTGCTAATTCTTTTGATGGGTTAGATAAAAAATCTATTCAGTTCGCTGACAACTATTCCAAGGTTACTTTTACAATAAAGAATGGCAATGGCGAAGTAGAAAAACTAACTGCATCGTTTAATCAAGCGGGAAATGCTATTAATGCTTCCGCTAAGAATATGGGCAAAGCAAGTAGTACGCTTGGCTCTTTCTTTAGCAATGTTAAGAAAAAGTCTGGTGAAATTCTTACATACTTTACTGGCGCAAATATGGTGTATAAAACTGTTGCTCAAATTAAGCAAGGTATTACATATGTAAGAGAAATTGACGCAGCGTTAACAGAACTGAAAAAAGTTACTGACGAAACTGATGAAAGTTATAAGAGATTCTTACAAGATGCGTCTAAAACTGCTGGGCAGATCGGCTCTACCGTTAAAGATTTTACTAATGCTACAGCAGATTTCGCAAGGTTAGGATATAACATTGAACAAGCATCTGACTTGGCAAAGGCCGCTTCCGTTTATTATAACGTTGGTGATGACCTAGCCGATATTGGTGAGGCTTCTGACAGTATCATTTCTACAATGCACGGATTTGGTATTGAAGCGTCTCATGCTATGGGAATCGTAGATAAATTCAACGAGGTGGGAAACCACTTTGCAATCAGTTCATCAGGTATTGGACAAGCGCTATTGCGTTCTGCTAGTGCTATGGCAGAGGCTGGCAATACACTTGATGAGTCTATTGGGTTAATTACAGCCGCCAATAGCGTTGTGCAAAATCCAGAATCTGTAGGTTAACATAATAGCCTAACAATATAGTAATATATTGAAAGAAAACAGCTATATCGGTTAAAAGCCAAAGATGGTCAAGACCGAGGAAAGACTTTGCAGTGTGCAAAGTATCCGTAACGACTGTAAGACCTTTTATGGTAACATAACAGGTTCCGCTGTTCCCCTACTCCGTATAATGACGGGAATGAGGGTGAAGATCCAGTCTAGACTACGACAATAATCTAAAAATAAAATCGTAGAGCAAGGCCGAAAGACCTTGCCGCCGATTACATAATCGGTCAGTACCATTTGGTTTTCGTGGGAAAGTAATAGATCGACAGCAATGAAAACCTTATCGCTTCGTATTCGCGGAGCCAAGGTAGAATTAGAAGATGCAGGTGAGGACGTTGATGGCATGGCCAATAGCGTCTCAGAACTGCAGAAAAAATTGTTAGCTTTAACAGGCGGTAAAGTTGACATTATGCTCGATGAGAATACATTCAAGAACACTACAGAAATTTTACGTGAAATGTCTCAAGTATGGGACGACATGACGGACGTAAATCGAGCAGCCGCACTAGAATTGCTAGGCGGGAAAAGACAAGCAAATGTTTTATCCGCCGTTATTAAGAATTTTGACTTAGTAGAAGATGCGATGCAAACATCTGCAGATTCTGCTGGCAGTGCAATGGCCGAAAATGAAAAATACTTGGATAGTATTCAAGGAAAGATTGATCAGTTTACAAATGCAGTCCAAACAATGTGGATGAATTTTATAAGGTCTGATGCTGTTAAATTCCTTGTGGATGTTGGCACTGGATTAGTAAATATCATAGACAAAGTTGGCGTGTTGCAAAGCGCACTTATTACAATTGCTGGTATCCAACTCGGCAAGTTTTTCTTGCCAGACCTATGGTCAAAGTTAACTAATGCAATCAAGAGCAACATAGCCACATACGCAGGAGAAACTGCAGCGATAGAAGCGCTAAATGGAGCAAAAGTAAAAGAAGCGATTTTAAATTCGACTAAAATTGGTGATGCAACAAAAGAAGCCGCTATAAGGACAATCCTAACTGGTAAAGCAGGAGAAGAAACTGTTGCAACGAACTTAAATACTGCAGCGAAGATTAGAGAAGCACTTGCAACGCAAGGAATTGTTGGTGCGGACGCTGAAGCAATTATTGCTGCCATGGGGCTAACTACTGCGAATACTGGACTGATAGTGTCTTTTAAAGCATTGGCCGCAAGCATCTGGGAGGCAGTGGCGGCTGCGGCTGCTTGGCTCGTAACAAATCCTGTTGGCTGGGCGATTTTGGCCGTTGCTGCAATTGCTGCGTTGACTGTGACTATTTGTGCATTAACTAAGTCTCATAAAGATTACGTAGAAGAACTTAAAGACACTAGTGAGGAACTAGACAATATTCGTTCGAATATAGAGTCTCTCAACTCCGAATTAGAAACTACAAAGAATCGTATAGAAGAGCTCGAATCTAAAGGCCCATTAACTCTTACAGAGCAAGAAGAGCTTGACAAATTAAAAGAGCAAAATGCCGAGCTTGAACGTCAGATTCGGTTAGAAGAAGCAAGAGAAGAGCGTGCGAAAAACAAGCAAGCAGAGGCTGTAAAGGGCGCATTAGATACAGATCAAGATTTTAAGCCGCGAGCGGCTGGCGAGGCTGATTTAACAAACAATTTCGAAGACGAATTAGGTAAAGTAAAGAACGCCAAAGATAAACTAGACAAAGCGGAAGCAGAAGTACAGGATGCCTTAGACTCTGGTATGGACACCAATAGCAAAAAGTTCCAAAAGCTAGAAAAGAATTTAGAGTCTGCGCAAGAAGATTATGCCGACGCACAGTCCAATTGGGACGAGTTTATGAAAGGCAAAGAAGAAGAATATGGCGTCAGCGACTTGGAATGGTTTGATGGTGACAATTTAACAGAGGCACAAAAGGCAGTAAATGGTCTTCTTAGTTCGATGCAAAATTACAATGATCGAGCAGAAATCATGTTTGGTTCTGCTGGAGCAAAAGAGTCTGCTCTTGACCGCTTATTCGGCGAGCGTGGTTCTGAGGCAGGACAAGCATTCCAAGAAGCATTTAACGCGAAAATTGAATCTGGAGAGATCAATGTTGACGTTGATAAATTCGGAGATTACGAATCTGCTATTGAAGGAGTCACTGGAGAGGTTGAGAGCTTAATTGCTGAAAATCCACAGCTTAAAGTACAATTAGACTCTCTTGGAATTAGTGCAGAAGATGTTGCAAGATATTTCTTGAACATTAGCGGTGCTATGCAACAGACTAGTGAAGCCACTTCTGTGGCTGTTAGCGACATAGCAAGCCTTACTTCTGCTTATGATTCGTATGCGTCAGTGTTACAGACAGTTAATGACATAACATTTGACGGGCAAGCGATTTCTGACGATTATTATACTGCACTCCAAGAGTATCTTGGAGATGTAACTGTTGGCGAAGAGAGCTTCGGTGACGCGATTGATACTACGAATGGCAAGGTCGTTAAGAATACACGTCTATTAAGAGCATTAATTGCACAGAAGAAAAAAGAACAAAAGGCAACAGTAAGTGCGGCGAAAGCACAAAGTCAGTCGCAGTATACAAAAGTTGTAAAACAACTACAACAGGCTGTTAAGGCAATGTATGCGGATTACAAGGCGTATGGATATGTTACAAAAGCAACTTATGATAATATTAGCGCGCTGCGTAGTCAGATACAAGCACTCAAGAATGCAGTTAAAGAATATTCAATTTTAGAGTTGAAATTATCAGATGTTACCAATGCATATGATGAATTTGAAGATGCCAAAAACAGAGATTCAGAAATGGCGTATGGCGACTCAATGGTTGAAATGCTTGAGACCATTAGCGACGGATTGTTGAGTGGCAAAGTTGGGACGGAAGCATTTAAGGCGGCATGTGAGGCATTAGTTCCTCCGAGCGTCATTGCAAACTGTAAAACTTTTGAAGAACGTCTTGACGCCATTGATGATTATTTTGAAAACTCAAAGTTTGCAGACTATTTCACTATTGATGATGATGGAAATTTTTCAATAGGCTTAAAGAACATAGAAGCATTTATTGCCGACGCGAAAGAAGCTAGTGCTTTTATTGAAAATGCGGACGGCACATTTACTCTTGATAGTAGTATAAAGAGCGTTGACGACCTTGCAAATGCAATGGGATTAACAAAGGCCGCAACTATTGCAATGTTGACAGAGCTGTCAAAATATGATGCAAGTTGGGGAGATATCGTTTCTGACCTAACTATGACAGAACTTGACAAAAAACTTAGAGATACTACCGACTCTTTGGACAAGGCACTTGCGAAGCAAGAAGAGTTTTTCAAGGCTGGTAAAGATCCACTTGGCGAAAATGCAGAAGAATATAATGCGATTCAGCAAGAAATTGATGGCGCTACAGATTCGTTGAATAATGCGCAGCAGGCAATTGTTTACAATACAAAAGCTTGGATCGATGCAAACAATACCGTTGATACTGCAAAAGAAAATGTATCAACACTTACAAGAGAATTACAAGAGTTAAAAGATGCTGGAGCTTCGGATGAAGAGATCCAAATAAAGACGGATGAGCTCGAAAAAGCAAAAGAGCAGTTAGCAGAAGCTTTAAAAATTAAATATGGTCTAGAACAGCCAACCGTAATGGATTTTCAGGTTGTATTGACTGATGTCCAATCTAAAATTGATCAGTGGAAAGAAGAAAATGCAACTCTAGTTACTGAGGTAGTTCCAAAGCTAGAGCAAGATAAAGATGGCGTTTGGAAGATCCCGGCAACGCTTGAATTAGACGAAGATCAGCAACAGAAGATTCAAGAATATGTTGATTTAAAAAATGACGAACAACAACTTGAGGTGTTAACTAATCAAGAAGTTGACCCAATAACTGATGGAATAACTCAGGTCAAAGAAGTCCTTGACAACATTTTGGATGCCATTCAATCTCCAGACAAAAACAAGAAGCAAGATACTAAAACAACTGATACAACAAAAACAAGCTCTGGTACAACTTCGACGAGTACTGAAAAAAGTGCAAGCACAACTTCTACTTCCAACGTTACGGGATTTGAAGCACAAAGCCCGGATCAAGTAATTGCAGGTTGGAACGCATTAGTGGACGAGGTGGTTGTTGAGGTACAGCAATTCGCCAACAATATTTGGAGTGGCATATCTACTTTCTTTACAGAAACATTGCCAACTGTATGGGACAATTTGTGGAGCGGTATTGGAGACAAATTATCTGGTGCAGAAGAATGGGCGCAAGGACTATGGGAAGACATAAATACATTTTTCACAGACACATTGCCTCAAAAATGGGATGAGTTCTGGAACGGTGTTGGCGAATGTCTTGACGGAGTAAAAGATTGGGCTGCTAATGTAGAAGAAGGCGTTAATACATTCTTTACCGAAACGATTCCAGAAAAATGGAACGAGTTTTGGGGAAGTGTTGGGGAATTCCTTGGCGACATCCCTTACGCAGTTGGATATATATCTGCGAAAGTGGAAGAATTCTTTACAGAGACTGTCCCTGAGAAATGGGGAGAGTTTTGGGATAATGTTAGTGAAGATTTCGACAAAGTAAAACAATGGGCAAGCGATCTTAAAGATGCGGTAGTTACATTCTTTACAGAAACTATTCCAGAAAAATGGGATGAATTTTGGGATGGTGTTGGCGAAGAATTAAACAATTTAAAAGAAGACGCTATTGCTTTGAAAGATAAAGTTGTTGAGTTCTTCACGACAACAATTCCTACAAAATGGAGTGAATTTTGGACTAGCGTTGGCCAATATATTGATGGCACAATCGCGCCAGCCTTAAGCGCGGCGTGGGATAGCGTGTATGGATTCTTTACCGAGACAGTTCCTGAAAAATGGCATTCTTTCTGGGAGAGTGTCGGCACTTATGTTGATGAAGTGATTGGCCCAGCGTTGGTCACAGCGGGAGAAAAGATTTTAGAATTCTTTACAGCAACGCTTCCGACAAAATGGAATGAATTTTGGGAAGGAGTCGGGACATTTCTTACAGAAACAGTACCTACTACTTTAGAAAATATTAAAACTGGCATTTCTACATTCTTCACAGAAACTGTTCCTAGTGCCATTAATGGTCTTTGGGAATCGGCTTCTTCTTGGATTAGTACACAAGCGAGCAATTTTTGGAACAACCTGAAGAGTAAATTTACACAAGGTCGTGAAGATGCAAAAAGCGGAAGTGGCTATAATCCTGACGGTGCGTCTAGTGCGCTTGGAAATGCTTTGGCAAAAGGCAATGCGCATTCAGGCAAGAAGCCCGGATTAAAAGCAAATGAGCACAATGCCATTGTAGGCGAGCTTGGTCGTGAACTAGTAGTAGACGCAAACAAGGGCGTTTATTATACTGTTGGAGAACATGGCACGGAAATGCTTGATTTGCCGAAGGGTGCAATAATCTATAACCACAAGCAGACAGAAGAGTTATTAAAGAATGGGTACACGTCTCGTGGGACATACACTGGCGGCTTGTCGTTTGCTAAAGGCAATGCTCACTGGAATTATGGTACTTATACAAAGAAAACTGGCACTGGAGCGAATGCTGCGTGGGGAGATGGCAGTGACAAAGACTGGTCTCAAATGGGTTGGGACTTAAGTGATGCTGCTAGTGACCTATCTGATGCGGCAAGTGATGTATCTGACGCAGCCGATGATGCAGAGCAAACCATTGACTTTATTGAATATAAGCTTGAAGAAATCGAGAAGGCAATTACTCATATGACCAATAGAATTGAGAATTTCCTTGACGATACTTCTCAAATTGGAGATAAGAACAGCTTATATGATGACTTAGTCGGAGCAGAAAAACAGAAAGCATCTACATATTTTGCTGCAGCAGAGCTTTACAACCAGAAGGCAACGGAGCTGCTGTCTAAAGTTCCCGCCGAGTATCAAGAAATGGCAAAGAACGGCGCTATCGCAATTAAAGACTTTATCGGGGAAAGCGAAGGCGAAATTGCTGACGTCATCGAAGAATATCGTACATGGTCTACAAAAGCAGAAGACGCAGAGAATAGCTATCTAGAATCTATTGCTGAAATTTCTGCAAAACGTCTTGAACAGTTAAATGACATTGCCGATGATTTTGAGAATATTGTTGGTTTAGTCGCACAACATTCAAGCCTCATTCAGGCTGAAATGGATCTTCTTGACGAAGCGGGCGAAAGACTTTCTGAGAATTTCTATAAGGAATTAATGAAAGACTCTCAGAAGCAAATTGAAGACCTAAATAACAAACGTGCTTCGCTACAAAGTATCCTAGATCAAGCTGTTGCTTCTGGAGATGTTAGAGTTGGAACTGACGATTGGTATGAAATGGTTAACGCCATTTATGATGTTGATGATTCAATCCTTTCGTGCAAGAAAGACATCGAAGGATTCCAGAATAGCATTAACGACCTTTACTGGGATAATCTTGATAAGTTAATTGATAAGATTGACAATGTTGATTCTGAACTTTCTCATTTGTACAATCTTGTGTCTGACGAAGAAAAAATAGTAGACGAATTCGGCAATTGGACTAAAGATGGCGTGACTGCTCTTGGTCTACTTGCACAGCAGCTAGAAGTTGCAAACTTTAAAGTTGAGCAATACGGAGAAGCAATTGCACGTCTTGAGAAAGATTATGCCGCTGGGCTTTATAGCACAGATGAGTATAACGAAAAACTTGCAGAGCTTAAAGAGAATCAATGGGATGCTATTGAGGCGCAAGAAGCGGCGAAGAAGTCTATTATTGATTTGAATAAAACTCGTGTTCAAGCTGTTAAGGACGGACTGCAAAAAGAAATAGACAGTTTTTCAGAATTAATAGACAAAAAGAAAGAGGAACTTAGCCTCCAAAAAGAAGCAAATGATTTTTCCAAGCAAGTCGCGGAGCAGCAGAAGAATATCGCGGACATTCAAAAGAGGCTTGCAGTAATTTCTGGCGACAATTCAGCGTCAGCGATTGCACAGAAGAAAAAGCTTCAAGCCGAACTGCAGCAAGCACAAGATGAGTTGAACGACCTGTATTATGACCATAGTATTGAAAAGCAGCAAGAAGCGCTTGACAAGTCTCTTGAAAATTATCAAGACAACAAGCAAGACGAAATGGATGCTCTTGATGAATCGCTTAAGAACGAGAATCAAGTCATTCAAGATAGTTATGCGGTTATTGCTGCCAATACAGATTCGTTAGCACAAAACTTGTCTGAGATAGCCGACAAGTATGGAATTACTCTTTCTGATTCTGTAGCTAAACCTTGGCTAGAAGGCGTAGATGCCATTGGCACTTATCAGGAGCAATTAGACACTTCTGCGAGCGCATTTACTGAGCAATTACGCGCATTAAAACAAGAGCTTGTAGATTTACAAGTTGAGGCTGATAAGACCGCAGATAGCATAATTAAGGCCACAAATAGCAAGAAGAATTCGACTGAGAGCGCGAAGTATACTCCGCCAACTCCTTCGACGCCGCAGCAATCACCAGCTACTGAGCCATCCACTCCAGCAGCCCCAACTAAGGGGTCATCTGTAACTGTTAAGAGTTCAGCGACTCACTTCTCTAGAGATGGTGGAAACGGAACAAGAATGCAGTCTTGGGTGCCGGGATCTACATTTACAGTTTATCAGGCAACCGACTCGGAAGTTCTCATTGGCAGAAATGGTGGCTACACTGGCTGGGTGCGTCTGAGCGACATAGAGGGTTACAGTAGTGGAGCTAAATCAATTAATAAAGACCAGTTTGCATTCCTTGACGAGCTTGGCGAAGAGTTGCAACTTGTTCCAGACGGAGCAGGGAGACTTTCTTACATCAAGAAAGGAACAGGAATTATTCCGGCAGACCTGACAGAAAGGCTAATGGAATGGGGCAAGCTTGATCCATCTAGTGTTCTAGAGCAATCTAGACCAACTGTTAGTGCTCCCCATATTATTAATAATAATATTGAGTTGAATATGGAGATTTCAGAAGTCGTTCATATCGACAAGGCCGACAATAGTTCTATCCCGAACATTACCAAGGCTGTGCAAGATCAGATGGATAATTATATGAAAAATATCAATAAAAAGCTTTATAATCGTGTTAGGTAATACAAAATTATAGGAGAGGGCGTCACAACTCTCTCCTATTTATATAATTTCAAGTAGTTAGTAGGAGGTGTGATATCTTGGCGATATATCATCCTAAAATTCGTTTCCGCAATCAAACAAATTATGATTTAGAACTTGTTGTAAGCACATTCAATCCAGATAACGGTACAGTAGATTCATACTTAGATATGGAGCCAGTTTTTACTGATAGCTATGATGGCACAATGCGCACAGACTATGGCGCAAAATATAATTCTGTCGCAACTCCGTCTGTGACATTTGTCGAAGTAGGTGGGTCTGATATTGGCCCATACAAAGTTAGAAATACATTGCGCTGGCTTACTGGTTCTAGAAGTAACGCATGGATGGATGTCTGCGACAAAGATGGTGATGTTGTGTGCTCATATCTTGGTAGATTCACGAATGTGCAGCTTCAGAAGATGGATGCAAGAGTTATTGGCATCGTAGCAACATTTACTGCAGTAAGTCCGTGGGCGTATTCAAAAGTATATCCTGTAGAAATCAAAATTGCAGGAGAGACTGAGTTCGCAATAGACAACCAAAGTGATGATATTTATTCTTATATTTATCCGAAGGTAACATTTCAGAATAGTTCGAACAATGGGAGTTTGCTTATTAAAAATAAATCATTAAATAACGAAACGAAATTTGAAAAATTACAACCGGACGAAACAGTTACAATAGATAGCAACTTTGTTGTATATTCTACGAACGACAAGAGAATCTTTGACGATGATTTCAATTTTATATTCCCGACATTGCTGCCCGGAACTAATTACTTTTCAGCAAATGGGTCTGGGACATTAAAAATTGAGTTCAGATACCCAATGAAGGTAGCAGATGGGCTATTAAATGATTATGACCTAAAAGATGGATTGACCGTTTGGGTAGAAGGCAAGGTATTAAAAATCAAAGGCGACACAACTAAGAACCCTCCAATTTGGACTAATATCAAAGTTGAGGGACACAAAATGATTGTAAGAGGAGAACTCAAGGACGTGAAGCTAGAAATTGGTACGGACGTCTCCAATGGTGTACTTACGCTTGAAGACGATGGTAGCGTGTGCCCATTCAACGAATTTGACGCAGAGGTTGTAAACGGAGAGTTAATTATTAATAAACCTATACGACAAGTAAGTATTTCATAACAAAGGCAGGTGAAAGAAATGCAACTACCAAAAGATTTATTGTCTGACACTTATCGTGCCCCTAATGTAGTTTTGTGCCAGACAAATAAAGAAAAGATTTGTAAATTAAATGTGACTAATCTAGAAGGCACTTTCAAATTTAACGCATATAGTGAAATTTCATTTGATGTTCCTTCTATTTATTGCGATATTATTACTGGAGAGACAAAGCCAACGCCGTACTATGATTATGTTGAAGGACTTAGGCTTGTATATCTAGAGGGATTTGGTTATTTCCAATTGCAAGACCCAGAAATTGATGGAAATGGTATTCAAGAGTATAAACATATCAATGCCTATTCTCTAGAGTATTCTCTGTCTCAAAGATATATTGAGAACTTTACTATCAACGCAAGTGACCTTGAAGGCGCAGTCAGTAGTATTGATGAAGTTGAGCTATACAATCCAGATGATATTGCGCATAGCTTAATTCATCTTGTACTTCAAAAGGCATATGGTTGGACTGTTGGACATGTAGACGATGAGCTAAAAAATCAAAGGCGTAGTTTTGAAATTGATCGTCAATCTATTTATGACTTTATTATGAACGACATGTGCGAAACATTTAAATGTTATGTTGAGTTCGACACAATTAATAATACAATTAGCATTTATGCAGAAAATGAAGTTGAACGCTTTATTGGAGATGGAGAAACGAACATTTTCAATTTACAAAATGATATTTCTACAGATACTGATATCGCAATTAATGGCCATGTTGTCACAGAGTATAAATACAATTTGACTACAAAAGAATTGTCTTTTGATAATGTACCTGCGCAAGGAGACATTATTGAAGTTTCTAACCAATTTAAGCATAAATATGATACTGATGTTATTATTGCGTTTGAAAATTTATCAAATGATATGAAAGTTAATTATTCGGCAGATGATATAAAGACCGTTCTTACAGTTAAAGGGTCGGACGATTTAGATATTCGAAATGTTAACTTTGGACTACCTTCTATTATGAATTTAGATTATTATTGCACTCCAGAGTGGATGGGAGATAGCTTGTACCAAGAATATAAATACTATATGGACAAGCAGTCTAAGTACATGAGTGGGTTTTATAGCAAGGATATCAGCGGATCAACAGAAGAGTATTTTGATGTAAAGACGACGAGCGAGGATTTTGTCGCTGGCGTTGTACAACAGCTCCCCGTACAAAGCGCACAAGAACAATTCAATGTAAATGGAGATACAGTTTCATATAATATAGATAAAGTTATTAAGGAATATAAAATTAACAGCGAGATTGAAGAGATTGCCGTTAATAGCAAAAATGAAACTTTTAATGAGCCAAATATGCAGGTCGAAACGATAACTGCACAAGAAGATGTTGCAACTTTCACTTTCGATGGCTCATATATATTTACTCTTCCCTCAGATTTTAACTTTAATGAGAATAGCATTGTAAAAATTGAAGGCGAAGAAGTAGATAACACCAACTATGAATATGCAAACAACAAATTAGAAATCACTAATAAATCTTTGTTAACAACTGGTAATACAGTTGAAGTAGTCACATGTGAGAATAAGTTCGTAATAGAGAGCGTGATTACAAAAGACAGCAAGATTATTATTAATGGCGCTCGTGAGTTAACGTCATCTGAATATTCTTATGTGACAAGTGGCAATGAAAAATATTTAATCGTCAATGTCGCGTTAGCTGTTGGTGATGAAATAAAAATCAACACACCGAGTGGCACACTGTTTACAAGTGTTCAGGCGTCTATTCCAAGCGGATATGCTATAGCTGCTGTTAAAGTTGATGGAAATGATGTTAAATATACTGTGAACACTACTGTGTCAACTATTACTATTAATGACACTGACGCAATAAAATATGGAAGCATTATTGAAGTAGAATATATTCAAAATCGTTTTACTTTAGAAAAACTTCGAGACAAAGTCGTTTCCGTGGAGATAAATGGCACGGACTTTTCTAAGTATGAACTGGACGGGGCACAACTAACTATCAATGGCTTGTCCGTAGGAGATACTATTAGAGTTGAATCAATTGATACGCAGTTTGATTTATCCGATGATGACGACAAGGAAATTGTGTCCGTAATGGTAAATGGCGAGAAGCAGCAGGGATATAATTTGGATGGAAACATTTTAACAATAAATGAATTAAATCCAAGCGATAGAGTTGTTATAAATTTAGTTAATAATAAGTTTGAAAGCCAACAGTACGATAAACAAATATTATCTGTCAAAATTAATTCTCAGAAAGTTAACTACACTTTTTCGGATAATGTTGTCACAGTTGCTAATTTAGACTTATTGTTTAGTGGAGAACAAATTGTAATAGAATTTGTTCCAAAATCTTTTTCTCTATCTCTGCCAAAAGACAAAATAGTATCTGTGCTCGTTGATGGCAAAGAAATTGGTGTTAAACAATATGAGTACGATTATAGTATTAAAAAATTAACTATTTCTCTGGACAATCTTTTGATAAATAGCTCTGTGGTTGTAGCGTCTATTGACACTCATTTCGATGTTAAACAATTGTCTGCAAATGAAAATATTGCGGCAGTGTGTATTTTGCGCCATTCAAATGACGGGAAGACACAAGAGCTAACTGTTGACGTTAATGATTATACTTATGACAAAAATGAAAATAGTTTAGTTGTTAATGATAGTAGGCTCAGTCAGGACGATATAGTTTTGTTTAAAACTATTAACAAATCATTTGTTGTTTCAAATAGTAATAAAGCATTAACTTCTGTTAGAATTAATGACAATATTACTGAAGATTACACATTTAATTCTAGCATATTAACTATTACCACTAGTTTAGGAATTGGAGATACAGTTTCCGCTGAATTTTTAGATAATCATTTCGTGCTACAAAACGACATTGGTTCAAAGCATATCGTTGAAAAGAAATCCCCTGATTCGATGTTAACTGAAACAATTTCAGAAGGCGAAAATGGATATCTGTACAACAAAACTACAAAAACATTGACGGTGTATGCCACACTTGAAAATGGAGATAAACTTATTGTAAAAACTATTGAGGTAGAAAACGCATTGCGGGTAGTTGAATCTGGTGCTGGAGATGGCAAAATATTAATTACAGATGTCTACCCAAAGCTTGACTCCTATGAACCAAAAGCCAGAGATTATGTTGTGTGGGTAGAAGGCTATACTGAAACATTAAAAAGGCTATACGGACTTATAGACAGTCGGTTAACTGAAGAAAATTCTGTCCCTGACGAATATAAAATTACAGAAAAGATTGTTACTCCAGAGAACTTTGAACAAGCAGGACTTTATTTGCCAGAAGCAAGTATAGATACCCTTGGTGAAGTTTATAAAATAGTCAACCAAGACAACAATGGAAATGAAGTTGCTTCTAAGTATTATGTATGCGAGATTAAAGTGTCTATTGTGGAGAACGAGCAGACGGACAAAGATGAACAAAAGTATACTTATGTTTGGAATGAAAGAAACTTAGTTGTTGGGGCAGAAGGTATTAATTCTCTCAAAGAAAAAAAGGATATATACTTGTCAATCCAAGATGTACAAATTGCTGCTGAATGGGACAAAAAGGACGCAGATAGTGATGAATACAAGGCTTATATAAATAATCTTAATAAGCTTAATGCCATTAATAAAGAACTAGAGAATAAACAAAAAAAGGTTGAAGATATTCAAGCGGAGATCCAAAAAGTAAATGATGAAATCACGTTAATATCAGAGGACATAAGTGTTAACAAAAATTTTACTCCAGAGAATTTGGATAGGTTGTCCTTGTTCCTAAGAGAAGATGAATATTCGGATGATTGCTTCTATGTTTCAGAAATTGATACTGACTTGGACAAGATTAATACGCAGAAAGAATTGTTAGTCGCTGGACAAAAAGAATTAAAAAAGATTTCTCAGCCAAAATTGTCTTTCTCTGCTTCTATGAGAAATATCTATGCAATGCCTGAGTTTGCTCCTATTCTGAATCAGTTTAGCCTTGGCAATTTTGTAAAAGTTAAAATGCGAGATGACTTCATCAAGAAAGCAAGATTGCTCGAAGTCCAGTTGAATTTTTCTGATTTAAGTAATTTCTCATGTACTTTCGGAGACTTATTATCTGCGAAGGATCAGGGCGATATCCATGCTGATTTGTTGTCTCAAGCAGTTAGCGCTGGTAAAGCGGTTGCTAGTGGTTCTTCTTATTGGCAAAAAGGCTATGACGTAGCCACTGCTATTGATGAGAGGATTAGAAACGGATTAATTGACGCAACGACTTCAATTAAATCAAATTCTGCTGGACAAAGTGTGTCGTGGGATAATTATGGTATTCACCTTCGTAAAGTTGTAGATGGCGTATTAGATAATCATGAGGGCTGGATTACAAACAATAAATTCCTATACTCAGACGACAATTTCCAGACGACTAAGTCTGTATTTGGTAATTATACTATTGATGGAGAAGAATATTGGGGCATTCTAGCAGGCTGTGTTCGTGCTGGACTGGTCGAAGGTAGTAGTATAGTTGGTGGCCAAATTTGTATTGGCGAGCAGGAAGATGGTTCTTATGCTTTTATGGTTGATAAAGATGGAACGGTAACTATGAATAAAGGCGATGCCGCCGAGAAACTTTCTTTCTTTAGTTTTGATGGCGATAATGGTTTAGTTGTTGGCGAAAACAACGGTTCTGGAGAATATTTCTCAAGAGTTTCTGCACAAAGAATTGAATTCTGTCGTAAGGCGAGAATTATAACAGTAGAGTCTGAACCAACACAAAGCAATAGATATAATAATTATGATTATATTTTATATATCCACCAAGAAAACAATGATACTTATTACGACTATTATAAAAATCCAGATTTTTTGTCTGCCCAATATAAGCCGATAAGTGCAATTGGTGAAAATTTTGCAGATCCAGAAATTAAATTTGGTATTCCAATTACTTATTTTGCGAATGATACTGCATACATGAAACAAGCAGAAATTGAGGGTAGTTTAAAAGTTGGCACAGAAGAGAAACTATCATCTATTTCTTTAGGCAATTTTAAACTTCAAATAGAAAGCAATGGAAGCTTATCTATTGTCGCAATACAATAACGTGGAGGTGATATTATATGGCAACTGCATCAAGTGGTGCGTTCGAAACAAGTGTATATAATGCTGCTGGAAGCTTATACCCAGATAGAATCAGAGTCGAATGGTCTTCATCGCAAAGTGTCGCAAACAATACATCTACAATATATTGGACTGTTATGTCTGCTGGGGGAACCGGAAGCTCATCTCGTTATGTTATGACAGGCCCTGTAACTGTTAGCATTGCAGGTGTTACAGTGTATAGCCGTGCAGACAGATTTGCAATGCATGTAGGGGAAGTCCTTGGTTCTGGTAGTTTTACTTTAACGCACAATTCTGATGGCACGCAATCATTCTCCGCGTGGGCAGAGGCAGCTATTTATACTTATGCGATCAGCAGTACGAGATATGACTATTATATTGAGCTTCCTCCAATTCCAAGAGCTTCAAGTATTAGTGTAAGTGGGAGTACAATGGATTCTACAATAACTATCCAAATATCAAAAGCAGTAGTATCTCCTTTTACTCACACATTAGTTTGGTCTTTTGGAAATGAAAATGGAACAATTGTTTCGCAAACTTCAAATTTATCTGTAACATGGACTCCTCTTTCTAAGCAATTAGCATCCCAAATCCCTAATTCTGAATCAGGCACAGGAACATTAACATGTATAACATATAATGGGAATACAGAGGTTGGAAGAAAATCTATTAATTTTACTTTAAAAGTCCCTTCTGGTGTGAGACCTTCTATAAGTGATTTTACACCGTCTATTGCAAGTACTAAGCCTTCTGGATGTGGGTTATATGTTAAAAATAATTCAACTGTAAAGTGGGCCGTATCTGCTTCTGGAATATACGGTTCAACAATACGTAAATGTGTAATTAGTGGCCCAAATTTGTCTTATACGTCTACACTTTCATCTAGATCTTATATGGCAACAAGTGCTACTTTAACAACTTGTGGAACTAAAATATACACTGTCACAATAACAGATAGTCGTGGTAGAACTGCGACTAAGACTCAAAGTATTTATGTTAGGGATTATAATCCCCCAACTATTACTTCAATAACTTCGTTTAGAAGCAACGCAGATGGTAGCATGAATGGGTCTGGGCAATATGTTACGCACCAGTTAAATGCGTCGTTTTATACGTTAGATGACAATAACAATATCAAAATTAAAGCATATAGTAAAAAACGTTCAGATGCTACGTATTCCGAATTAAATAGTGTTATTGTGAAAGATGACAAGAGTGATAGAACTAGCTACACATATACGTATAAAGATGCTTCTTTCGCTGTAGACACCGCATATGATTTCAAAATTGTTATCTCTGACAGTGTTGGTCAATACGCTATGTTTTACACAAATGTTGGGACAAAGAATGTACCATTAAATATTTCTGGTGACAATAGCTCAATTGCAATTGGTGGTTTTGCACAAAAACAAGCTGACAACAAAGGGTTATTCCGCTGTGAATGGGCAGCAAGTTTTGCTTCGTCTCCACAAGTGGATTCTGATAGAAATTTAAAGCGCGACATTAACGATATTGATATTGACATCATTGACAAGCTAAAGCCGGTTCAATATGTATTAAAGAATGACGATTCTGATACAATACATTATGGATTTATCGCACAAGATGTAGAGCAAGTACTATTAAGTTCAAATGAATCAAAACAGAAAACGGGAATTGTTCATTATGACGAAGATGAAAGTACAAAAGAACATAAAAATTATTCATTAGCCTATGATGAGATTATCCCGTTACTAGTAAAAAAATGCCAAGAACTTCAGCGCGAGATTGATATATTAAAAGGAGAATAAATTATATTGTTTGGAGTGATATAAACAATGATAGATTTAATTACAAACATATCCAGCCTAATAAGCGGGATTATGGTAATCGTTGCGTTCTTGGGCGTTCTGATTAAACCAATAAGAAAAAAAATAGAAACATGGCTCAGAAACACAACAAATGCCGAGGAGCTAACTAATACGATGAAAGCTCATACGAAGCAGCTTAATAATTTAGAATACAAGATTGATCAGCAAGAAACGAAAAGCAAGAAAGCGGATGAACAAATTATCAATCATCTAAAAGATGTTGACACAAGACTGAATAACGTTGATTCTAAGTTGTGTACGCTTGACAATAGAGTCTTTGAAAATGAGCGGGATCGGATCAAGGCGGAGTTGTCTGAATGCGCGTCTAGATGTGCTCGTGGAATAAAATTGTATCCAGAAGAAAAGAATCATATTGATGAAATTTATTCAAAGTACATTAATGAGCTTCATTGTAATTCTATGGGGTCAGAACTATATCATACAATTACGAAATATTATGAGAGCCAAGATTGGTTGAAAGCATAATAAACGTTTAGGGACTAGAGAGTAAAATCTCTAGTCCCTATTTTTTTGCGCCCTGCTGCGCTTTTAAATGGATTCTAATCACATTTAGTATCCAATTATTCACTGACCTATTCTCTGCGTGAGCTGCAAGCTCTATTTGGAATTTTTCTTCTTCTGGAAGCCTAAATGTAATGGATTTTGTTCCCGGTTTGCATGTCATATTCACACCACCTTTATATGAATATCATAACATTTTTCGCCAAAAAGTGCAATCACCTTTATAGCAAAAACTATGGTTAAAATTGACAAGGTGATAGCACCTTTTTTGAAATCAGTAGTGGGGGAGTGTAGTTAATGTCAATTATAAAGAACATTCTGCTATTTAATGTCTTTTATAATTGACATAGACTCAATTTTTGTTTCGTCTAATAGATGAGAATATACTTGCAGCGTCATGTTTATATTTAGATGCCCCACCATTTGAGACACCATTGCAAGTGGGACATTATTGTGTAACATTAGGCTTACAAAAGAATGCCTGAGCGCATGGACTCCACAATGCTCTATCCCTGCTCTTTTAACAATGCGATTGAATGTGTTTTGTGCAGCGACTTTACAAATTGGTTTTGTATGATTCACATGGACAATGTATCCGTTTGGCTCCCATCCAATCTGCTCTTGCAGGTCTCTTAACGCAGCAATTGCCATGTCTGACAAATAAATAGTTCTTGCGACTCCTGTTTTTGTAGAATTGGATACAATTTCAATGGTCTTATTTTTACTCTTGCTTCTGTCATTGATACGAGCGACAGTTTTATAAATTTTCGCAGTGCGCGTTTCAAAATCAATGTCGCTCCACCTTAAAGCTAAAGCTTCTCCAACTCTGCATCCAGTATATAGTAAAAATACATACAAAGCGCCATTCTTATAAATACGCACTCCATTTTTATGCCTAGAATAGCATGTTTGTATTAATTTTTCTCTTTCTTGTTGAGACAAATATCTTCTTTCTTTTTGTACAAATAGCGACTTTTTTGGTAGTCTAACTTCCCCCATCGGGTTTCTATCAATCTTTTCTCGTAGTAATGCATAATTGAATATCTCTCCTAATGCAGAACATGTTTTCTTAATTGTTTCATATGCGAGCCCATCGTCTTTCATTTTATTAATAATAAAAGTTTGAATTAAATGTCCATCTATTTGTTTCATTTCTAAATTATATAATCTTGTCACATGTTTTTCTTTTAATACACGTTCCATTCTATCAAATGATGAAGGTTTCAATGTTGGCTGTTTGACTGTGAAAAGCCAAGAATGAATAAAATCTTCAAATAATATATCCTTATCCCCAACGATATTTTTATTAAGTAATACTTCAAATTCACGTTTTTTCTTTAAACAAGTTTGCTTGTCCCCGTAAAAATATTTTCTTCCTATTCCTTTATAAGCTACAGACAATTTCCAAGTGCCATTGTCTCTTTGCGTCCACGATCCTTCCCCATTACTTCTTTTCTTTGCCATAAATATATTCCTCCATTTTCTAACAATACAAAATTATAGTTCATATCATTATTATATTTGATGAAAACAATATGGTCAATGGCAATTTTTAGTCACAATCGTACCACAATAATACCACAATTTTTTGATTATTTATCATAACAGTACAAGATTATTGGTGATATCGAGTGAATACAATTTTCTTCCAAAGCAAGCTTAAACCAGCATATATTCTAGCTCCAATGCTTTAGACTTGTGTTTGTGAATAGCTGTTCTATTATGTTTTTATGGCTGTTTCTCAGGCTATATGAACCATAAGTGTCCATAAATAAAAACAACTCAAGTCATTGATTCTCCTAGATTTAAGTGATATGTTTTTGCTGAATGACCACATCATTTACCACAATTTTATTGTACCACATCTTTTGACCACAATTCAATATAGTTTATCTATCTTTTATAAGCCAAACTTTTCTTTTCAAACCATTCATCAACTTTGTCCTCAATGATAAGGAATTTACGCCCATTTCTAATTGACGGGAAGTCTTTACGTTTGACAAGCTCATAGACACTATTAATTCCAATTAGCCCCGGATGCTCTGCATTTAATTTTTCATATAATTGTTTTACTGTTATGTATTTCATATTATCACTCTCCTATTATATTTGCTATATTTTATATTATATCATTGCATTTTGATAAATAAATATGCCGGTAATGTGAGAAATTACACTACCGACATATTGCTATTCAATTTTGTATATTTATATGCACTTTATAATCAAAAATCATCATTACAAGAGCCACACTTGTCTTGGCATTCACACGAAGTCGTTGTGGTGCAATTGTTGTATAAAGTTGTGAGCATAGAATTGGTAAGAGGATATCTCGTTTCGTCATCTGTCTCATGCGTTTCTGTGACGGACTTTCTCGTCAACTTGCCGTCTTTGTCATATTCATAAATAGTTTCTACAATATTGCGTTTAATCATTTTTTAGCTCCTCCTCTACAATTGTTTTAAGAACCTTGTATGCTTTATCAAAATTAATATTTGAAATTGCGTAATCAAAATCATCTCTCATTATCATTTCTGTGAACTGTTCATTTTCATTAAAACAACGTTTATAGAAGGTTAGTGCATCATCTTTTCGTCCATCAATGGCTCGTTCTTCACGAACTTCATCTGGTACGTGAATATAGATAGTTACGAATCGAACATCAGAAAGATCAAGCGAGAGATTGTGCATATACTCGATCCCTCTATAGTCGATTACATAAAAATCTGAATCTAGTAATTGCTGCTTTGTTGAGAAATATTCATAACCAGAGATGCACGTATAAGCAACCATTTGATCTTTATACTGAGCTACTTCCTCTGGTGTAATAAATGTATGAGTATCTCCCTCTCCATCTCTACGAGCGCGGGTTGCATATGATTTAAGCTGTCTATATTCATGTTCTTTACATAGCTGGTTAACGAGTGAGTCTTTTCCAGACCCACTCTTGCCAACAATTAGGAAAATTGTGTGCATATTTGTCACTCCTTGTCACGAAGAATTAGATTAAGAATTACGCCGACAATCAAAGCTAGTGCAGTTGCAGAGAATGATATTATTTTACCACCAACAACTAGCCCACTGATGCCAAGAGACAAAACTGCAGATACTATAATCAGATTCTTCTGTACATTAAGATTTACTTTCTGTAGCATCTTAACACCAGAACATGCGATAAAGCCATAAAGAATAATAGCCGCTCCTGCAAATACACAGCTTGGAATTGAAGCGATAAATGCTTGAACTGGAGCAACAAAACCAAGTAGTCCGAGTAGAACTGCTGCGGTTGCTGTTACACATACAGATGCTACACGACTGAATCCAATCGTCGCCACACTTTCTCCGTAACTACATGAGCCAAGACCGCCAAAGCATGCACTAATTAAATTGCCTAGTCCTTCACCAAAGAAGATTCTACCAAGTCCGGGCTTTGAATAAAGATCTATTCCGATAATTCCGCCTAGTGCTGCATGGTCACTAAGAGCTTCCATACAAGCAGACACAGTATATGCTATAAACATAACAGCTATAGGGATAATAGTACTCCATTCAATTGCTCCCCAATGAGTAAAAGCAAAATCTGGCATTTGTACAAATTTAAGATTATTAAATACGGAAAAGTCTACAAGGGCACATACTCCTGTAACTGTAAGGAGTACGGCGATTGCATATCCAATTAATATACCAAGCAAAAATGGCAGTATTCTCACAATACCTTTAGCATAATGAGAAATAAGTGCAATAGAGAATGTTGTAATTAGTGCCACAACGATTCCCCACTGTCCAGTTTCTCCAACATAGCCAGAAATGAATCCCATTAGATTCACTCCAATTACTGTTGTGACAGCGCCAATAAGAGCTGGAGGGAACACCTTGTAAATTGATTGGTATGGAATTTTAGTGAAGATGAATCCCAAAATACAATATACAATACATGCCGTTAAACCTCCAATTGCTATACCAGTATAACCACCTATACTAAGTGCAAACAATACTGGTGCGACGAAGGCTCCGCTGTTACTTAGGAACATAGGAGATTGGCCTTTAGTTATAAAGATGTAAATAAAAGTTGAAAGTGCTGCTCCTATAAGTGCTCCAGACGTAGCAACTCCACAAATGTTTGCAATAAGCACTGTGGCAACAAACACAGACAATACCATTTGTACTCCAAAGAGTATCATTTTCCCAAACGGCGGCTTGTCGCCAATTCCATAAATCATATTACTTGTTCCCATATAATCCCTCCAAATGCTCTAATATTTCATCAAATGTTTCGAAATCACCATTTTGAGCTGCATAAAGGATCATGCCATATAGCAATTGATTAATACTGAAACTTCTACGCCAATCCTTCTCATTAAGATGATTTGTGCGAATATCAAAGTAATGAAAATAATTTTGTTTATCAGCAATACGATTAATTTCTCTCTTTAGACAAGCTAGTGTACCGTCAGATGGAGCATGATTATTTTCGCATTCTGTGATGATTTCTGTAAGCTTTTCTGCCATATACTTCCAACCGAATAAGCAACCAGTCTCACACATTGATCCAATTGCACTTTGTTCAGGGCACATAACGACAAAATCACTATTCCAAAGACGTTCAATATCTGCTTCTGTAATCTTTTCTGCAAGGTGATTGTTTTCTTCTTCTGTCATATTAGATTTATCATTAATAGATTTATTCATTACAGGGCTGTACACTTCCACAGGCAGACCCATTTTAAGAAACTTATCATATTCATACTGCCTTGCAAGATTTGAGCCGAAGCTCATTATATCTCCTCCAAGATATCCTAGTGGCTTTTTCTTCATATTACCTCTCCTTATCTTCTCGGTCATTATTTGTCCAATATTCACTTATTACTACTCCCAAGCATTCCTGCGCCGCGCTCAGTCTTGAGATTTGTAATATCGTCTACATCGACTTCTTCGATCTCTACTTGAGGGATTTCTTCTACAGCGAATTGTGCAACAGCCTTGCAGTATGGAACACGAATGAAATTTTCTTCCTTTGTAACTTCTGAAACATTTTTGGTAATTTCGATAGGAATGTCATTACCATTATAGAGCGCCACAAACCATTCTCCTGTAAAGTTAGAATCAATCTGTCCAGCCATAACGAACATTGCGGACTTTGTATTACTTCCGCGTTCTCTAAACCCAATGCGGTAATTGCTATCAAAAGTACTACAGATTCCTGTTGGAACTAGCTTGACTGTATGAGGCTGAATCGCAACAGATTCTTCATCGAAACAAACATAAAGGTCATAGCATCCATCCCCCTGTCGTTTACTAGGAATCTTTGCGCCATGTCTTGTCTTTGCAAACTTAATGTGTGCGTTCATCAGCAAATCCTCCATTACCAAAACCAGATTGGGCTCTTGCCGTTAAAGATATAATTTAGATAATAGAAGCTCTTATTGATGCGGAAAGTTCCATAATCCTCAAGATATTTCTTGATCTCATTGTCTACATCTGTTAGCATTTTTTCAATAGTTGCTTCACGATTCTTCTTTACAGCCTCGATCTTTTTATTTCTCTCTTCCTTTTCAGCATCCTTTCTCTGCTTAACGATTGAGCTAAGTCTCTTGTATTCTTCAGATGCCGCCTTAAGATCCTCTTCTAGTTCTTCAATTGTCTTCTCTCTTGTAATATCACCCATTATTCATTACTCCTTTATTATAGTTTTGTATTGTATAAAACAATCTCTTGTTGTTTGATTGTCTCATGAACGTCAATAAGACGCTGATTTGTGCTCCCACGAAATGGTAATGTAATATCTCGCATAGAATCTATATATGGGCCATCAACTACAACATCGCACATTGCAAGAATGTAATTTGTCAATAGACTATTGTCGAAACAAACATCAACCGATGTATCAAAGTCATTGATTGTTAATGTGTATCCGGTATATAGCCAGATATCTTTGTCTTGAAATTTCTCTCTAAATTCATTAATGATACAATATACTTCTTGCAGATTTTCATATTCTAAAGGATGGCCACCAGATAATGTTAAACCTTGTACCCATGGCTTATTTAATGCGTCAAACAGCTTTTGCTTCGCAAGATCATCAAATTGTTCGCCCGCATTAAAATCCCATGACTGAGGGTTTTGACAATTATTACAATGTACATTACATCCAGACACCCAGAGTACTACTCGTACTCCGGGGCCGTCTGCGATTGAGCATTTATTGATTCCTAAATAATTCATATGAATCACCTACTAATAATTTTGTCGTGTTTAACACGCATTTCAACTTCTTGTTGCTTGCCCTTATTAAATGCAGTTTTGTAATCATTTGTCAAATATCCGGTTACACGACGCAATCTTTTAATATCATTACTATTGCACATTGGACAAACATCATTCATTTCATCGCAATATCCACAGTTCATACACTGGTCGTTTGGGACATTCAAAGCGAAATAAGGGATATCTTTATCCATTGCATAATTGACAATGGTTTCAAGAGCTTTAACATTGTTTTTTGCTCCAGAATCTAATTCAACATAAGTAATGCATCCTGCATTTGAATATCCTGTTAGCTGTGATTCAATATCAATCTTCTCAAATGGATTTACTTCTTTCCAAACAGGAACATGAATTGAATTAGTAAAGAAGTCTTTGTCAGACACATTAGGAATTTCCCCATACTTCATTTTAAATTTCTGCATAGCAGTGTAACAAAGATTCTCTGCAGGCGTATAATATACACCAAAGTTGAGATGATATTCTTGCTTAAACTCTGCACATCTATCCTTGAATAGTTGCTCAATGTGCTTTGCCAATTTCATTCCATCTGGCTCTGTATGATCACAACCAATGAGAATTTGCAGCGTTTCGGCCAAACCTAATTGGCCTAGTGCTAAAGTTCCATGTTTTAAAGCAGAACGAATGCCTTCTTCTGGTACATACCCAGCCATAACATTATTTTCATACATAAACTTTGCCGCTTCTGGAGATTGAGAACAAATCCAATCAAAGCGCTCAAGAAGCATATCTTTTGCTTCGTGAATTTTTGTGTCGAGAATAGACATGAAAGTTTCGACAACTAATTTGCTATCTAACCATCCGCCATGATACTTAGTTTTTTCGATTACGGTATTTCTTGCCTCCATAGCCAACGTTGGCATAATGATTGTCACAGGGCAGATATTTCCTCTACCGTCCTTTAGCTGACCAAAACCATTAATGTCATATCCATTTGCTGTTCTACATCCCATTGTACTGAAGTACGTTCTTGGATCATTAATGTCATAGCCAGCATTGCCGCTCCAATCTACATTTGCATAATTAGGATAAAGTCTAAGACTTGTAGACTTTAGGGCCAACTGGAATAGGTCATAATTCGGATCTTCTGGCTTGCGGTTTACTCCCTTCATGCACTGAAAGATTCCACATGGGAAAATACTAGTACGATGAAGTTTACCAATGCCTTTGATAGAAACATCAAGCAGTGCTTTAGTTACCATACGTCCTTCTGGAAGCGTACAAGTACCGTAATTGATTGATGTAAATGGGAGCTGATTCCCAGAACGGCTTTGAAGTGTATTTAAATTGTGGTACATACCCTCAACGGCCTGATAACATTCGCGCTGTGTCATGTCAATTGCATATTTATAAGCCTTACTGTAGGCTTTCCATAGCTCATCATCAATGCTCCTATTATAATCAGAATCCGTCATTGTAAATATTTCAGAATTATTATCTTCTTCTAGATATGACATTCCATCTCTATAATGCTTCCAAAAGCTCTTTCTTACATAAGGAACCATCGTCCAGTCTAAGTGAGTTGCGGAAACTCCACCAAATTGTTGAAGACTCTGCAACTGAAAGATAACCGCAACTAGTTGAAAAGCAGTATTAACACTTTGTGCTGGTCTAACATCAGTCTGTCTCGTATTAAATCCATTTGCAAGCAGATGATCAAATGGAATGCTTAGGCAATTATGACTGCCAACAGCATAAGCATTAAGGTCATGGATATAAACCTCATTATTTTCATGATTCGCTTTTGCCATAGGCGATACAAGATATTCTAGAGCATATCTTTTAGTCACCACGTCGCTCGCCTCTCCAATACGGCCACCAAATGAAGCTTCGTCAACATTTGCATTTTGGTTTTGGATATTATTCGCTGTTAGCTTTTCTGACACGGCCTGCATTAGCTCTTGATATTGATTTCTCGCCATTTCATGCAAGAAACGATAATTTACATATGCTCTGGCAGTTGTTTTGAACCGAGACGCCATTAGCTTTCGTTCAACCATATCCTGAATGTCTTCAACGGAAAGTTCAGAAGCAGAATTGCTTGACTCGATATCGAAAGCAACTTTTGCAGCAAAATCTTGAATATCTTCAAAATTCTCTCCATGGTAAATACTTTTATGTGCTTTTAAAATAGCGTTCTCGATCTTTGTTTTATCAAATTCTACCTTTCGTCCATCACGCTTAGTTACAATCAATTAGCATCCCTCCATCAAATAAAGCCCTTGGTTTTCTTTATATAGTTCATTCACATAATCTACAATTTCTTCCCAGTTATTAGCTCTGTAAATTCCATACACATCATCATGTACGTTTCGATTCCATGGCTTGTCAAGAAGCACTCTATCAACCGCATAATTTGTAGCCATTAGATTCTCTGCACAATCATCAACAAGTACATCTACATGCAATAGCGACTTGTTTTGAATACAGATAATATGTTTCTGGTCAATAAATGGGAAGTTATTAGCGAACCAATCAACTTTCCACGCAAAATTTGAGTAATGCGTTGCTGTTGCAACGTAGACATCATACCCATTATCAATTAGCTTCTTAACACCCCACTGAGAATCAGGAGCTGGGGATAGTGAATCCCACAGCTCTTTCTCCATAAAAATAGAAGTTAGTTCCTCAGCTACTTCAAATGGAAGGCATTTGTAAAAGTCATATTGCGTGAAAATCTCTGTCGTTAGTTCTGTGTCATGTCTCGTGTTATATAGCTCTAGAGTTTTCTCAATGAGATTATTAAGTACCTCATCACAATCTAGAGCCACGGTAAACTTATGCATAGTTGCCTCCAATAATTTCGTGTTGTTAATCCTGCTCTGGTTCGGAAGTGTTCTCTTCTTCCTTCTTGACATCAACAATGTCGCCATTCTCGTTAACGTCCTTACCAAGACTAATTGAACAAAAATGTTCAATCTTCTTAATTAGTCGCTTATAATCATTCGCTGACTTCTTGCCCGGTTGGTGCTTGAACTCCGCAATGTACTGAAGCACAACGCCACAAATTGCTTTCGAGCCACTGAGCAAAGCCGCCATCTGTACCTTCTTCATCTGTGTAGTAATTGCTTCTTTGAGCTCGTCGTTTGCAAGTTCAGATGCTGGCGGTGCTTGCTCGTCTGCTTCTTCTACGCTTTCAACGCTCTCTGGCTGTTCATAGTTTTCATTTTCATCCATGTTGAATCACTCCTTCTTCTAGTTTGTAATGCGATTATATCACAATAATTTTGTGCTGTCAAGATGTCTTTTTGGCACGTGTATGTTTTATTTTTTCGAGCCAAACGGTGTAGGGTTTAACTTTTTCAACGAACAAATGATCGTCTTCTTTCCTTCCAAGAATTGCAAGGCACTTGCCCTTCGAGATAAGATCAAAATATTCTTTTAGTTGTCTACTCCAAATAGTCGCTTCAATAATTCTATCAGAAGTAATCAAATCTAGATATGCGAAGGGATTGTTGTTTTTATCTTTCTTGCGCTTTATGTCTGATATAACACACAAGACAACTGTTTTTTCTCCATTCGGGACATCATCCCAATTAGCGTTTATTAAATCTACACCTTCTTGCAATGGGTTCTCTGTCAAAAACATTGATAAGCTTTCGTATTCCCATAGGAATTGATCTCTAGCATATTTTTGTTGGAACTCTGTCATATACGCTTTATATTTGACCTCTTGCACTTGGTCGAACTTTTCTTTACGCTTTGCATTATACAATTGCAGCACGGCTTCTTTGTCTACTTTTTTGCCAGCCTTGTAATCATCTACGTTGATATCCCAATTTAGCAATAATTTTGCTTTTGTCCCATATGATTGAACTGGTTTATATTCTTTCTTATCATACGATAAGGCAGCATACTTTCTCATCAGCTTCATTTTATTAGAAGTAGGGAAAGCACCAGCTTTAATTAGAGCAATTGTGGCCGCTTTATCTTGGATTTTTGACAGATAATCATCAAAGCTGCTATATGGCTGGTTCTCAATAATCTTAGTAATTACTGACTCGCCAATGCCTTTTACTGCGCCAAAACCAAAAAGGATTTCTTTAGTCTCTGGCTTAGCCTTAAAAGAAAATTCAGACTCATTAATCTTAGGCGGAAGTACTTTGATTCCCATTCTATGACAATCTGTAATAATAACACTAAGCTTTGAAGTATTGTCCGACTTCGCTGTCAAAAGTGCGGTCATAAATTCTACTGGATAATATACTTTCATCCATGCGGTAAGATAAGATAACAGACTATAAGCAACAGCATGCATTTATACCCCTGCTTTCGCAGTATTTAAAAGGGATTAGACCATACCATCTTCTCTGAGAGAAGCACCTTGGTGGTCGTTGAGGGTCATTACTCCCTGCTGATTGCCCAATCTCCACAACTATTACGCCTTGGTATGTGAAGCTCTAAGGGTGTTCCAGCATATTCGGTGTTCAATATATTGTCGCCAATATAAGGGGCCATTGTGTTAACCACGATTGAAGCTATATTCTGCTTGTTTCTCAAGTAAAGCCCAAACTTCTTTGATTTGTTGCTCTGTCCATTGTTTTTTTCTTAGCCCATCTGCAAATTGTGTATACAAAGAGGCCATAACATCTTTCTTTTTTTTGCCGATGGCCCTACGTCCAGTGTCCTGTTCTACCTCATTAAAACCTGCATATGCAAGCAAATGGAGCGAATCTTCTTGATATAAAAGAATTCCCCATGTTTTTTGAAATAGTTTTTTTAAATCTGGATGTATACATTGAATGGATTCTGGGCACAATTTATTTTTGCAATAATCAGGAAAACTATTTTTTGTTCCGGGACGATTACTTGCATTTATGGCGATAACATCCTCAATGTTGTCAACATGCGCCGCAATACTCATGTTCCTTGCCTCGGCGCTTTCAAATTGGAAGATCCCAACAGTATTGCCAGAAGCATAGATTTCTTTAAATACTTTCTTATCATCAATATTTAAATGATTAATATCAACGTCTTTCCATGTTAAATTGGCATTTTTTAAAGCCGAATCGAGGATGTCTAATGTTTCAAGCCCAAGTGCATCTTCCTTAACGAGGCCCATTCCACCATCAGTATCTTGGCATATATGCATTTCAAATTGTGCCATAACATGCTTTTCATTATCTAAACATAATGGGGCATAATGTAATACTGGTTTAGGAGTTAATAGAGTACCGCTTGCATGACGACCCCGCGATTTTGGGAGCCCTTCAAGCTCCATAACATATTTAAACCATAAAGGGAATTGTTTATAAATTTTATCAAGTTTTTCGTTCTTGCCAATAAGGTCTTTAAGCAACATGTCTTTGTCTTCCGACTCACCAAGATCGTTTAATGTCTTGATTGTAGGAATCATTTTTGTTACTTCGTTCCTCAGACTATATGGGATTTGCCCAAAGTATGGGCTGTCCTGTTTGTCATTTAATACTTTTCCAATATCACTAATTGCTACTTTAGTGCTGAGTGTATTAAATGTTGCCATTGGTGCAACGTGATCTTGTCCAAAAATATCACACAGGACTTGGATTGCTTCTTGTCTTCTAGCTTTTGAAATATCCAAGTCAATATCTGCTGCCGAGCCTTTACGACCTAGATTCGCGAATCTTGTAAAGTCTAGATCATATTTTACACTATCTATTTGAGTAATATTTAGCATAAAAACGCAAAGGCAATTTGCAGCGGAACCACGACTATACCCTCTTGGGATTCCACGCCTATCACATTCATTACAAAATTCATGCTGAATTAAAAGATAGTTCAAAAAGTCTAATTCTTTCAAGACGGGAATTTCAGACTCAATTCTTTCTCTACGTGCATCCTGTTCTTCTTGTGGCATATGCCCAAACTTTTCATCAAATGTAGAATATACTAAATATCTAAAATATGACTCTGTGTCATATCCGTCTGGGATATGAGCCTTTGGCATTATTGTACCCTTATTTAACTCATAATCAATATTGTCATCCACCATATTGGCAATGTGAATTGTTTCATCAATACCATGCTGAATTACCCTGTCTAGATTCCAATTTCCAAGATATTTATAAATGTCTTCTTCATTTTGAAGGTGGCATCCAATATAAGTTTCTCCTGCTTCTCTGCCTTCTCCAATTTCTACAAAGATTGAATGTGTATCTAGTTGATCTGCTCTCAGCATATGAGCATCTGTTGTAATGACATATGGAATTTGAAGATGATTAGCAAATTTCCAAATAAGAGTGTTTGACCTTAGCTGAGACTCTGTTGGATGTGACTGAATCTCACAAGCAACATAATCAAATGTGTCTTTAAGCAGATTAACAAATTCTTCTGCTTCTTGATACATTCCTGTGTCAAGGTATTTTGCTAGTCGTCCAGCTTGACATGCAGTGAGACAAATAATACCTTCCCCTAAATTATTGTCTTTGATCCACTGAATTGACACTCTTGGCTTTTTATACATGCCATTCGTACATCCTTCTGATACTATTTTAAAAAGGTTATCTTTCCCGATTTGATTTTTTACAATTAAAAGCAAATGATATCTTGGTTGCACATTGTCTTTTGTATCGTTTTTAAGCATATGGTCATCACATTCATAAATTTCACATGCAGTGATAGGTTTGATGCCAAGCTTTTGACATTCAATAACGTGATTCATTGACGCATACATAAAGCCATGGTCACTTAGAGCAATTGCTGGTTGCCCATTGTCTTTCGCATACTGAGCAATTTGTTTTACAGTAAGAATAGAGTCAAGAAGTGAGCCTTGAGCGCTATGTACGTGGAGATTAACGAAACTCATTTTTTTCACCCCCTAATGCACGATATTTATTTTTAGACAATATCTTATCTTGCACAATATCTAAATTGTGTGGGATGTTGTTTAATATTATTTTTGTAATTTTTAAAGAATCTTCTGAATGAAATCGAAAATATCTATTGTCTTTTTTCTGAACTGTTGATAGGCCAAATTTGTCTTGAAGGGATGATATCAGCTCTTTTCTTTCAGACTCTGTTTCCAATGGAGCGCACAACTCCCAATATCCTTTTATATTACAATGCGCATCGTCTAACATCCAAATAGAGAATGAATATTCATTAAGACAACGAATTAAGTCTATCTTTGTCATATCTCGAAACGGCTTTAACGAATAGTATGTCCTAGTATTGAATCTATAAAAATCTTGACAATTACATACACTGCCCATTATAGAATATTCTTTTTTTCCATTGTACTCCGTTGGAGTCATCTCACACAAATCTTTCATAATTTCATATTTATAATACAGATAATCTTTTTGATTTTTTGCATGACTTACAATAAACAATGGGAAATCTTCTCTTTTATCAATGTGTCCATCTCCTAGCAATGAACCAATAATTAAATCATGCTGTTGTGCATTTATTTGTTTATTTTTCATCCTAGTGTATGTGTCTATATGGTGCTTTTCTTGTCCCCATTTCTCTATTACTCGTTTTGTACAGCTCGCGATTTTTGCCATTTCGTCATGATTCAATCCTCTTTCAACGAACATGTCATAATACCAATTGTAATTTTGATAAATCGCTTCAAAATGAGCATTATTTTGCTTTATATATTTTTTAGTTAACCCCATACTTCCTGCTTTATTAGAGACTGCCGTATATGTACGGGCAATCCCAGAAAAATCATTTATTTTCTCAACAATATCTTTTAATGGAAGGTATTGCGAATATAATTTTTCTAGATACTCTTCCTGTTCTTTAGTCCAAGTCACTTTCCCCATCTTCTCACCCCCAATAGTAATTTTGTATTGTTATTCCACTAATACCAATTGCTTGGCGGCGCGTGTCACCGCTGTGTATCGCCATTTTCTTTGTTCGTCCGCATCTCCAAACGCTTCGTCAAAAACTACAACTCTGTCAGCCTCTGAGCCTTGGTATTTGTGAACAGTGCACACATACCCAAAAGCAAACTGTAATGGTTTCTCAATACCAGCAAATTGCTTCCAATTATCAGCATTCACAGTAGGCTTGCCAGTAGTAAGTAACTGATAATCAATCATCAAGTCTTTATAAATTCCTCCATCATTAGAAGCGAATGTAGCATAAATCACTTTCCCATAAAAGTTTGATTCCATAATGTGAATATTTTGCAACGTACCGATAGTGCCATTAACAAGCTCGTTACCAACGTTATTAATTTTGTTCCAGCTATTTTTAAGGCAAATTACTTTATCTCCTTCTACTGGCTCGTCGCTGTAGTTATCTCCGAGAATCCGTTTTCTCATGTAGTAATTAAGCTCATTCCGAGTTTTATTTTTCCCACAAAGAATCTGATCTGCACCAAGCAACATTTTATCTGACACTTTACTTCTAGGAAGAACACGGCATCGTTTATCCTCTGCAGTATAATGCAGCTTCATTCCATGCCGAATATCCATAGAAAGTTTAATAATCGGATTATCAAGAGCCTGTCGCACAATTTCATCAAGAAAAACGTGTGGATTGCTCAAAATAGTTTGTTCTCCAGAGATTGGTGGAAGCTGCGCTGGATCACCAAGGAAAATTGTGTATACATGATGAGACAGCAACAAATCAATCATTTCCTGCGGCAACATACTCGCCTCGTCAACGACAATAAGCTTGTATTTATGGTTAAGTTTGGTCTTCGGAGTATGAATATATGTGCCATCAGCTTGCTCTTCTGAGTGGTATAACAACTTATGCGCCGTCATTGTATTTTTATTGCCCTTTTCTTTAAGAACCAGAGCGGCTTTGCCTGTAAACGCGATAAAGACCACTTCATTGTCTTTTAACTTTAGTTCTTTGATAATATGACAAACTAGGAAACTTTTACCAGTTCCGCCAAAGCCTGCAATAACAGTATATGGCTTATTCTCTTTATACCGCTGGCAAGCAATTTCTAGTCCTTTCTTCTGTCCATCTGTTAGCTCCAATTAAACCTCACCACTTTTCATTGCCTGTCTTTTCTTAAATTCCTCTCTTTTCTTCTTACGATCTACTGCATATTTATAGTGCTCTTCCGAGCAATAAAATGTATTATGTTTACCAGCATGCTTTACAAACGCATCTTCTTTATTCAACTTGCACTTACAATAAGCGCATGTACACTTCTTACTCATTCAATCAACCTTCCTCTATAATTTTGTATTGTTGTAATTATTTTCTCAATTTCCCATTTTGAATACTAATTTTGGTTGCGTTAAAATCTTTCAATAATTCCTCAAACGGCTTATTGGCCTCACATGTTCTTCCTGTGATAGTCAAATCACTTCTCTGTCTAGGGACGTATGTTCTATGTTCCTGAGATTCATAAACCTTAACTGAGCCGCCTTGAATTTGCTGAATCTTACTTTTAAACTGTTGCCCTTGTTGCCCTTTTAAGAAGTCATACATATCTTTTAGTAGAGCATTTTCATCCTTGCATTGTCTTCTACGCTGTCTTAGCTCACGCACAGTTTTATACATCAAATAACCTTTGTACATATCTTTTGGGGTTGAAAGTTCAATTTCATGATTCACATCATTCAACTCATCTTCAATTTCCTTGATAGTTTCTTGATTCTTTTCATAAGTTTTAATTACATCTTGATAAATAGTAATAATTGTAGAACTATAATTATTTACAATGTTTGGCATTTGACTGGAAAGACACCCCCTATAATTTCGTATTGTATCTTACTCAGCAACACTCACTGCAGGAGAAATGTGAAAGAATTCTGTATGGCTTCCAACATCAATAATAGTATCTCCTGCGGCATTCCACATTCTCGTATAATAAATTGCGAAGTAACGTTCATTGCAAAACTTTGTAATTTCTTTATACGCAGCCTTACGCACTTCTTCGTCAGTTAGGCAATCCTCAAATGTAGCAAGCTCTCGTGCCTCGTGATAACTATTATAAAAATAAAGCTTATGCGTCATTCTCTGGCTCCTCCTTGAAACTCTCCCACATATCCTTCCAATAAGTCTTTTCGTCACAATCTAGCACGTACTGCACGACTTCGCTATTAGTGCTCTTGCCCTCAGCTAGAATATGCTGAAGCAGATCCATGTCAATAGACAGCGGAATATACGAGAGAATATAGTCGCCATTATCCTCTAGACTAGTTACCATTAGTGTCGCGTTCTGATTGTTCGTGTTGTTCTTTTTCATAATGTAAATCCTTTCTTAAATAAAATATTTTTTAATCCAACTTAAAAATGTGCTTTGTCCTTTTTGAATATTATTTGTTGCGTTATCTTCGACGTCATACTTTCTCTCGCACTGTGAGCAAACCTGTCTTCCTTCAGGAATAATTTCACCACATGCGACACAACAGTTATTATATTCAATCATATCATGCATCAACTCCTTAACTATAATTTTGTATTGTTCAACTATACATATAATATCACAAAATTTTGATTTGTCAAGTAGTTAAATGCATAAAAAATGGGGAGATAAGTTCTCCCCTAAATTTTATTCTGATAGCATTTTAAGAAAATCGTCCTCGCTAATAATTGGAATATTTAATTCAATAGCCTTCTTATTCTTGCCGCTTGTGCTTGTGGTATCATTATTAATAAGATAGTCAGTCTTCTTGCTCACTCCAGATACATATTTGCCGCCATTGTCTTCAATGGCTTTAACAAGTGCATCTCTATTGGCATAATGTGTAAGACTTCCTGTAATGCAGAAACTTTTACCATTAAGACTGGAACTAGAACTAACATCATTTTCAACGACAAAGTTCATCTCAACAGGAAGCAATTCAACCATTGGATCTTTGCTATTCCACCAATCATGAATTGACTTATTTGTAATTTCTCCGAAATCATCAATTTGCGAAAAATCATATCCATTAGCTAATGCTTGTACAAAATCATAATGGTCTCCATTAAATTGCTTACTAATAGCTTTTGCCGCAGAAGAGCCAATATTAGGAATACCAAGCGCAGTAATAAATCTATCAAGCGTTACTGTCCTTGATTTTTCAATAGAATCTAGCAGTTTATCTACAGATTTTACCCCCATCCCCGGCAGTTGTGTAATTTCATTCTTATGTTCTTTCAAACGATAAATGTCCTTATAATTATGCAAAAATCCATGGGAAATTAGCAGCTCAAGTGTCTTCTCTGATAGACCATCAATGCTCATTGCTTTACGACTTACAAAATGCGTAAACTGTGCAATCTTCTTACCATCACACTCTAGGTTAGTACAAATAAGCACCTCAGATTCATTATCTTGCTTAATTGCAGTAGCGCCTCCGCATACGGGGCACTCAGAAGGCCACGTAAAACTTTCACCCTCTTCTACGCATTCAATAATTTGTGGAATGATCTGCATAGATTTAATAACCTTAACCCTTGCTCCTATACCTAGTCTTAGATTCTTACAATAACTGACGTTATGACAACTACATCTCGATACATCTGTTCCGTCTAAGACCACACTGTCAAAACAGGCTACTGGAGTTAGCTGCCCGCTCTTACCAAGACTAAACTCAAAGCCATTAATGACTGTTTCTTCTGCGTCTTGTGCAAACTTGTAAGCTTTGCTATGCTTAGGAAATTTTGATGTTTCTCCAAGACTCTCTCCATACGCAACATCATCTAAAGCAATTACAATGCCATCATATGGATGTGATAGTTTATGGGCAGAATCCTGTAGCATTTGCAGACAATTATCAATATAATTATTATTCGCATAGCACCACGGAACTACATCAAATCCTAACTCACTAAGTTCTCTAAGGCGCTCTCCATAAGAATTACTATCTGATCCTTGTACAAATTTCCAAGCAATAAAATTCAATCTACGCTTTCTTGCCTCGTTTGCATCGAGTAAGGAAACTGTGCCGCTAGACACCGCTCTAGGATGTTTATATGGAGTTTCGAGATTCTGATTTAATCTTTCAAGATTTTCAAAGGTGCAAATTGCTTCGCCATCAATAATAAATTCCTTGCCACCTGTTTCAATATGCGTCGGAATGTTGGTGAAGGCGCATAGATTTTCTGTTATGTTACTACCCTCTATCCCCGTGCCTCTAGTTGCAGCTACCACAAGATCACCGTTTTTATTGTACATCAAACGAATGCTTAATCCGTCCTCTTTCACAGACATTATAGCTTTATTGCTGCCTATAAAATTAAGAATTTCATCAATAGTAGTAATTTTATCAAGACTTAACATTGGAATATCATGTTTGAATTTTGGCAGTTCGTCGTGTACTCGATAACCTACATTCCTTGTAGGAGAAGAAACAAGGCTAAATCCAGTTTCTTGTTCAAGGTCGCATAGTTCTTGATATAGAGAATCATATTCTGTATCTGAGACTAGCTCTTGACCATTATAATACGCATCGCAATATTTATTACACAAAGCTGTCAATTCTTTTATTCTATAAAGTTTGTTCACTTTTATCCTCCATATATTTTAAGATCTTTTTCATTTTATTAATCCAATCATCTATTTTATAATCCCACTTCATTCGATTACACGTTTCACAACATGCAACAACATTATTTTTAACATACCCTTGGTTGCTGTCTATTCTATCAATACCACAAAAATATATGCCCAAAAATTCTCCAGAATATTCGCCACAATATTCACAAGGCTGTTTTGTTATCTTATCGAATTCGTCTTTTGTTAGATCAAAATCTAAATTCCTACTTTTTGCACCTTGTTTATAGTTCTTATATCTTCTCCCAAGAGTATGTCTAGCGCAGTCTTTACAAGTGCTTGTATACCCATCTGCCGCACATTGATTATGATGGAATTCTGTAATGTTTTTAAACTCACCACACACAGGACATCTTTTATATGTTATAGAGCCGTCATTATTTCGAATACGTATGTTTTCATCTAATTGACTTGCCTTTTTTCTTTGAATACATCCACAGCTTCTTGTCGCACCATATCGCAGACTTGAACCAAGAATATCCTTTTCATTTCCACATTCACATTTACAATGCTACATTGCTGTATGTTTTCCATCAGCATCAATAAAATCATCTACTCTGTACATTACTGTTAATTTACCAAACTGTTGCCCTGTAATATCCTTAAATACCATATTACGAGCAATTTCCCTTTGAAGGCATCCACAGCTTTTTGCAACCCCATTTTTTATATTATTACCTGAAGAAACAAATATATTTCCACAATCACATTGACATTCCCACTGAGTAATATGATAACCTTTTGGGCTAATATAATCATCTACTCTTCTTAATACTGTTATCCGACTATCTGGAACTCCATGCTCTTTCATAACCCAACCAGTCATATCAATAAATTTCCCCATGTTGCTTTTATAAATAATTGAATTTTGTATGTGTCTTTTACATTATTTATTAAACCTCCTTAATTTATAATTGATTTGCTCAAAAGATTAATTATTCTAATCTTATTCATCTTTAAATCTTCTTGATTTTCAAAGACTGATTCAAGTGCTTCATCCAATACGTGCATAAAACAGGATATGTTATCCTGCTTGATTGTTTTAATCATCCATCTACGGCATTCACATTCAGTATATTCTTTATCAGTACATTCTGAACGCTTTAATCCTAAGTCACAATTTATGCATACCGATTCCATATTTGATCTCCTAACTTATTTTTTGCTTATTTTAATAGTCTGTTAAAACTATGGCTCTATTCCAGAAACTAATCTTCTTGACTTCATTTTCCTGCACATCTTTATATAATACAGAGAACTTCTTAATTGCAGATCCCTTGCTCATTGCATATACAACTGCGACATCATCAGTAAACTTATGCCCAATCATCTGATTAGGTCTTGCAAAATAATAAATACCCATCATTTATTCCTCCATTTATTTACAGTATTTACAAGCTCTATTATGACAAGGCGCTTCTGTCTGCAATTTGTGCAACAGTTTATGAAGCTGATCATATTCACTTCTTGTCATGTTGTGTCCTTCTCCAAGCATATATAGTACAATATTTAATCTGTCCATGGCTCCAATTTGGATGCTTGGCGCGTATTCGACAGTATATAAGTGCATATCTATTAAACTTATTTTGCTTGCCTGTCATTTTTATCCCTCAATTCATTTACAGCATCTATAAGTTCGTTGATTTTTAAAATAAGATCATCGCCAGATACGCCCATATTCCAACCATAACTTGTCAACTTTTTAAGCTTTTTGTCTTGGTATGTAAAAGTGTACTGGCCAATACGGTTATAGAGATAAGGAAAATCAACATTATGCATAATCCCATATTCTTGACCTGCATGATAACCATGGCCATCGCTAGTACACATCCACAATACATCACCAGTGGCACGTACAGAGCTGATATAACCAATGGTGCCATCCTTTGTTTCAACATAATCTCCTACATGAAATTCATAATCCATACAATTTTTTCTCCATAAATTCTATTTTTTACTTGCCGTTATTATGGCAATCTTCACAAACCGCGTATCCTTTATATACATATTCGCCATCTACAATTTCATATCTGTCAAAAAACCCTGCCTCGAAATACATATCACCTTTTTTAACAGTTTTCCCACAGCAACTACATGTTGCAAAGCCTTTATTATCTGTCATAACTTTACTCCTTATCGCCGCAAAATACGTCCTTATATTCCATAAACAAATCATTGATGGCCTCTGCCATGATTCTGTGCTCGGTCTGCACTTCTTCTTTATAATAAAGATTACGATACCAATTAAGAATTTCTAAAGGCTTGATCATATTATACTCTTCAACCGCTTGCACAAAATAATTTTCAAGATTCATGGGTTACTCCTTGTTCATCTAATTTGTCCTTACATTCTGGGCAATAGTCTTTATTGCCATCTACATAATGAATCCATCCTGCTTTCTTCGCCTTGTCTAATGCTGCATCGTAGCTATCTGCATATTCACTATGCTTTCCGCATTTGTCGCAAATTCTACAATATTCCTTTACAGTGTTAGTCTGGAGAGAACAAAGAAATAGCATGGAGAAAAGACATATCCACCACTTGTTGAAAACAATCGCAAGAGTAGTCCAGCAAATTACACATACGCTATTTCTGATTGCCCATGCCCACCATGCACTCTTATTCATATACCTTAACTCCTTATATTAAAATGTAATTTTTATCATTCATCTATGTAAATATGACTCTCTTTAAGTTCCCATTCAAACTCTGAGAAGTCACCGTCATCCGTCACAAATCTACCACGCAACAGATCCAATTCAACAATTTCATGATACCCGCCATCACCATCTTTATAATAATATGTATAACCGCCTGACGGATAACCATGTAACAAGTCTTGCACTTCCATATTTAACATTTCTTCGAAAGTTATATTTTTCATATACTCCCCCATATATTTAGCATATTTATTCTACATCTTTTGTTGTTACGAAAATTTGATATTCTCCAAATTTATCCTCTACTTTTTTTTCGTCTACCAGTTGCCAATCAATCGACACAATATTTGCCAGCGGGTACATTACCCCACAATTATCTTCTAAGTAACCATCACTTTTAATATCAATCATCATATATTCTGGAACACTACACCGCAATTTTTCTACAATTCCATAATTATATTCAAAACCAGTATGCCTATGACCGTCTACAGTAGTAAAAATAGGCTTAAACTTTTGAAGAGTCACCATATTCTTTCTAAATGCTTTTTTAAACAATTCCATACATTCACCTTAAAAATATATTTTTATTTGTTATTTAACACCAATTCCCTACTCTATAATTGGTATCTTTATTAAATTTCTGCTGGTCTTCAACCCATTTGATCAATTCTTCTTTGTTGTAATATGTAATATTGCCTATAGTATGAGGGAAAATTAACATATTTTCATACTTTGGCACAATTGGCTGCTCATAACAAGCAGTTAGACTACAATATCCAGAAGACGAATTTCTATATGGACAAGCATATTTGCAACATTGAATCATAATATTCCTCCTAAAATTTTGTTTTATTTCTACAGCAGATATAATACAATAGTTGTTAATGCAGAAGTAATAACATGCTTTTATACTTCTAATCCATAATTGGTGTATAACGAGTACGTTCATATGTTCGATGTTTATAGTCTTCAAAGCTCATAAAGAATGGACAGCTATTGGTGTTTTTACATCCACAATCTCCATAATTACAATGCCACCATTGATATTCCATATTCCCACTCGGTTCTGAATGTGGACAATCCATTGGGTGCGATGGCATCTCATCTACTAGAATTTTCATAATTTATCCATCGTTACTTAGAAATAACCTGCTCATAATGGCGTAGTTCAACAATTGCTTCCTTGATTGCACAAGCAGGAGTTCCATAATAAGTGCATCTAGAGCACGAATACTCAGGGCACTTCTGTAGTCTATTAATTAGATCGTTAATCATTTTTTTAACCTCCTACATTAATAAGTCTTTCAATATAATTTCTGTCCTGTGAGAAGATAGGAATTTCATTATCAATTATCCACTTACTTCTCTGGGTATAACCACAAATATTTCCTGCTTCATCATACTTGGTAAGACCATCATCGACCTTAATGCAGCAACTACCACGCTTTAAAGTTGTAGCATAATCGTTCCAATTAATGCCCTTCTGGGTCATAAGCATATCCTGAATGTTGTTGCAAGACTTACCATGAAGATCCTTATAACTAAAGTTGGCCTGACCTACAGACAGGATGGAATTGCGAGTAGCGTCTTGTTGCCGCCATAGCATATAATTGCAAACCTCTTCTTTTGGAATTGTAAAGACACGAGAATCAAACATTGCACCTTTGTTCATTGCACTTTCAAGAGTTTCAATATAAGAAGCATCTTTTTCCTCAAGGCGTTCTGTATAAAGTCGTTTAGATTGTTTTGAAATATTACGAGTAAAAGCTTTATTAAACGCGAGAGTAGCCATGCTTGCAGAAACGCTACACATCTTCTGTAGATTGTTCCCAAACCAAGCATCTGTGGTAAGCTCTGCATAATCTACTAATACAAGCGAAATCTCGTCACTTTGTGTATAACCAAGAACACAGCCTTGAATATTTTCACAAAGATACTCCATAGTTCCCTGCATAGTCTTTACAAGAATGTCATCAAAAGGCTTTTTAAAACCCTTTGTAAAAGTGTGGAAGCTCTTTCCGTCAATGCGGGTAATTATTGGCATTTTACGAGTTAGATAATATCTGCTAATATTCTCGTAGTTGTTTTTCATTCTATCACCAAGTGTAGTCTTGTCCATAAGTTAATTCCTTTCAATTTCTTTCAAAGTATTAGTTGACGCATCATAAGTATAAGGCATTCCATTCGGCGCATAATAAGGAGACATATAGCCGTATCCAGAATGTCCCGCGTATTCATTGAAAAGTATATACACGATTTTGGTATTCGTATCATAATATAGGTCTTGCATAGCTGTTGGTCTCAAACGACCATTAGTATTCTTTATATAATCCTTAGAACCAGTTGAGGCACATCCTGCTAGACATAGAAGAGAGATCGTCAAAGCAACAAGGCAAATAACTGTTTTAAATTGTTTTTTCATTTTCTTCCTCCATGTTGACAATCAAAAAATCATAAACATCTCCCCAATCATCAATAATAACCGGTACATTGTTAACAATTACATCTCCAATTTTAAATCCATGCAACCAATCCTCCTCAAACACAAAGTAACCCATCCATTCCTCTTGGTCATGGAACACTTCTTCGAGCAAATTAATAACAATATCAAAAATGTCTGTAATATAAAATCCACAAAAGTCTTCGCAAATATCTTTTAGAGCACTATCAACTCTTGCCATTTTCGTGTCCAGATTTTCAAGATGCTTCATAGTATTAATAAAAGCTTCCTTAGAGATCATGATTTGCCTCCTCAATTTTTTTTGGATTTATTAGTTCAATCTTTACATAGCTATATAGGCCACCAGTGCAGTATATCATTCCATTTGTTATCGCCATTTCCAGTGGTACAAATTGCAGTTTATCATACTTAGATGCTCCATCTCCAATTTTATATCTTGCACCATTTTTATCAACAGACACTACAAACTCTTTGTATTTTAATACAGGATTATATTTAATCCATTCATCTTCTGTGTCGCATCTCGGACGTATTGTAAGAGGATAAGTTTCCATAAATTACTCCTTAATATTCAACTTATAACCGAGCTCCTTCTCAAGCTGTTCCTTTGACACTTCTCGTTCAATAACTTCAAATGTAGCCCATTTGTCATTTGACGCGCAAACATTAAATTTTGTAAGTATTTTTCTGGAACCCAACTGATACTTCCACTCTTCATATTCTTTTTCTTGTGTTATATTAGTAAGTGTAAGATCAATTTTTGGAAAATGAACTTTAATTTTGTCACCGTTACTCGCATAGCATATCCCTGTATAATCAAGATAAGGGGTGCCATTTTCAACATAAATCTTTACGTCAGTTGGGGTAATATGGCTATCAATAATTACATTACTATTCATTACTTGTTCTCCTTTTATTCAACCAATCACAATACTTTTGACATTCTTCTTTTGATGTAAACCCAATATTTTTACCATATGTGAGTTGATCTCGCTTTTCAATAACATCATCACAGAACTTGTCATATACAAACTGGATCCCAAAATCTTTGTAAGAATAATCATTCCATCTGCTGTCACCAGTGCATTGATAACTTTTATCGAGGCGATAATATCTTTCCGATGGATAATATGCGTCATTAACTCTATATCTCAATGCCTCAATCCATGTCTCTTCTGGCTCATACCAATAATCTGGCTGTGAACATGTACAACTCTTGCTCGTGGTTGTCCCATCAGGCCAAGTCAAAACCCACTTCCTATTTTCGTCGCATTTGTCGCACTTAGGCTTTTCATGTGGTTTATTATATGCAATCCAAAGCTGAGATTTTTCAAGCGCATCCTTAAAGATATCGTCAATAGCAGTCTTATAAAATTCTTTTTCTACTTCTCTACGAAGATTTCGTGATTTATATTCCAGATCACTTTCTTTTCTTGATACTTCTAATGATTTGTCCTCAAGCTCTTTATTGCGCTTCTCAAGATACTCATTGCGTCTTTTAAGCGATTCCATGTCACTCTTCAAAGAGTCTTTAGCTGCATCAATAAGCTTTGATTTTATTTCATCAAATAATTCATCTGCTTCAGACGGTTCCCACATAGGTTCTTCATAATCCCAATAACTCATTTAATTATCCTTTCTTAATAACCTTGAATACTTTTGTCATGGAATGGTTTAACTGGCGCAAATAATTCATAATTGTTTTTGTAATTGCAGTTTTTCTTAAACTGGCAATCAATCTCGCATCCATATACAAAGTAGCTATGCTCACAATAGTCACAAAGATCTTTTCTTAGATTATATTTGATTAAATATTTTGCTCTAGATACATCGTCATTCTGATGCTCATATTCATGTGCAAGACACTTGTCATAATCATTGAAAACTTCTCCACAATAATCACATCTATATTGCTCAACTTTTGTCATGTTTTATCTGTCGCCTTCTTTCTACCACGTCTTTTTGTTGGCTCTTCTGACTTAATATCTGGTTTATCAGGAAGCCACATCCAATAAAGTACATTCATATAAGTGTTCCAAACTCCATTCTTAATTGATACGACTTTGAATTTGTCTGCATCTGTATAGCCAAGAACATCTACCATGTCTGGAGGAAGTTTATCTTTTGTACTATTCCATCCCATTGCGATTAATCCTTTCTAATCTCACATTCTTTAATTAATACTTGTGGAGAAACTTGTCCATTATATACGTTAATACCCAATGTACCAATTACATTAATATACGTCTCTTCTCCTGCAAAGTTATTATTCATCCAATCAAACACTTCATTTGATTCATCGCATTTAAACATAACATATTTGATATTAGTATCCTCGTCATAAATTTGAATTGTATCATCGTTCTTGCCGACAATTTTAGCATTATCATTAGATATATATAAATCTTTAATCAACCACAATGGTTCATCTACTCCATGTGCAAAAGTTGATTTATATTTATCAAGTTCTTGGCACCACGAAATTGATACATCTTCTGCATCAACAATGAAGTCTACTGCATATATTTTTTCAAAAGATATGTCTTTAAGATTTTCATTAAACCATTCTCGTGCCTTATTAATGTCAGTCAAACAAAGACCGAATGCTTGTGCATGACCCTGTGACATAGTAGACTCTGGACACTTATCAACAAGTTCTCTGAAGTCTTCAATTGGGCAATAATCAAAAGCTCTACCACTTCCAGCGAATCCATTATCTGTTTCTCTAACAATAAGTACAGGCTTATTCAGCGCCTCAGACATCTTAATTGCAACAAGCCCTGTATATGCTGAATTTAATTCACCTGTCGCATCTACAATAGCAACTTTATCATTAGAATAATCATTAGAAGCCATTAATGCCTTGTATGCTTTGTCTCTAGCGCGATCTTGCTTCGATTTATATGATTTTGCAATCCTAACGCAATGTTGATAAATATTTTCTTCAATAGGAAAATTTTCTCCACGTTTTATATACTCAAAAGTTTTTTCTTCACATTCACAAAAAGCATTAACCAGCAACTCTCGCTCCTCAAATGAAGCACTACGTAGAAACGCATTAATCAAAGGAGTAACGTAGAATGCAATTGTAAATGGAGATACAATCCCTTTTGTAGAAAAATCCTGTGCCTTGAGGATCTCTTGAAACATTTTATTGTTAATATGATCTATTCCATAGTTAACCATCGCACGAGTATTAAATGATCTCATTGACATTACATCTGAAATATCTGCTAATGCCACTAGGTCAGTAAAATGATCTTCACAAAAATCATTCCAATAGCACTCATCTAATGCTTGCAGGAAATTATATGTAACATGAGCGCCACATGCTTCCTTATTTGGATACTCATTAGATGCTTGATTGTTTACTACAATAGCAGGATTTAATTTGTCTGTGGACACTTGATGATGATCAAGAACAATTACTTCAATACCATCGTTTATTAACTTTTTACATTCATCCGTATCATTACTTCCTGCATCTGGAATAATCAATAACTTTGTATTGTCTGGAATGTCAAAGTCCCAAGATGCTAGCCCGTGTGACTTGTTCTTCTTATGCACAACAATTGATACTGGATAGTCTACATCCATTAGTTTAATATATTGATACATAATTGTTGCACTGGTGATTCCATCAACATCAGTGTCAGATAAAATTGCCACTTTATGTTTATTACAAAAATGATAATTAAAACACTTTACTGCTTCATCTATAGAATTTAAATTATTCCAATCGTCGGAGCAATTGTCACACAACGCTAGGTATTTATTATAATTTTCAATCCCTCTATTATTTAATACTGTTTTTAAAATATTTGTAGTATCATTATTGCCTGTTAATTTATATTTCAAATGCATGCACCCTTTCTTTGTGATACCACTATATCACAATAATTTTGTATTGTCAAGTAACAAAAAGGCTCCCAGTTGCCTAGGAGCCATATTTTTTTGATATACTATTGTGTTTTTCTATGAAATACATTATCTTTGATAGATTTTAAACAGTTCTGACATAGACATGCCATTCGCACGAGCAAGATCAACCGCCAGAGCACATACATTTCTTGGCTGTGACGCCCCAATTGCTTTACTCATATAGTCTAGAAGAGTATTGTATTCATCGTTACAATGACCATCGCCCTCCCAACAAATAATATCACGGCCATTAATCTTAACAAAATTATAAGGAGTTCCCATGTTTGATCCTTTAGTAAAGCTCCACCAGCCCCAATCGTCAGGCCATTCTCCTTCATAATCTTCCATGCGCTTCATGTCCTTCTTGTCAATTTCACATACTTTATATTGATCACCAGAATATGTTGTAACAAAATTTACATTACGTTCTTTAAATGCTTTTTCAATATTGCCACCAGCAAGGATCTCAATTTTCATTTTTCTTTAGGTTCTCCTTCATTACTTTAATTTGATTTAGCACATCTTTTCGATAAATATTTTCTTCCATCCAATCCACGTAATCTGGATGCCTTTTATATACGTCTACAAGTTTTCTTCCAGAATACTTTCCAAAAGATAGGACATAATCTGGATCAAACTTTACTGGTTCATCAACAAAAATATCATTCAAATATTTAGGAATAGTCATATCAATATCCACACGACTACTTAGATAATCGCATTCATGAATTACAACCTCCATGGCATTGCTTGGCTCTGGAAGAACTGTTTTACTCTTCTTTGATGTTGTCCATTGCCCACTGTGCGCAGCACACATATCCGCAATAGCTTCTTTAATTTTCTCACTAATATCATGTTCTACTTTTGCCGTTTTAACCCATTCTGCCGCAAGAATAGGATGCTCATGAACTGTATAAGCGCCACCATCCCAACCGCACTTTAACGCATCATGAAAAATTGGAACGCATCTCATAGCATCTCTTTGCTCTGGAAACTTAAATTTTTCTTGATTGCACTTTAAACTAAGTCTATAATTAAGAATTGCTCCAAACATAATAATGTGATAAATTTGCCCATGAGGGAGACATTGCGTTTTATTATGATATTTCCCTGTCGTACTACTAGGCATTTCAAAGATGTAATCAGGAATTTGCTTAATCATATCTTCACAATATAAACGCATTTCATCTGTTTCAAATTCGTCTAGTAGCTTTTTAAATACTGCAATCTTAATTTTGCCTGTCATCATTACCCTCCATGCTATTTTTATAAGAGTATTCGCATACTATTTTTATCCTCATTTTAAATACGCAAATGATTAATAATCTTCATCATTAATATAATCAACAATTGGCCCCTTTCGCCCGCAATTGTCACATGTCGCATTATAGTCTGTTAGTACAATATGCTTAATCTCTTTCTTGCTCGGCTTGGCGATCTTAATAAAACATTTTTTACAGAGATCTTCACTAACTTCAACACAATTTCTCTTATACACTTTTAACTCTCCTTAATCACAATTTCTTCGTCGGCGTATCCGCCATCAGTTGTATAATGTATTTTTTTAATACCAAGGTCTTTGAGATAATTCATGCATGCAGCGCATGGACGAGATGGAGAAAGCTCATGATTTAGATTTTCTCTATATGTCCATACTTCACATTTGCTAACATCAATGTCCATATATTTCAACTGCCCAAGTGCGGCCACTTCTGCATGTGTCAAATGAAGAGGCTCTGTATTGGTTGCAGAACAATCAAAATTTCTATATTTATTATATTTCTTTTGAATCGGTGAACTCTTTCTGCTATTGAAACCTACACCTACAACTTTATTGCCACATGTAACAATTGCACCAATATGTACTCTTGGGAAACTGCTCATTTCAGAAGCGGCCTTTGCATGTTTAAAAAATTTTCTCTGTTTATTCGTCATTATCCTCACGCAAACTATATATATTATTTTTAATTAGATGTTTAAATTTTTCAGGATTGTCGCTAGGAGATTCTTTATTGTCAAGAATATGATCTTTATCAATAATTGCATATACTGGAATCCCATTTAGGAACATATTCGAAATGTTTTTTAATTGTTCTTCATCAACATCTTCATCATAACAAAAAACAATCTTGGCATTTAATCTTGTTAGCATCTCAACTTGAATTTTTGAAATTTTTGTGCCACCAGTACTTACACCATAATACCCCATATCGTACAATTGCTGCACAAATTTTTCACTTTCACCAACCCATACTATCCCTGTATGTTGAATTAATTTTATATTTTGAAATAGACCATACAAGATTCTTGACTTTGCACATGGTTCGAGAAAAAAATATTTAGACATTCCACTATCCGGGTCATATTCCATTCTTCTTGCTTTAATCCCAACCAATGTCCCAATTTCATCTCTAATTGGAATCGCAATTGAGTTTGTCATTGGGTCAAAAGATACTTCAAATAATCTTTGAGTGCTTAGACTAATTCCATCTTGTTCAAACTGCTTATTACCGTAAGGGAGATAATAAGATAGAATTTTTTCTGGAATAGGCTTTAGCGGAGTGTCATCAAAGTCATCTTCTTCTGTCGCCATTTGCTGTAACATTTTAAGGATTTGAAGAGATTCTGGAACTTCTTCTGGCTCTTGATAATAATCTAGCCCAAATAAATTGCAACAGAACTTAAGAGCTTCAGGAAAAGAATAGTCTTCGTTATAACAAATCAAATCAAAGATATCTGTTGTTCTTTTGCTGCTCGTCATTGTACGAGTGTAATTTACAACAGTTAAATTTTCATTTAAATAAATAACAATTGCTGATTTGTTATCTCCAGTTTTGTTTCCGCATGTAATATATCCACCATGATCGTGAATACTGTGGCATCCAATCTCCTGAAGAATCTCTGGCAATTTTTCATTGTCTAATATATATTCTTTTAAAGATTGTACATCCACAAGTATTCACTCTCCTTTCTATGTGGACATTATATGTCAATAATTTTGTATTGTCAAGAGGTTAATTTAATATTTCATCAATGCGCAGCTACGTCTGCCTCATGAAGCAAATCTATAGACGTTTTTAAATATGATGGCAAATTCCTATAATACTTTTCATTAAGAAATGGTGCCATATGAGTGCTTACAAGCCAAGCAATATCTACTCTAATGTTATCTACAACAAGACCATATACCATCCATGCTCCAACGCATTGATGACCATAGTAGTGTGCAGTATCACTCGGTTCACCTTTTGCATCAATGAATGTTTTGACATATGGTTTACCAATATCGTGAAAGGATGCTGCAAGTGCAATAGTATTATCACACATATCGTTACTTACAGTATACTTATATGCCGACTCACAATGATTGTAAATATCTAAAGTATGATGTGGATTGTCATGTGAGATCTTCATTGCATTCATAGAATCGTCTATGTATTTTTGATGATTAAAATTGTTTGGCACAATCACCTTAATCTCGTCAATCCCCTCATCATAATAAGGAGCGTGAAAACGCTTTAGCATTCTGTCAATAACTTCTTTACCAACTGTACGCTTTCTTGCAGTATCTCTTTCAATACAAGTTTCAATCGTGGCCCAGATAATATGACATTCGATCTTAGCAACCTTTGGACAAACTGCAATAATTCCTGCTCTATCCTTGCGTGTCATATTTGTTGCGTCATAAATGACATCATAGCCGAAATTCAAACCATCAACTGCCCTAGCCTGCATTCTACTAAATATTTCATTGTTATCGCCCTGAATAGCTTCATTTCCCCACATTTCTTTGCGGATTTCATCTGAGCTTAAATAAACTGTATTATCATGCTGTGAGATATATTTTTCAGCATATGTAGTCTTTCCTGCGCCGGGTGGCCCGACAAGTAATATCAAAGTTGGTCTATTCATTTTCATCACCGATCTCTTTCTTAATTGCAATCTTCATAATCTCGTACTGTACGCTATTTAACAGCTCATCAATTTTTGCATCCACTGTGTATTCATTTTTTAAGAAATCATTACATAGTAAATCAATATGGTCGATCGCGTCATTAGCGTGTGCTCGTGCGTCTTCTAGATTATATAAGCCTTTCTTGACCTCTATTAAATATTCTGGACTTTCAGAAATCAAACATTTTTCATATGGCACATGATTGATATATCTTGCAATATACTCCTCTACTCGCAATAGATGATGTAGTTGTTTCGGATCATATCCAAACTTATTAATCCATTTCATACGAGATGGATAATGATGCTCCATTGCAAAATACTTTTCTTTAGCAATACCTCGCATGGACTTAATTGCTTGAACTGGAGAATAATGTGCAATATCTTCTCTGGCGTCAATAAGTCTATTCCATTGATTTTCATACATGTGATTGATGATTTTGTAAGGAGTGAACAAGATTTCTAAGAAGTTCAAATTTTGCTTCCTAAATGTCTGGATATAAAGTCTAATATCCTTCCAATCTGTATGCTCATCATTGGTTCGAATATGAGTTGTACTAACGGGATTTTTGTTCATTGCAATATCCTTAAATGTCGGCGCTACAATAAGTTTAGTATCAACATCTGACTCTTCATAATCAAGTCCATAATTACCACTACCTTGATAGAAAATTCCAACAATTCTATCCTCTGGAAAGTATTCGAGAGCTTCGTTATAATGCTCTCGAACACCGTCCATTATCCAATTATCTGAATGATAGTTCATTTTATTCTCACTCTTTACTTATAGTTGTTTTAAAAAAATTTCCAATAACAGCTAATGTACCACACACAACAGGAATTATGTCTGGCGTAAATCTAGTAGTTTCAAACAAAGTATTCAGTCCAGTTGCAACTGCGCCACCAACAATATTCATCAGGATCCAACCGCCAAACCAACCAGCACCGAAGATAATGATAGGTTCAATAATGCACAAGATGATAATTCCAATAATTAATTCAATACAATCCTTCATCTAATTCTCCTTTAATTATTATATTTTAGCAAATACTCGCGGCTGACATTTTTGAAACTATCACTACCATCCAAAGAACGGTACACAATACCTTCACGCATTACATCTGGATTCACCTTGGACTTGCCAGTTGCAAGCGCCTTAAGTTCCTCCATAGTGTTTGGCATTTGAACTTTTCCAAGAATGGGAACCCATTTCATGCCCATCTTTTCAATAATAGCTCTACCAATAATAGAATTATATCTTCCCCTTTCAGAATCTTTAAAGTTAAAAACATATAAATCATCTTCCTTGAGCTTCAGTGGATTGCCCTGAACAGAGCCTACGCCCTCGCCTTGAATGCATACCCATTTAAGCTTAGGAAATTGATTCAGGATATCCTTCAAATGCTGTTCGATATTGTACTTGAACGCCAAATCCCAATAGATGTTATGGTCATGGTAACACTCTTGCTTCTCGTCCTGCTGTCTTACATTACGAGAACAAACATAAAATTCAAACTTATTACGCCCTTTTCGTTCAAGTGCATAAGTACAAGAAGTGCCATCTAGCTTTTCTGTAGCAATATAAGTCTTGCCATCACTAATACGCCAAGGCTGATTTTCTACACGCTCTTCATCTGTCTTTGAAACAAATGAAGGAAAACCACGAGGGTTATCCTTCTTCTTGCCGAAGAAGAAAAACATAACCTTACGCCCCCAAGAACGACGCATCATCCAACGTGCCCACTTCTTTTTAAAGATTTTCTGGTGACGAGCGGCCATAGATTTATATTTTGCATTAGGATCGCCATTGCTCTTACGAGCATTGTCCTCTTGTACGGAATACTTAATTCCAAGAATGTCGGTTACATCCGTCCCCTCTGAAAGCCCTGCCAACTCTTTAAATGCAGACTGTGGCATGGCAAGGCCCTGACTGATACAATTAAACTTACCAAGCTTCATTGTCTTGACCTTAAAACCTTTTGCACGAAGGAATTCAAATTCCTCTCTCTCAGGGACTTTTGAGTCAATCTCAATATAAATACAAGGATCGCCTTCATGGAATTCACCCTTCTTACAAATGAGATTCCATCCAAGTACATTACACTGTTCAATATTATCTGCACCATCAATAGGACGAATGTTGGTTACATGCTGGATGTATGCAAGCGCTCTTTTATTATTGATAATCATTTATTAAATCCTTTCTATAATTTTGTACTATCAATTAAGTGATCTCAATCTTTCAATGACCTTTGGAAGAATCACACAAGCATAATCAATTTCTTCTTCTGTATTATATCTTCCAAGAGATACACGAATGCTACTTAGTGCCTCTTCGTCAGACAAACCAATTGCTTTTAGCACATGAGATGGAATGGCATCACCTTCATTGCAAGCTGAACCAGCACTAATAGCAATCCCAAATTCGTCAGCCATCGCAACAACATCTGAACCATGTACACCATCAATTCTAAAGTTCAAAATACTGTCTAAATGCTGCTTTTTATCTGTTGCCCCATTAATTGTGACACCTTTTACATTCAATAAATTATCCTTAATCTTCTTGGATAAACGTGCAATTTTTGCATTATTTCCATTCATATGGGTTGTCGTATCTTCTAGCGCAGCAGCCATAGCCAAGACACCAAGGACATTAGTTGTGCCACCTCTGATTCCTCTTTCTTGGCTTCCACCATTAATTAAAGGATGAATATGAATTCCATCTTTGATATAAAGGAATCCGCATCCTTTAATCCCACCAAACTTATGAGCAGAGCATGACAACATATCTACGCCAAGCTCTTCTACATTAATTTTCATATGAGGGAATGCCTGAACTGCATCTGTATGGAACAACATATGATTATCATGAGCAATCTTTGCTAGTTCTTCAATTGGCTCAATAACTCCAAGTTCATTATTTACCATCATACATGAAGCAATACCCGGACTAATACCGAAATAATTATTCTGCAATTCATTTACTCTTTTTTCAAATTTCTCTATATCAACCATTCCTCTATAATCGACCTTGAATTTATAGTCTGGATCAATAGAATGATGCTCAATGTTAGATGCTAGTGTAAAATCATGATTTGAAACCCATGAATTTGCTTCAGATCCACCAGAAGTAAAGTAAATCTCGTCAGGTTGTGCTCCAATTAGTGCCGCAATCTTTTCACGTGCTTCCTCGACCTTAATCTTTACTCCACGAGCATCCTCATATGAACTGTTTGGATTGTAATATTCGTCAAGATTGTCAAGGATAATATTCTTTGCGGCTTCACAAATTGGAGATGTAGCAGCGTTATCTAGGTAAATCATAATTAATGCACCTCGTCTTCTTCTACATCATATTCTTTTGCAATGCCGTCAAGAAACACCATCAAATAATCAGGATAATCCTCTACATTTTCATATCCAAGTGAGCCAATAATATTATAATTAAGATATCTCATCTTAGTGATAATCTCATATGCTGCATCTTGCTTACCATCGTTATAGCCCTTTTCATAGGACTGCTTGTCTAGATTATTGTAATCCATTTTTAATCCATTACCTCCTTAAAATTTGATGTGTCAATAATTTTGTATTCTTTAATCCAACTACATTTACTAAAAATGCTTTGTAGTATCTCTAAGCTGTCTGATTCAGCCCATTTGTGTTTTCCTCTATCCTTGTATATAATTATGTATTTTTTCATTTTCATAGTGTTACAACTCCTTACTTGTTTTATCATAAGCAATTGTAACACTATAATTTCGTATTGTCAACACTCAATTCTCATATTCCATTTAAGTGTTGCGAGTTCAACATTCTGATAATAAGGTGTTTCAACTCCGCAGTTAGGACATCTCACATATACTGCTCCATATCCAGTAATTCGCATATTGGGCGCATTCCCACAAAAAGGACAGGGTTTTAGCTCATCCATCTCAATTGTCCACCACATCAGTAACAAACTTCTTATATTCCCAATCAACGCACTGCTTGTTTGACAGCCAACCCGTCTTATTCTTGAGACAATTTTCTCTTCTGCTACAAGTCTCGCAAACATGTCCGAGCTGAAGATCATTAGCAAGGTCAACAACGTCTTCTCGCATGGCATCTGCCGCGTTTGTCGCCTCTAGTAGCTGACGTGTAAGTAGATCACAAGTATCCTTTGCCATTTTCTCCTGTGCACGAAGCTGCTCATTCATATCATCAATATAGTTTGCCGCAGAAGCTAGTAGCCGACACATATTGCACCAAAAAGAATTCTTGCATTTTCTACACTCATTTTCAGAGCACCATCTCTTGCGGCGAATAGTTTCAATCTGATTGCGCAGCGCTGTTGACATGTCATTGTTGTTCATTGTTTTTCTTCTCCTTTGTTGTTATTTGTATTTTTGTTATCTTCTGCTTGCTCTGGATTAACATCATACCCTAGTGTGCTAAACCAGTAATTAACTAGATTTTTGCTAATTTGTTCTCCGCCACGTGCATTCAGCTTATTAGCTAATACACTCATTTTTATGTATCTCATTTAACCTTCCCCTTAATACAAACTCATATTACTAGAATAACAGAAATATGTCCATCCAAGATGGCTATCATATAGCGCCTTATAAACTCCACTACCCTGTTTAAAATTCGCTTGAAAAACAACCGAAGGCTCCATAATTCGTTCTCCATTCAATAGCCTTTTTGCAACATTAATGCATCGCTTACTCGGAATTAGACTTGCAATATATCCACTTCGTGCTCCATGATATTGTCCGGGCTGATAAACAACATCAGGAATCGTATTAGGAAACTCAGGAGATGCAACACGATTTAACACAACCTCGCCAACACACATCTTCCACTCATCTGACAGAAAATCACTTCCTGCCTCTGCATATATTACTTTTGCCAAAAGCATTAAGTCACTTTCAGAATATTGTGGCTGTGGTGCGGAAAATATATCTGGTTGATCTTCCGCGACCACTTCTGCAACTTCTTCATATGCAATAATTTCATCTTCTGGATCCATGACAAGCATTTCTTCTAGTTCCGGTGTCGCTGTACATTCTATGGGGATTTCTTTCAAAGGTTGTTTGCTGTTCATGTTTTTACCATCATTAATCGAAATTGAAAATAAAATTAAAATAATAAGACCAACAATGATAAGTAGTTTTTTAATCTTATTCATTTTTTACCTCGCAATAATTTTGTATTGTTCAATCTATCGTTATCATATCATATATTTTCGTTTTGTCAATTGTGCAAATTGCACAAAAAAATGGGAGCCTAGAAAGCTCTAGGCCCCCTGTGGTCGCTGCCAATAATGGTCAACGCCAATGGAGCGGTAGACGAGGCACGATCTCGCAACAATCAGATTGGAAATCTGATGCTCTACCATTGAGCTACTACCGCATATTCTTACTTCTGTGTCAGCTTGTTAAGTTCCCTCTGTGCTTTATTAATCAGGTTTGCATTTACAACTTCACTCTTGGCCTTTAGCTTCGCAATACGATTCTCATAATGTAGTGCAGTTCTTGTGTTCATAATATATTCCTCCTAAAAATTAATATTTACATGGCAGCGGATAGAGGCTATGCTCCCCTACCTACAGATCCAAAGTCTGTCGTGCTACTATTACACTAATCCGCTATTTGGTTGCTGAGCTTCAGAATCGAACTGAATTGAGCTTGGTTATGAGCCAAGTTGAGATGCCAACCTCCCGCCAGCCATAAATAGCTCTGCCTTTATTCATCTAACCTGCATAAACAGGTAACAGAGCAGAAGATTGTACATAGATCTTCATGACGCAAAACTGAAGAGAATAAATGGTGGGTCTGGGCGGTTACGCTCCGTCCGTAGTACGCTTAAAAGGCGTATATTCTACTATTGAATTACAGACCCATACTAGTTATATCAAATAAGGGTTTTTATCTTCGACAAGAACCCATTAACTTGTCGGACGATAACATTCATCCATAAATTTTATTGCATGCCAATTCATAATACTCCATTAAAATTAAGCAATTACACTGTAATCTTTCATATCTTTTTATATTCATCCTTTATATGAATCTTTTTATGACACCAAGGACATTCAACAGATACTGCAATTTCTTGTCTGTCGCAATCGTCCATTTTAATAAAATAATCTTCAAAATCTTTGTAATACCTGCCAGTAGGCTCCCTGTGAGCATCTTCATTCTGATAGGTAAATACGCAATCGCATTTAGGGCATCGCTGGGTAAATATAGGATTATCAAAATCTTTTCCTTTACTAATTATTTTAATTGCCATAACTATTTCTCCTAATATATATTTTAATGAGAGCGGCCAGACTCGAACTGGCGACTAAGGGTATTCAATAGCATATCCCTTCACGCTATAAAACTCTACCAACTGAGTTACGCTCTCATAAAGCGAGGTTTCCAATCCTTCTTTATCATAACCAAATAATTCAAACAAGAGCCTAGGTGCACATATCTCTTTCATTATTTGCTATCCGCTGTGCTACGTGATGGAAGTGACGTTACCTCGCTGGAGCAAGTAGTGTGATTCGAACACACATTTCCCCAAAGCGAACGTTTCCAAAGTAGCGATCTTTTTGTATCTCAGCTTTGTTAAATGAGAGAAGACCAATTCTTCCTTACTTGCATATAATGTACCAGTTCATCTTGATCTCGCCCTTAACGACTACTGGTGTGCCGCCCACCATACTTGTGGGTTTACTGCTTCTAAAACAACTCACTAACTACAAGCAGCGATAGCTGGCAATGTGGAGCAGGAGGTCGGATTCGAACCGACGTGAGCAAAGCTGGCGGCTTACAAAACCGCTCCAATCGACCACTATGGGACTCCTGCAGATCTCTGTGTCTTTCCACAGCGCCAGCTACGCTTTGTTTAGTGGAGACGCGCGACGTGCATAGCATCCACATTTTTCTAACGCAACTTGAATCGAACAAGTATCTCCCTCTGATAGTGAGGGCGCTTTCCCATTAAGCTATACGATAATATAATTTTAAACACTGGCAGGGCGGCGTATCCTGCATCTCAGATTCCCTATAAGAGGAGCGTCGGGAGCCTTTCCGACCTCAGTGTTTCATTTATGTTTCAACAACCGCTAATGATTAGTAGCGATAAGCATTTACGCTTTGCTTAAAGCAATTTTTAATGAGCTATATGGAAAATGTATTAAGTCGCTCATTTATATGCCGCCACACGACAGGTCGGCAATCTTTGTTGTTGACTTTGATCTGGGAATTATGAAATCTCATAAACTTGGAACCAAGTTTGATGACTAGTTGGATGCTTTGACGGATCTAATTTTCGCTTTTTAATGAATTCCTTTACTTGTTCTTCTGGAAACCTTCTTAACATTGTATTTATAACATTTGTTCCAACATGAAGAATATCTGCCCATTCTCTTCCAGTATGGGACACACCATCTACCGTAGTCATTTTTGTGGTGGATTTATACTTTGCATTATTCGATCCAGTGACCCATCTACAATTTTCAGGGCAATAATTATCATCTTCTTTAATTCTATCAATCGTTAAATCGTCTGCATAACCATTCTCTAAAGCCCAATATTCAAAGGACTTTGGATTGTTAATCCATTCATCATAGACTTGAATTCCTTTAGCCCCATACCAACGATAACTTTTATCATGCTCGTTGTAGCATCTTTGGATCATGCCTTGGAATATTCCGCCTATTCTTTTGTTCTCCCAAGTATAAGCGCTAAACATTTTTATTGTCCCATTTTTATTGATATGAGTACATTTTTTTGCATCACCAATATGTCTTAATTGCATATTAGTTTCATATCCGCATTCGCAACATTTGACATGGTACAATTTATGTCCATCATTTGATTTAAAATTACATTCATATAAAATATCGTAAATGCCAATTCTAGTTCCTATTACGTCATTACTCAAATGTCATCACTTCTTCAGTGTAAAATTTAATGTGGTGCTCCGAGAGGGCCACGATCCCCCAACAAGCGATTATAAGTCGCACGTTTTGACCAATTAAACTACCGGAGCATAATATTGCAACTTTAGTAGTTTATAAGGTCGTACAGTTGCCACAAAGACCTGTGGTAATGATAGCAAGCGGAGCCGTGCATGACTCCATTTTATACCCATTCACCAGCTACTTTCAGCGAGTTCAAATTTAATCTTTCTCGATACAGGGAGCAAATCCTGCAACGGCTTTTATCCTTACTGGTTATCTGATATAAAATTTGCACTACTTACTATCATTTGGTACCCGAAGTGAGCTACGATCTCACACGCCTTGCGGCACAGCTTTTTGAGAGCTGCATGTCTACCAATTCCATCATTCGGGCATATTAAAGAATGCAAACGATAGGATTTGAACCCACGTCTTCCTCGTTCGTAGCGAGGCACTCTATCCAACTGAGTTATGCTTGCATATTTGACTCTTAGGTCAGTCAGCCACACATTACTTAACGCATTCCATTTGTTCGCGTGGTGCAGGTGAAGGGCCACGATCCCTCAATCCCATCTGGGCGACAGATTTTAAGTCTGTTCTGTATTCCAATTCCAGCACACCTGCATATCAATGGGCAGTTTTCAGAGATGCCCAGCTCTGCTAGTACTCAAAAGTCTGTCTATTTCACATTAGCCTATTTTCGTACAAGTATTGCTACCATTCAGCCTTGTGGATAACCTATGGTCATTGAACTTGAAACCAAACCATTGATCAAGGATTTTGTAAAACTTTGTGGGCACACAATTCTCATTAACAATTATCTAAAAGCCCTCTTTACAACTTTAAGACTTAAACTTTGACGAAAAAATAATCTTTGAGCATTGATCTCTGAACATTGATATTTAAACTTTAATCTTTACAGTTAGCAAATATATGTACATCTTGATTATAAGTCAATCCATATATTAGATCTTTTTTACTGTATTATTAGAATTAGTAAAAATATTGTTGAAGACCAATTTTTTTATTATTTCACATCAATGTATCGGTCAAAACCATCGAAGCAAGTCCGTTCTAGGTTTTCGAATGGCAGCAAGTTAGCTGCTTAATACTCGATATCGAGCACAGTCAGTGCGTTACTAACCGAAAGTGCAGCATCAACTTCAGTAATGAAACTAGAAATCTCGTTGTCAAGCTGCTCAATGGCATCCTTGACATCAATGGGATCAATGATGTCATAAGTGTTATCCTTGATGTACTGAGCACGAAGATTCTTCATCGCCTCCGAATCAACAGCCATCTTAGAATCCTTCGGCTGTGCCTGAATGACACTAAGAACATAATTCTCTGCTCTCTTCTCAAGAGGATCACCGCTGTTCTTATCAAGCTCATTCTTTGCTACAGCATACTGAGCTTCAAGACACTTCTTGAATGTGTTCTTAAACTCCATCCCATGGTTCTTCATCTCAATTGCGGTAGCAACTGTGTATTCGTTGTCACCAACCTTAACCTTCGTTACTGCATTAGATGCAACAACCGCCTTCTTGATTGCATTACGTCTTGCAATCAGATCAGACACCTTCTGGAAATCTGACTTCATACTGTTCTTGAATTCATTAATGGTCGCTCCATGGATCTTTTCATTAGAATGCTTATTCGCAATCACAAACGTGCCAGAACAAATTGCATTATTGATGCGTGAATCAATAACCTTAAGTTCTGCAAGCGCACGATGTACCGTCATCTGTTCCTTCGTTGCCATAATTCATAATCTCCTCTTAATGATTTTTGATTGTTGATTGTTGACTATAATTTTGTACTGTCTAGCGTGCTTACATATTACCACATTACTTGTCATATGTCAAGTACATCTTGTGGTTTTTTTCTTGTGTATTCAAGCGGCTCAATCAATCAAGTTGGCTCTCTCTTGACTACATTCTGAATTATACCACAATAATTTCGTATTGTCAAGGGGTATTTTCAAGAATTTCTACTGGAGTTTCAAATACACGACTGTTTAGTGCAATCAAATCTGCTCTAAACATATCAATTCGCTTATCAAAAGCACTATAATACTTCTTCATAAGCTTTTCCTTTGCAAGCATCTTGCCCTTCTCCTCGTCGTACACATCGCCTTTCGCAAGCTTGACCTTGACCTTAAACTGCTTAGGCATCATGTACTTCTCACGAATCATATAACAGTCAAACTCATTGAGAAACTTGTCAATCTTATTGATTGCATCAAGCTCAGTTCCTCTTAGAACAGCAAACGTTTCCTTCGTGTTTGGGTTGCTATAATACTGAATAGCCATTTTTCTTTTGTTCCTTTCTTATTGCTATAATTTTGTATTGTCTTTCGCTTTATGTCTGTATTATACCATAGATTTTCTTGCTTGTCAAGAGGCAATTCGCAGTATGTGCAAGTTTTTGTTTGAATTGCCTCTCAACTATGATTGGATTATATCATACATTTAATCATTTGTCAAGAGCTCAAAGGTCTTTGCCAAAAGCCTCATCTCTCTCTCGACTGTACTTGTATTATAACACAATAATTTCGTGTTGTCAAGTCCTAGTTAATAGCTATCATAGAAATAACATTCAACGTCTGGATGCGTATCCATATACATCTTCAGCCACATCAAATTGATAATACTCTGTTGAATATTTTCACGCGCTTCGCAGAATTCCCAGATGCTATCTGCGTTTTCTTCGTAATGTTTCTCGTCCAAATATTTCATCAAGATCTTCACTATAGGCAAGATATCGTCATATTCTACTGGCGTCTGGACGTCATTGCGTGAAAGACAATGTAGCTTCGTTAAAATGTCATTCCTAAGCCCCCAGTACTTACGAAAATATGCAATATCAAATCCGCCATCATCCATATCAAAATCAAACGGCAGCTTCACCCAATATGGGATGTTCTCACGAGACACATTTTTTACCACAAACGAATTATCAAGCCCCATTTTTATTCTCCTTCTTGATTGCTTCATTGATATTTCTTAAAATCTCTTCTTCGCTATTAGAGCAGAAACCGTAGTCTTTCATGTACTTGTCCTCATAAAGCACTTTATATGGCAGCTCAAATTCTTCGACGATCATGGGATAGACATACGTTAAATCATAACCACCACAGCCATTAATATTGCAATCATCTTTAATGAGATTCCAAAAGTCCTTCAAAGTTTCATATTCTCCAATAAGCCAGTCGCTATCTCCGCATGTTTCACAATAACATTCATCAGGACTTAGCATATCGTCCACCGAGAATAGTCCTCCCATATGAGATTCATATAAATATTCCATAACCACATTCCTCCTTTCAAAAAACTCTACTTAATACGCTTCCAAAGTTTCGAAACCATCTCCCATTCGCCCGGAACTTCATCTGTCTGATTCGGGTCAGACGCCATAAACCACATGATTCCAATCGGACAAAGCTCGTCTAATCCATGTGACCGCACTTGCGTTTTTTCTGGGTACAATGAATACATATCTTCTTTTTTGAGGATATGCGTTTTTTGATTCTCTACTTCTAGATATGTTGATACTATTGTAGGTTGTCTCTGTATAAGCTCTGAAACAAAAGCTTCGCCCCAGTTGCTCATCATAGGAAGCGTTTTAAGCTCTTCCATTAATTTGTCAGCGTCAATTGGTCGCACTATCATCCCTCATTTCTCCATAACTGCAAAAATCATCGTCTTTTGTGTATTCAACAAGCCCATTTCCCGTCGTTTCATTAATCATCGGGCACAAAATTTTCCGGCGATATTTGCACTCCCGGCAGCGGACTACTTGCACAAATCCTGCACTTTCAATCCGATCAGCGGCTTCAAATTTGGTGCAGCATTTAAGCGGATAAAACCCGCACTTTTCGCATTTTCCCCGGTTTGGTGTATCAGCGCAGATAATCCTTGCCAGTTTTTCAAACGTATCCATTATTCATCACCGTCCATTCTCGCGCCGCAGTGCGGGCAGTACGGCTTCTCTTGGTTTTTAGCTATACCACCAACCCCGCTATGTTTTCCACAATGCGAACAATAGCATCTACGACGCTTATACGGGCCGTCAAATCGGACTACCCACCGCCCATGCACCACCTGCGCAACGTCGGCGGTGGGAATAGCGTTGATTAGATCCCTTATGTTTGATGCGCCAAAGCCGAAGTCAACCGAGCCATCCGGATACATTTCAATTACGTCCGCCTCGCCGTTATCGAATTGTTCGAATACGGCTTCCCGCGCGATATATTCAGCCATTGTCATTCACCTCATTTCCTTCCCCATATCCAAGACTTCTAAGACAATATTCCATCAAGTCATCCATTTGCATATGACCTTCTTCACCCGCATAGCCTTTATTCCGATCATAAATTTCCTGTGCGTCCTTCTTAAACTCTTCAGGTGTCATCTTTATATTCCTCCTCGTATTTCTGAAGGCCTTCTGTCAACAAATCCAACTCACAAAAAGTGCCCTGCCAATGAGGACAATCTTTAAGAGGTGTTTCACACCACCCATATCCATAAGGGCAATAAAAATCAGCCATTTCTATTCTTCCTCCAATCTAGTCGTTCTTCCAGATCGAAAAGTGATAGACCCAGTTTCTTAGGCACTCTAACACCAAAAGCCTTAGGCGCGAAGAAGCTACACTTCTTGCACTCAGGGTTCATACAATGAGGATGACCGCAGATATTTTCCATAAATGGTTTCATATCAACACCACGCTCCTCTCCCATAGTCTGAATCTTCAGTCATTTTTCTTTTTTCAATCGCTTCAACTTCTTCTTTTGTCAATGTATGATTACTCGCAATATAACACACTGAGTCACAGCGATTTGGGCAAGCTGTGCAATCACATCGAGTTCTACTGGTCGGAAATATGCTGTATCGGAATGGGCAGTTGTAATTGTAACATTCCATTAGTTGTCTCCTTTGCCTTTATCGAATCCAAGAATTTTAAGCTCTTTCGGGTTAGCGTCGTAAATGATTGAACAATCCCCAGTCGTTGACATGGTTATTGAAACGATTTCATACCCGTGTTTATTTACCCACTCTAAAAATTCTTTAATTTCAGATTTACAAGCTTGCCAAATAAATTCGTACTTATAATTGTGCTTCCACCTCATTATTTAATTTCCTCCATCTTAACAGTTCTCCTTATAAGTGCGATTCAAATACATATCAATTGTCATAAGATAAGGACAATAATTATCTTTCCAGCAAGGCGATTCTCGTACTTCTTTATCTAACTCGCAAATAGCTTCATAAGGGCTGGCATGAAAAAAAAATACAATCATATATGCTGCTTGGAATTTTATCTACAATGACTTTCATTTAGCTTTCCTCCCAAGGCAATCAACTTCAGTCACATTATTATCCAACAAATCGGTATCAAAAAGTAGTATCTCAAGAGCGTTCATCTCACAAAAATAATACTTAAGTCCTTTCTTAAGATCCTCTATTGCTTCTTCTTTCGTCTCACCATATCCATGAATGTCTGTAACATCAAAATTAACGTAATCCTCTGCGTCATTGAATAGATAACAATCATGAGACTGCGACTTTTCTTTGCCATCATTATGATGTGCAATTTTCATTAACATAGTTTGCTCCTTTCGGCTCGTACATGTCACAAGCACCTGTGTCCTCATAACACAAATGCCCAAATATAAAAGCAATCCCCATTTCTTTTTCTTTAGGAGTCGGATGTGGAATATCACAACATAAATTCCAATCTCCACAACCAATATAATGCTTGCATGTCCCGCATTTATCCATTTATCTTATGCTCCTTTTGTAAAAAATAGATACATAACTGTAACACCATATGTATTCGCTGCCATTTCAGTAGAGACTAGCCTAAATCCACGATCACCCCAATAGCTCAGTTCATTATTAAGTGCTTCAGTTGCATAATTACTTACAATCACAACCCGATTATCAAAACTCATTTTAATAACATCCTCCATCTGGCGCATCTCTCTTATAAACTGTTATCTTGAACTGTCTGTAAATTATCATATAATTTTAAATTTGTCAAGCCATAATATTAAAATTTATCCAATGAATCTTTACATTTTCTTCTTAAGCACACCAATTTCTTTCCAAACATTTCCGTCCATATCTACTTCAAAGCAGATCAAATCATTCTTAGAACCAACTCTGTTCTTTACAATTCTTAATCCAACATAATTTTTATCATATCTTAAATCATGTTCTATTGGTTCTCCCCAAGAATCATCATCACATACATAAACATATTTTTGCTTGTCGTCTGCTGTTAGGTGTTTCCACATTTGCATTTGGTCAGTAACATGCATAATTCTCTTAGAACTTGCAATCTCTTGCGAGTTTAGATTTTCAATTGAAATGTCATGCGCTGAATCTGTTAGCTGAAAAGTACAAATGCAATACATTTTTGTTTCATGAATCCATTCTGTGATTTTTGTCGCTGTGGCTGCGAGCTTTGCAAAATCCTCAAGGCCAGAGCATTTTAGCGTATCATATGCTACACCATCACACTTATAAATTGTGTTTGCTTTCTTAATCTCCATTTCAAGAACTTCATCTTCATAACAAGCGCCAATGTTTTTAAATAGAAACTTACCTTCGCTTTCGGACTCGACCCATTGCATAATTTGTTGCACTTTACGATACTCAGAAGAGGTTTCGTAAATCCTTTTCTTATAAGATTCTTCATCTTCTGTGTAATTCCCGTCATCATCCATTTGTCTATAAATGTACTTTCCGTTATCGTCTTTGTATGAGCCAAGCGCAATTTCTCTTTCTGGTTTATAAACATCTTTAATGCCATGTAGTTCCTGAATCTCTGGAGAGTTAATACATGTAACCAAGAAATTTAGTTTAATACTCTCTGCCGACATCTCATTAGCAAGCAAAAGAATTTTCTGTTTCTGAGCAAGAACTAGATATGCAATTAAATAAACAAGATTTCTTCCCTTGCCACTATTACTCAAAGCACCTGTCATTAGAACATTTCCGGGGAGCAATCCTCTATAATAGTTCTGCAAGTATGGCCATGGCCCTGCAACACCCATAGATGGCATGCATAAAAACTGGTCAATGCATGAAACCGCATTTTCTGTAAGAACAACTGGTTCATCAATTGCTTGTACTTTATTGGCTACCTTGTCAATTCGGCCACGTACAATTCTACAAATATCATCTGGTGTTAATGAATTAAAATTCTTAATAGCAAGAATTTTTGATACGTCATATCCTGTTTCATTAAAAGCTCTCAGCAACGAGAATTTCTTAAAAATTGAAAGATAATTCTTAAAATCATGAGGGTCACTCATTGCCATTAACTCTTTAATTGTCTTATATCCACCATACTGTCTATATTGCTTAAAACGTTCTTTCGACATGCTACAGAACGTATTTATTTTCAATTCAGTAAAATCCTCAGAATATGAAACATAATAATCAGAAAACAACTGATAAAAAAACTCACACGCCTTATCCGAGAAATCATATTTAGGGACAATCGAAGTTCCGTATGTTAAATATAATGTTGGCTCTTTGTAAAATGATCCAACAACCAGCATTTCGGACTGGCTATTAGTTAGTTCAAGTTCCATATTTTCACTTCCTTTAAATCAAATCATCCAAAAGATCGCTAATATCACCAAGCCCATCTTTCGTTTCAACTGCTTTAATTTTGTTATAATTAATTCTTTCGCTATTGTCAGCGCGACTATTTTTCTCTTTTTCTGCGACTTCTCTCTTTGTCTTTTCTACTTTTTTCGCGTATTTTACATAATTATTCATCAGAATGGCAAGGTCATAAATTGCCCTTGATTCGCCTTCAATCACCTTTCCATTATGTCTATTCCATGCATTTGTTTTATCGAGTTCTTTTTGATAATCTTTCCACATGTTAAATAAGGTTTCTAGATCGACAGGCAGACATCTTTTTCCTCTATATTTTCCTTTCTGGATATCCTTAATATATTCCCAAAAACGCGCACTCAATGTGCAAACTTCATATTGGTCTAGAAGATATACATTCAAGTCATCTTGTACAAAACGATTCATTAATTTCTTTTTTGTTTCTGTTTCTAGTTGCTTGAGGTTCTGTAGGGCTTCTGAATACATGGGCGAGTACCTATTGTTTTTAAGCACTCGCCCATTGCACATTGTTTTGAAACATTCCGTATGATAACTTTTATTCTTATAAGAAATCATACGCATGTTGTTCTTTGTTATAACAATATCTTTCCCACAGAACGCACATTTTCTAGTTAAAATTGCGTCCATTTTGTGGCTCCTTTACTTGGATACTACTTCTAGAATCTGATTTAGAACACTGATGTCTGTTACTTTAGTGTACTGGTCAGGAAGTCCTGCTGCCTTTAATGCATCTCTCTTTACCTTTTTGTCTGCTACAGGAAGCTTATTCAGAATTCCTTTGATTTCTTCAATAACATGTTTGCATTCTTCTGCCGTATTATCCTTTTTCTCTTCTGAATAATCCTTGCCAAGAATTTCTTTTTCAAAAATCTTCTGATCTGTTTCTACAGCCTTGTCGAAGTCATTTTTAACATTAAATGCTTCCTTACCAATAGATTTATCAAGCATCTCCTGATAATCAAGAAGAGTCGGGTCAACTAGAACTTCACCAAAATTATGCACGCGAGTTCTATCCTTCTCAACATAAGCACAAATATCTCCAGTTTCATCATCTTTGTACATTCTGAAAATCTGCTTGGAGTTGTATTCAATTCCCTTTAGAGAGTCAGGCACCTTCTTGCCAGTTGCAATACTCGCAATGTGGCCCTCTGAATCTTTCTGAGAAACAGTTTCGTCTTTTTCTCTTGAGGTTAAAATAACAGAACACGGAAGACTCATTAGAGATAGAACAAAATCCTGCGCGATAGTTCCCATTTTATTCCAGTCCTTCAACTCCATTCCTGCTGTCATTACCTGAACATACTTTTCCTCAGAAGTTGCCCCTGCTTTTTCTGCCTTAATTTTGTTACGTTTCTGCGACAGAGAAATTAGCGAACTCTGAGTGGTCATTTTAAGAACAGATGTACCATCTACAATTACGCAATTCGGACGGAATGGCTTGCCATGGCTATCTAGCACTACTTCATCCGTCTCTTCACCATCTTCATCTAACATTATTAGATCTTCATTGTTTGCAATTTTGTTGATATACTCCTTGATTTCCGTTAGGCTCTGTGTATACAGTACGTAAATATCATCTGCGTTCGCACCCTGAGACACAACGCTATCTACCGCCTCGTCAAGTCCGCCAGATTCACAATCTATTGCAAATACTCTATAATTATCTCCATTCTCGTCTTTAAGTAGCGCCGCTTGCATTGCTAGTGTTGACTTGCCACTAAACGGAGCTCCGTATAAAAGTAAATTAATCTTGTTCTTAATAGCGCTACCTTTTCTTGCTCTTGCCATAATATATCAATCTCCCTTTCCATTCAATAATTTAGTATTGCATAGGGGAGAATTAAATCCCCCCTTATAGTTATCAATCCCAAGGATCCGAGTCGTCATCATCAAATGCACTTGCACCCCAATCATCATCCGTTCCAGCACTTGCAGTTGCTTTGCCGCTAAAGTTCTGTTCAGCCTGTTTAGACGCATTTACCTTCTTAATTGCATCATTGATTGCCTTCTCTGAATACGAATCCTTGTCGATAGTGCTTGGCTTTGCACCTGTAATAACAAGTTCTCTATGAGTTGATCCATTTACTCGCTTATTTTCCATTGTGTTGGATGTGCCCCAGCAATCATCATCTTCTTCACTCTCAACTTCTTCAACATTGTTAACAACATTGATATGACCATACACCTGAATCGCATTATATGGCTTTAGCCCACTACGCATTTGCTTTGCAAGCTTTGCATCTTCAATAATAAATTCAGCAGACTCAATAGAGTTATAATTCACAATCTTTGCATCAACTACAAATCGACCAGTTGGCTTGTCGTTTTCTCTTTCCTGATCAATACCAACAAAAACAATCGTCTGCGTAAAATCATGAGCTGGAGCATAGTCCTCCGCATCAAAGTCAATATCTTTCTGACATAGAGAAACCTGTGTTGGAACAAACTTTGTGGTACGAGAGACTTCTCCATCTTTGTTAGTATAACTGCCAAATTCTAGATTTCCTTTAACAAAAACGGAATCACCATCATTAAGATTCTCATTAATATATTCACATGCATCATATTCTGTTCTATAATGATTGTCATTCTTGAGCTTTCCATTATCGCCCGGAACTTTCTTAAGCCCAGTCAGTACACCAATCATACGATATCCCTCTGGTGCATTCTTAATTCTATCCTTCCAAGCAACGGCCTTAACGTCAGTCTTGCCATCTTCATCCTTCTTACTAAAATATACCTTATCGCGCGGCATACCATTAAGCGAAGGATAAATTGTCTTCTTGTCCTCATATTCTACGCCAAAGTTAACCATACGGAAATCCTTGCCTGTCTTGGTCTTCTTTTCTGTATAGAAGTTATCCTTCTTTACTCCGCTTACAATTCCTCTAACCTGAAAGGTTCCCTTGGTTTGTGGAAGTTCAAAAAGTTTGTTTGCCATATCTTATTAGTCTCCTTTTTCTATAATTTTGTATTGTTTAATAAAATAAAAATTAATACCTATAATATCTTTCATCCATGACCACATTATAATATGTGTATTTATCTAAAATGTCTTTCCCTATATTCAACATATCATTTTCGTGCTCACAGCATGGACATTTCGCTTGTATATATAAATACTCAATATAATTATTTCGTTCATCAACCTGAAAAATTGTTCCACATTTCTGGCATTGAACATTGACGCTCTCTGATTTCATTCATTATTCATCCCCCTTTCTTAACAATTGAAAAGACTATAATTTTGTATTACATCTCATTACGATTGCATTATACCATAATAATTGTGTCTTGTCAAGCTTTTTTATCAGAGAGCGAAAAATTTTATATTTCGATTTTAATTTGCATGGACTCTCCTTTGATCATTGCGTAATTTCCACTTACCTCAATGTTTGTAATTTCATTGTTCCATAAAAAGATTTCATTGTCTTTCAATTTAACACCAATCCTTTCTCCATCATCAATAATATGGAAAATTCCCCTAATTTTTTGATTTCCATACCAATCATGATGTATTGTTATTTCCCCATTCTTACCATTTAGATTATGTAAGTCATTTACAATTTTCTTTTCCATAAAATTATGTCTCCCCTTTTGTAATGTAAAATAATTTACCTTTGCTTCTCTCTTATACAAAAATTATACAATAAAAACATATGTTCGGCAACTATTTTTTGCAATTATAATTTTGTATTGTTAATTAAGATTATAGACCGCACCATTACGGCCTATACAAAATCTATAAATTTATTAGCAATAACATCAACATATGAATTTAACTTATATCCATATTGTTGCGCCAATGCTTTGCCTTCTTCTGTATATAAAAATTCTCTTAATCCAAGATTGTTTTTTTCCATTGCATTTTTAATTTTATACAATAGCCCAGATGCAGCAAGTGCCTTCATTGTCAGCAATGGCATATCTACATGTTTTCTATATGTTTGAACTCTTCTATATACCCAGCGGAAAAATTTATCGTCTGAGTCTACTGTATATGCATTATCCATTTCTTTATAGAGACAGTCATCTCCAATTAATTTTTTAACCCTAATAGTTGTTCCATAACACATATATTCTTTTTCTGAAAATGCCTTGTCTAAATAATTATATAATTTTGATGATAATTTAACTTTTCGTCCATCATTAAAACATATATATTTTTTATCTTCGCTAATCATACTTCTATTAAGAGCAACAATATCTTCCATACTTTTGCCACTAATGCCTTCCCATAGCAATTCTAAAAGCGCTTTATCTGTATAGTTATATAACTCATCTTCTATATCATCAAGCTGTTCCCTTGTTAAGAATTTTTGATTCAATGTTTCTGTATCAAGGCATTGAAGCAGCATAGCTTTATTTATATCTGCATAATTATTTTTCTTACAAAAACCATGATGCATACAGAAAATAGAATAGCTTTTCAAATATACATTGTAATTTTCAAGCACATGCACAGATTTTGCATCAAATTCTTTATACATCGCTAATATTTCTTTTCTTGAAAAGCTATTACAATCTTTCCCTTTTTGTTGTTCGTATTTATATGTTTTGTTAAACATTCCTGTTAATGAAGTCTCTGCTACAATTCTACTTCTTTTATAATCGTTTATAAATTGTATCTTTACCTCCTCATTGTAAAACACATGATCACCCCTTGTGAATTTCTCGTTTCTTTTATTGTACAGTACAAAATTATAACTGTCAAATCTTATTAAATCATATCATCCAAAATGTTTGCAGCTTGCTGTTTTTTGTCTTTAGACATATTTGCATATCTCATAGTAGTAGCAATATTTTTATGATTTAGCACTGTTGCACAAAGATAAATATCTCCTGTTTTTTCATACAGATTTGTTGCACAAGAATGCCTTAGCACATGTGGAGTAACATGCTTATTTATAACACCTTTGCTATACTTTTCTAGAATTACTCTGATCCCATCTCTAGTAATTCTTTTCTTAAAACTAGAAATAAATAGTGCATCGGAATCTGTCATACTAAAATATTTTTTTCTATCTTGGAGCCACAATTCAATCTGTTCTTTTACCTTGTCGCCAATAAGAATGTTACATGTTTTTCCTCTTTTTTCAATTACCTTAATAGTATTATTCTCAAAATCAATATCACTAATATCAATTTGCGTAAGTGCTGATACACGAAGTCCAGTTGTAAGTCCAAGCATAATAATCGCCAGATCTCTGTTTTTCATTTTTGTGCTTGCAAGTTTGTTAACATTGTCCAGCATTGCCTGAATTTCTTCTTCTGTCAAGTAAGCAACGTCTGGTCTATCTTGAACTTTTGGACGCTCCGTTCTCTCCATTGGATTATTTGCAATATAGTTATTACTCTTAAGAAATCCAAAGAAAGTATTCAACGCAGACCATTTTGTCGCACGAATACTGTCACTTGTATTATAATGCCCATGTGCGCTTTCTTTATTCTTCATTGCGGCGAAATATTTATTGATATCTAGCGGAGCAACTCTCTTGTAAAAATTGTTTGGAATGTCCCCGTCGTTCAAAAATTCTGCGAATTCCCTTACATATGCAACATATCTTTCGACTGTTGTATAAGATTTTGTCGAACACATATAATAATAAAATTCAGAAAAGATTTTAGGGAGCTCTTTCAATTTTTCTTGCATTTTCTTCGTAGATGCAATTTCCTTTTCAGTTCTGCCTGTCATTTTTATCCCTCCTTAATTTTCTTTTTTCTCCATTTTACAAAACCAAACGTAATCAACGCCCAGAGTCCAAGAACTCCATTAAAGATCGCTGCAATTGCCATCAAAAAAATATACCACATCCAGCCAATAGCAAGGCCATCTGGCTTTGCCTTATAGCAGTCTTCTCCGTCTTCAATCCAGTGATAGTATTGTTTGTCATTTTCATATTTTTCATTTGTTTTATTTACAACTTCTTTTGTCTTAGGACAAGTGACGCAAATAATATTGTCTGTAAAAGTACTAAGCGCGAACTCAAATTCACACATAGCAACATTACTGCGAATGCGGCAAATATTAGACTTCTTATTGTACTTGACAAATGTGACTTCAATTTCTGGAAAAAGTTGAACGTTTGTCTTTACAAAATTGTTACATTTAAATTTTGAACCAGTATAGTATCTAATGCCATTATATTCAAAATAATCACACATGACGCCATTATTCATTTACGTTACGACCTCCTCCATGATGTCAATCACTTCACTAAGCAAATCAATACATTCTTCAAGCTGTTCACAGCATTCTTCTGCTTTGCTATACCTATCAGTTCCTTGTAAATTTTCTGGCATATTATCCAAACATTCTTGTTCCTCATCACAAATATCTTGAATACGATTACTAAGTTTTTCAATTTCCGTGGATAGAATTTCTATTTTTTTTCTGCGTTGGTTGTTCATAAGGAATACCTCCATTCAAATGCTATAATTATTTCTTTACTGCTATTATACTGCTATAATTTTGTTTTGTCAATACTGTTCATCAAAATATATTTTGTGTATAAATTGAATATATTAATCTTAATTTGCCCTCCAGATAGGAGCTTTTTTAGTTCCACCAACTCTGGTAACATTTGGAAATACCGAGATGAGTATCTCTTCAATTTCAGAACTATCCATTTCCATTTTTCTTGGACTAACTGGATAATTGCAAATAAATTCTCCGTTGCCGTTAAGTGCGCTCTTGATTTGATTCAGCGTTTCAAGAAGCATTTTCCTCGAACTCTGCACGTTAAGCACGTTACTTGCGAAAACGATATCATATTGTCGGTTCAAAGCATACTTGTCCAGCAACTCATCTCCGTCTCCGCACCAAAGATCATACGCTGTTGCCTCAAATCCCTTACCAAGCAGATACTTCGTGCTCGTTGCTCCTTTTCCAGCTCCAAAATCAAGTATTGTTTTGTTCTTATTTATATTCTTTTCAATAAAAAGAGGAACTACTGCACGAATTGTTCCGTCTTTATTTATAGCCGATGCACCTGCGCTTCGACTAGTTGCCTTTGCAATTTTGATTTCCTGAGCTGTCATTTTAATCTCCTGTCAACTTACTTAATTGTCTTTTTTAACTCTATCCAATCTGACTTTATTTCTTCATACTCATTGCGGTCAGCAACTTTAATTGCTGCCCAATTTTGTACTCCTACGTCAACATTCCAGCCTTTTGTTTCCATTGCCTTTGCAATAGCGAAGAATCTATCTTCTTCTTTATCTTCATAAGTAAACTCAGCAAGTCGTTGTCGAAAAACTTTTTTGCCTACATAATGTATTTCCATATTAATCTCCTTTCAAATCAAAAGAGACCCGTATTCACGAGTCTCGATTTCTACCAACTTTAAGTCCAAGTTTATAATGCTCAATATTTCTCTTAATAGAATGCTTTCTATTCAGCAGAGAAAACGCCAGTTTATGAGCTTTAATTTCCTTTTTAATTTTATTCTTGATTTTCCAAACCTCATTCTCAAATCTGCACTTCCAACAATCCGTATAGTCAAACGAATCCCAGCCATCATATGTGTAAAAGTAATGGTTGGAGTAAAAATTCAACCTATGATATTTCCCACAACTATCACACTTTCTATAAAGCCATTCCCATCTCGCTTCATCATGTGGAAGCTCTTCAATAAGATAATCATACTGACCATAGTCATTGTCTTCTCCCTGTAGTACAGGATTCTTCCACCAGTTTTTCATACTTAATCTCCTTTTAATTAAAACCAACAATCATACTTTTCTGCAATGTCATTTGCTTCTTCAATGGATGCAGCATATCCATGGAATCGCTCACACCACTTATTTGTTTCTTTTTCTACTTCTTTATAATTATTTTGAGGATTGTTCTCTTTCCAAGTTTCCCATATAAAAGAACAAATTTTGGCTGCAACAACATAAGTATCTTCATTCCAAACCAATACAACAGGAATGCCCGTAACTGGACATTGAAAATCACTGCTTATAAAATTCATAATTAATCTCCTTTATATGACCTCTTCGATCCACCGTCTATTATTGTCTGTCACTGCAACACACACAGTTTCTTCAAGTTTGTCATAAGCATACTCGCTCCACTCTCTAAACTGCCTTTCGATTGCCTTCTGATTTTCTCTTACGTCGTAAATATCATCAGAGATCATATACAATTCTACAGCTTGATTGCATCCTCCACCATAATAACCATAGCAGAGTACACCGCCCTCTTCATCAAACAGTTGCGTGATTTTTATACCATACCAGCCCGTAGGGTCAGGAATATCATCTTCACACTGTTTCGAGTCATACGTAAAATCAAATAACGTATTCCAAGGAGCAGAAGCTATTGCGTCTGCGAACTGATATACTGTCATGTAAATATACTTGTCCATTAGTAAAATCTCCTTACCAAGTGTGCAACGGTTCATTTGCCTTATCAACTAAATTATATTCTGCAGAATAATTAGAATGATAGATATAATCTGTAAATGCTTCTTCGGCTTGCTTTACAAAATCGTCATAACTCATAGAAATTAGAGAATCTTCAAAGGTTCCGCCGCCGCATCCTGTATATGGATAATTATCCTTTCCGTAACCATAACCGTCATCAAACCCACCAACATACAAATCGTAATCAAGAACAAATTCATCGTTATATTCTCTTACTATGAGGTCAAAGCACAAATCCCCAATACGGATACATCCGACGAAATCATTATCAAACATTTTTTCATTTTCTATTATTGCGCAATAGTTGGCAAAATCTTCTTCAGTAAAACCATCCCAATTAAATTTCATTTTCCATACCTCCAACTTTTAATTTTTATATTTGCGTATTCTACAATCTCGCAATACTCTTTATTTGTAATGTTATCGTCAAATGCTGCACGTTCCTCAACAATTTCAGTCAACTCGTCAATGTCATTTGCCTTGTCAATCAAATCAAAATATTCTTGCATTAGCTTACGCCTCCTAAATTTTCTTACGACGAAAAGTTTTATTATCAATCAGCACAATATGCCCCTTTTCAATCTTTCTCATGAAACTATTAAATTTCTTTTCATCTGTTTCTATTGTATTGATTCCAATGCCACCAATGTATTCAGTGTGTAGAATTTTATAGCACTTGTTCTTAAGTTCTGCCATCATTTCCTTTCTTGAAACTGGATTTCCATTTACATAATATTGATATTTATTCATTTACTACATCTCCTTTATATACTTCTTCAATTCTTTGATTGCAAATTTCATAATAGTCTGGATCCAATTCATATCCAATGAAGTTACGTTCACATTCAATTGCAGAGACAGCCGTTGTGCCACTTCCCATAAATGGATCGAATACGATTCCGTTTTCAAGAGAAGAATTTACAATCAAATTCTTTACAATGTTAATGGGCTTAATCGTTGGATGCCCATATCTCTTTTTATCAATTTGATTCAGAGGAGTCACATAATATGTAAACTTCGTATTAAATGTTCCATAAATCTTAACTCCCTTTTCTCTAAAAAACAGAATAAATTCTGTATCAGTCAGATATTTATTTCCACAAGCTGGAACCGGATTAGTCTTATGCCATGTAAGCAGATTCCAATTACATTTCTTTCCTTTTGCAAAGTAATCCAGCAACGGAATGATTTGCTTTTGACTGCAAAAGAAATAAATATTAATCTTCTTCATAATTCTGCACAGTTCATCAAGCACTTCCGTAGAGAATCCATCCTTCATATCATTCAGTTCTTTTACATACTGCTTATCTGCTTGCTTATAAATTCCTGCTCCGCTTGTTTCAATTACATAAGGTGGATCTGTTACAACCAAATCCACACAATTATCTGGCATTTCTCTCATGCCTTTCAAGCAATCCATGTTGTAAATTTTATTAAGCTCCATATTCTAGTCCCCTTTGATGTCAATAATTTTGTATTGTTAGTGCTGAATAAATTTAACTGCTTTGATTCTCTTGTCCCAGCATTTGCGGCAGCTACTGCAAGTAATTGTCTTGTCAATCTGATTCGGGCAACTCGTAACTCCCTTCGGAAATTCAGGATTCAGAGTTTTATCTTTGAAGTCCACATAAGCTACAGGAAGCCCAAATGGATTTGCTACCTTCCAGCCAAGATGCCATGCAGAGAAAATAATATTTAGATTTTCTGGAAGATCTCCATTTTTATCGATCCACTTGTTCACAATGTCATATTTCTTTGTAAACGACATAAACTTAATATCAGGAAATTGCTTTGCAAGCTCAACCATTCCACAGAAGAAGTCGTAGCTAGGAATGTCCCCTGCATCAAAGAATCTAAATAGTGGAAGTGGATTATGCTTTACCTTGAACACAACCTGCTCCCAAAAATCCCTTGGATCTGTATTGTACAGCCTGAGATTTCTTGCATATGCTGCCAAAACAGAACTCATTTGCTGCGTTCCCTTCATACAATAGCAACCGCCATGCTTACAAGGTGCGTCATCACGACACGTACAGGTCGGGAAAGCCAAGTCATTGCAGCAACCACCAGTCTTTCTGTTTGATGTACTCAGATGCACTTCATTTGACTTGCTGGCAAGATAATCAACATACTCTTCTTTAGTTGAGAATTTATTTTCTTTTGTCATAATATTTCTTCCTTTCTATTATACAATAATTTTGTATTGTGTCAAGTAAAAAGGGAGCGGCTGTCCACTCCCTTAACAATAAACATTTGCAATATGAAATTCCGTTACATCATCATCTTCATCCTGAAAATGATTAGTAATCTTTGCATACATTCCGTCTTCCTGAATATAACCTTCCGAGCTCCATCCATTTTCTTCTGTGTCAATACGCAATTCCTCTTTGTACGACTTGAACAGAAATTCCCTTGCTTCCAACAATGTATCAAACAGATACACGGCAACGTCAGTATCGAACGAATAGGTAAATACAACAGCATAGTCTTTCATTTTACATATCCTCCGCAAGCCAATGATATCCAAGCCATTTAAGCTCTTCATTGGTAAACCCAATGGCATCCAAATCTCTACGCACAACGGCAAGTTCTACATTTCCGTTGTCGGAACAATAGTTAATTGTATTATTCAATAGTTCAAGTGCTCTGCTATACGCAATATAGCCATGATTATGAGTTTTGTACGTCGGCATTTCATTCCCGTTCTCGTCTTCATCTCCTTCAACCCACCACGAATCCCACATGTTGTAGGTTTCACTTAGGCGAGTCATCATAAATTCTTCACAACATGAGTCTTCCACATATGCCCTGTACTCAGGGTCTTCAATTTCTTCTACGCTATGCCATTCGAAATAGTAACCATCAAGCATATCAAGAATTTCCTTTTCAAGAGGTTTATATGCATCGTCCCATTCGATACATAATTCCCTTTCAAAACAATTAACATAATATTTAGTTATCATTTAATTTTTCTCCTTGTAAATATCAATATTAAACTTATGTGTATAATCTTCGTTGTTTACGTCTGACCACACTCTGATGACAATTCCCTTGTCCTGAACTGGAGCCAAATCTTTCTCGTAATGATACTTTTGCCCAATCACTACAATATCCTGAAGCCACATTCCGTCTTTATCTTCAAGATAAACATTGAGTTCCCTATAATCTTTGTCAATTCCCTTTTCAGCTACAAGAGTTGCGAAGCCAAGGTCAATTTCGATTCTTTCCATAACTTACTCCTCCTCAAAATCCATTGTTTTTTCTGCAAGTTCTGCAAGCATATTTGTGAAATCTTTTACGACTTGACTAAGAATTTTCACATCTGCCCACACACTATCTACCTGAAACTGTACTGCATACCAGCCAGCTCCTGCATACTTCTCAATTCCATATAGATCATCGTTGTTGTATTTGAGATATGCCATAAGCATATTAAATTCATTTTCTGAATTTACCTTGTAAGCAGTCCAACAATAAAGACCGTCATCTCCATACGGAACGGCAAAATTGAAGTGCCAAAGATTAATATCCCTATACTTTACTGCCTCGTAATTTTCACAGTCGCTTTTGCTTACAAATTCCTTTCCGTCAAGTGCTTGATAAATAGTAGTTGTCTTTTCAATTTTCTTCATTTTATCTCCTCCTTAAATTTCACACTCAAAAAAGTTCTCATCACATTCTGGACAAACATAATCATATTGTTTCAAGTCACTCAGAAGAAGTCTCCTATCACAATGTGGACAAAATTTATCTGTTACTAATTGACCAAGAAGTTCCATTGCCTTAATAGCCGTGTAGGTGTCAACATCTACATGGATTGCTTTTAGCTTCTGCATAATTTCTTCGTGCTTCTGATAATTCTTTGTTGCGTTTTCCATTTAATTATCTCCTTTCTAATTAAAAGGGGCTTTACGCAAGCCCCTTAATAATAATTTTGTATTGTTTACCAACTGCTCACGTAATAAACCATTTGCGTTTCAAAATCCGTTGTTTCAAGAACTCTTTCAACAATTTTGATGGTATCTACAATATCTTGGACATACCACTGATCATAGTCAGTTCCTCCAAAGAAGAAGCCGCTACAAGATGGCAGCAACTCTTCGGCTACAGAAGAATCAATTACAATTTTGCCATCCTCATAAATTGGCTCCCATTTTCCATCAATAAGACGCTCTCCATTTTGAACTTTTGCATATGTCATCACACACGACTCAAGCACCGTCTTACAAGTATCAAGCAGCTCTTCGAGAATTTCCTTTGTGCATTCGTGATGATAAGTACAATCGTCCTCGCCGTCCTGCACATGATTCACTAGCCATGCGTGGATCGCGTTTGCCTTGCGCCAATAACCAACCTGCTCCATGATTCTGTTATATCCGTATTTGTGCTCTGTGTCCCAAGTAGAATAACACTTGATATAGAACGGCTTGTAGAAAGCAATTACGTCCTTGCTAGGCATTTCATTTCCGTCAATGCCAGAATATTCCTCAAAAGTACAATCCTGCTTTGTGTTCTTCCAATCAAAATAATTCTCAATTGCATTTACCTCATTTGCAGTAGTGTTCTTATAACGAGGCATTCTGTTAAGATAACCGTCAAGTCCCATAGTAAAATCCTCCTTTTATCTTGCACAATTGATTGCAATTCTATTTCCTGTTACCAAGTCTTTTACATATACGGAACATCCTCCGTAAATTCCGTAACAATAATAGAAGTTTGCAATTTCTTTTTTGATTACAAAACCATCATCATCATGTGATTCGAGATAGATTGTATAATCATTATTGTTTCCAATTCCGTTCGCATGATAGCAATTCGAGAACTTAAATCCAGACTTCTCAACATCTTTTTTGAAATTGACAATCAAATCACACGCTCTGTGGTCGCAATAACAATAGCTCTTGAAAATTTTTTCATTGGATTTAATGTGTTCATTGAATAGTCTATTTATAATAGACATACACTCGCTTTGTTTCATATATAAACCCTCCCTTTATTTATAGTAACCACCAATACAATAAGCAATGTAATCAGCCTCCATTTCATTGCCTACTCTTGCGTAATGAACCCCTTTAGGATCATATACTATAAACATTTTTAATTCCTCCTTAATATTTCGTTTCTCTTTCATTCATTAGCCAACCAACACCCTTACTGTGATGCTCGTCAAACCAATGCCAAATTTCTTCTCTGTGAGTTCCCTTGCTCCAACTATGCCAATCAACGTCGAGGCATTCGTCCTCATCAATAGGCACATCTTCGAGTTCGTCCCATAGCTTTTCAATCTCTATATCTTTCATTTTTCAAACCCTCCTAATAAAATTAGAATCCCTTACAATACAACCAACGCCATCTTTCGATACTCTTTTAAAACATCTTCCTACAACAAAATCCATACAAAGCAAATATTTGACATTCGGGACTTTTTCAAATAGCTCAATTGTATCTTTACAAAAAATTTGTGTTATAGGCTTAAAATTTTCATCATAGCAATCATAGAAATATGTTGTCATATAATCACTTCCTTTCAAATATCACCAGTAAGTTCCAGTGCATTAATAATATCTTCCAAAGTAAAATGAATATTCATCTTAATAACCATCAACTTTCATATACATCCACCACAACATCCCCACTCAACATTATCATTAAACACTTGATCAATTTCTGCTGCATATTTGCGGAACTGTTCTGGAATTCTCTCTACATCAATTTGCCATTCACCTTGCCATGCTCCCTCATAATTTGGCATTAGACCGCCACCGCTGCTCCAAAACGGTCTGTATGTCGGTTTATCTTTAGAGTTGAAACCATAACCAAATGTAATTTCCTTTCCGTCAATCTCAAGTGTAAGCACACCGCTACACAGGTTTGGCCATTCCCCAGTGTAAGAAACAAAGTTTACATGTTTAGTATCATTATTGTTGCGATTAATCAACATTTTATTCTCCTTTCAGCATCTGCTCAATCAGTTCCATTGCCTTATCGTCTTCCAGATAAAAACCGTCACTTCCAATCTGTGCCTGAAGATTACATACCAACTGCATAAATCTCCAATCGGGAACCATGTGCCAGTATACCTTAAGTATCTCACAGAACTTGTCAATTCTCTTGAGGTCTCTCATTTTTGTTAGCTCCTTTCTAGATTAAGGGCTGGAGCATTAAGCTCCAACCCCAACCTTTGCGTTAACTAGCTTGACGAACTCGTCCATCCATGCATGACCATCCATGATTTTTCCCCATCGGTTCTCTTCATAGTTCGCAGTGTTTCTGTTCGGGGCGCTATGCCCGACCATATCACTCATCGCATTCACAGCGCCCCATGCAGTTCCTTTGAACTTAGCAATGTCAGGCATAAAGTAGCAGACAGAATAGTTGTCCTTTACTTTCTGAATGTTTGCTTTCTTACGATCAGAATCATTTTCCGTTACAGGGAACATCTGATCGAGGATTTCATTGATTTGTTCAAAATCAAGTTTAATATTCGCAAGTCTATCTGCCTCTTCGTCAAGTGCATCCATATAAAGATTTGCCATACCAAGGCAATGTCTCGCTTCTGCAAGCTTTTCGTCGAGATTTCCAACATGCTTTGTACTCCAAGAACGCTGAGCGGTGTTAAGTGCAAGTGAGAGAGTATTATTGCAAACGACTCGAATCGGAGTCATGCAAATCTTGATTGCTCCAGTTCCGTCATGAGAATTAGAAAACACCATATAAGGCTCCACATCGTCATCAAGCACTTTCTTAGTCGGCATCTTCGCAAGCAGCCAAACTCTTTTGCCTCCGTTGAGAGAACCTGCGGTTTCATAGCGAACAATTCCATCTTCCGTTTCACCAACAATTGCATCAGTGAAGGAAAATGCGTCTGCATTCTGTACAATTTTATATCTATTCGTTACAATGCCAAGCACAGTTTTATCATCACTTCTGATGTTTGCCTTGTAGTTCTTGATTTCCGTTCCATCATCCATAAAGACAGGGGTCTGTTCAACAGTCCAATCAAGCCCTGCCAGTTTGAGCGCTTCTGCACTGTTGGGAGCATCCGCAAGGATTTTGCATCTATCTTTGGTCGTTGCGTAATGCCATGGTTTTTCTCTTACTGAAAAGAGGCTATCGTTCATTTCAATACAATGTGCCATAATTTTAATCTCCTTTAATAATACATAGTTTTTCTTACTTTTCTTTTTGCCTTAATAACCTCACGCTGTTTCCACCACGAATGGTCTTCATACTTTACTAAGTGCCAGCAGTTTTTTTTTCAAGCATTCTTTTGTTTTGACTTGCTTTACCGTCATTCCCTTTCTATGTTTTTTGCAATAAGCACACACATTATCGCTTTCTGCACCATACATGCAAAGCATTATATACCTCCTTTTCTTTGCAATAATTTTGTATTGTATAAGACAAGGGACAAAAATCCCTCGTTCTTACATTGTTGCATTTCTTTTCAATCTCTTGATATCATGGTCATGTTTATCTACGGTTGCCTTAACAATGCCCATATCAAGAATAGCCTCCTCTAAGTCTTCAACTTTTTCTTCAAGTGTATCGAATCTTTTGTCCATTGCGTCGAATCTCTTATCAATAGCATCAAATCTCTCATCTATTGCCTCGAATTTCTTATTCACTTCTGCAAATTTTTGATTCATGCTATCTTCTAATGCGTTCATTCCACGCATTATCGCGTCTACCACTTCTTGCAATTCTTTGTTTTCCATTTATACCAACTCCCTTTTCTTTATTCTTATTATATCACCTCTGTCTTAAAATTCAATAGGTTACAATTTACAAATCCTTTTACGAAATACGTACAAGTCCACCAAATCTGTCTTGTACTGCAATGCTACCAAACTCGCTGAAATAATCAACTGTTGTATTCCATACATAGGCAAGCACATATCCATCACTAATATCTGCATTGTCCATATCCCACTCTTCATCGTAATCAGAGACAAACAGGAAATTATACATATCCATTTCCATTGTAGGAGTATGAATTACATGATACACAAGTGCATTATGTTCCTTTTCAAACTCCTGTACCTTTGCTGTGAGTTCTTTGTTACTGCTAAATTCGTACAAGCCTCCTGTCGGCTCAGTAAGCTGCACTTCATCTCTGTTTTTAAATGCCTTAATGCATGGAGCAAAGAGTCCGAGTGCTTCCATGCGTTTAATTGCCTCTGCTTTTTTGATTTCTCTTGATACGTTCATATTTATTCCTCCTTTTTATATTCCAAAATAACAACTACATATTTGTTTCCGTTTTAATTTCTTTTACATTGAAACCGTTATGACAATTTAGATTTTTACCAGCGTGTCGGCAAGCTGGATAGCAATACCTACAATTGTTAAAATGAGAACAATAATGCCGTCTTTCCTGTCGTCATCTCCGAATAGCATTACACAAGCATTGATGATAAGCAAAATAACAATCATTTGTTTATCTCCCTTTATACATTATGCGTAATTATTTTACCAACATTATACCACTGTATTAAGTTTCATCACTTTTCTTCCTTGATATTATTCAAGAGAGTTCTCAATGTGGCAATATACTCATTGAGGTTTTCCATATTGTCGAGATGCATTTTTTCCTCTTCCCACACATCAGTACCCATCATCCAAATTCTCTCATTTGAAATCGAACTAAGGGCTTCTTTAATTTCTCTTTCATACAGTTGCGTCAGCCAATTTTTAATCGTTTCAGTCATTTATTTGCCATCCTTAAAATAAGATTGAGATTGACATACCTTTTCGCATTCCTTACTCAGCTTCTTATAGTAAACTTTTCTTGCCTGTTTAAGAATTGCTTGTACTTCCGTCGCTGATCTATCGGTTGAATATCTGATATATCTGTGTTTGATCCAGAGCGTTTCAAGCTTATACGCTTGAAGCACTACTTCATCATTAATTAAGACTTCGGTTATACAGACATTGAAATCTGAATATAATTCTCTTTTTGAAACCGTAAATTCAATTCCCTTAAAAGTGAATGTTAACGGCTGACGAAACTGATATAAATTTTCAATGATATTTCTTTGCGGAATTTCCTCAGAAAGCCAAACTATAAATATGCCAAGAACAACTATTGACATACTCACAATGATCATAAAAATCATATTTCTCCTTTCATTTTCATGTCGTCCTCGTGATTTTCTTTATCCATTTTTGTATTTAAACGTGTGAAATCTCCCGTTTATATACACATTGGTTTCGGTGATTTCGATTGTGAACATTTTTATTTTACTTTTCTTCCTCATTAAGATAGCTATTCAGCAAATCCACAACTTCCCCAGAATGCTTTATAAGGCTGTCATTAATTTCCGCGATTCTTTTTGCACTGTCGAGTGTTGTTTTCCATTCTTTCATTACGTTTTCATACTCAACCAGATCATAACCAGTGAGCAGTTTAAAGAACCATTTACGAATTTTTTTCATTTTATTTGACCTCCCTCAATGTAACATACTGTGCGTCAAGCTCTCCATAAAAATATTCTTGATGAAAATCAACAATTTCATAATCAAGATAATCATCAAGTTTATTAATATTTTTTAATGGATTGAATAATTGTTTTGTGTCTGTCCCCCAATCTTCGTGCTCATATTCAAGATACACGATGCATATATAAGGGAGTATAATGTCTTGTGCAATTTCAAGAAATTTGCGTAATGTTACAATCATTTGTTTTACTCCCGATAATTTTGTGTTGTTTATTGTTTTTGCATTAATTTGCCCCGTTATTTATGCAATTTTTGATAGTCAATTCCTTTACAGGGCAAACTATACTGCCGAAAAGTTAGCTTTATTTTTGCCTTATAAATGTGCGTTTTTTAGTTAAAGCATTCCGCAAGCGTTAGCAAGCATTCCGATAAGCCCAAGTACAAATAGGACTGCAATCAGGCTAATAATTCCGCTTTTAGTTTCTTCCTTTCCGAATAGTAGCACGCAAGCAATAACGATAAGCAAGAGAACAATCATTTTATTTACCTCCTATTTTTCAATTCTTATATATTGTCCGTTATTTATTTTATCATTATTATATTATTTCTTCAACTCTTGCTTCGCATTTTAACAATATCTATACAATTCTTTGTCAATACATACGTCAACAACATCTCCGTATGAAATGTCGGGATGCAACATCAGGAATCTGCCAACAGCTTCTTCCTTTGTGAATGCGTCTGTGTCATACCACTCTGTTGCCCCGTCTGCATTGACATACTCAATGAGATAATACCCATAGTCATATTTAACATCTTCATAAGAATAACTGTCTGCATAATTGTTGAAACTGTACAAACTTCCATAACGACTCGGCGCTTCTACATACTCAAACTTGTCGGCCTCCGTTGTGCGCTCAAGAATCTTGCACGCTTCCTTGATGCTTCTTTCCATTTCAGAAAGGATAACGTACTCTTCCTTTGTGTGCTGCTTATAATAGCCACACGACAAATTCACTGCCGCACAACCAAGTGCCGGAGCAACTTCACAAATGTCGGAATAGCTGCCGAAGTTTGTCTTGTAAAATTCCTTTGTAATGAATGCTTCAAACTCATCATTTGCGCATTCATAAAACACTGCATCGTTTGCGTTTGCTCTATCAAATTCAATGATATAATTGAATTCAAGCTCTCTTGCAAGTTCAGATTCTGCAAACTTTCTTGCGCCAACGCATCCAATCTCTTCATCCTCGCAGAACAGAACGGAGCAATTGAACTTCTCGATCACCTTGAGAATCATGTATACCCCGCATCTATCGTCCCCTCCGATTCCGTTTGGACTGGAAACCTTATTATTCTTTTTGCTATACACAATCAAATCAGGAAGCTTTTCATGCACGGTGTCCATGTGTGCCATAAGCAGCACAGGAAACTTCCCTTGTGCATACACATAACCATCTCTAGAAAGCACTGTGTGATGCGTCTTTTGCAACTTTTGCTTTACATAATTTTTAAGACCTGCTTGAGACATCTTACAAATTTTTTCAAAATCTTTATTCATAATTATTTGCCTCCTTGTTAAACCGCTTCTTCCATTTCTGATTCTTTTTCAATTGCATCTTCCAGACATGATGGACAAAGCAGATTTCCGTTGTGATCTTCAAGATCTTTAAGCTTGTAATGTTCTCCACAATCCTCACACGTTCCATAGTAGTCAGAGAAACAATCATCACATACACTTTCACAATCTGCATCAATCCAGTAGGTCATTTCGCTTGGATGATATTCACCACAACAATCACAGTATGCGTATCTATCAAGGCAATCATCACATACGGTGATTGTATATCCATATTTAATGACAGCTGTTCCTTCACCAACGAAATATGATCCGCATTCGTCACACCAAGTAACGCAATCACAACAATACGGTCTGTCGTTAATCCAAATCACATCATCGTCATCAATTGGCTCGCCGCATTCCTCACAGTAGTATTCGCTTGGCTTGCTGCAACATGAGATGCAATCTTCAGTATCATGCTCGTGTCCACATTCAATGCAAATCGGATCATGCCCAACAGTGATGTATCTGTCGTTTTCGCTTCCCTTTGGACGGCTCAAAGTGCAATTAGAATAGTTGTCATAGTCTCTGTAGTGTGTACCGTCCGAATTAATGAATTTGCCTGCCGCATCAGTTCCCTTGCTAACTGTCCAATAGTTTGGCAAACTAAAAAGCTCAGACATGACTTTTTGAACGATTTCTCTATATGGAGTGTATACAGAATTGTCTCCGTCATTATCTTGTGGATAGAGGCGTCCCTGAACAAGTTTCTCTTCGCCCCAATGGAACATCTGACGGTTGATTTTCGGTTCATTCCAGAAATCGTTTCCATTATAAGATGCATCCACAGTGTAAAATACCATGGACGGACTATCAAGCATATAACTAATAGTGCCAGACGAGTACATTCCTTCATAGCTATCTGGCATGCCACGCTTGTTTCTCTTGTCAATTGTGTGGCAGCTTGCCCACGAATTGCCGAATGACATTGTGAGATAGTCGAGCGGATTTACAGAAAGGACAGTATGTCTTGTGATTGTCAGCGGGTTAAGCGCATCTGCATATTTTGCAAATTCCCTATTGTAATCAGGATGCTTGCTAACGCCAATATAAGTAAGAAGCTTATTGATAACACGACTTGTCTTCTGCCCATCATGTGCATGAACTTCAGGACAAATTTTGTTTAGCTCATCAGCAAGTTCGCTATCAATATACTGAAAAGTATAGACTGGAATTTTAATCAAGAAATCAAAAATCTTTGTTGGGTATTTCTGTCTATACAGTGAAGTTTCTTTCTTCATGTTTTCGGGCATAAAATTATTTTCTTTTACATATTCGACAACATCAGCATCAATCACCCATGACTTGAATCTCTCCAATGCATTACAATCAGTTACACGTTCAAAATCATGGCTGAATACAATCATGAATTTGCCTTCCAGATAGTTCGGATGACGCTTGAATGCCTTAATCAGATCTGCCTTGTTGGTTGCCCACGTGTCAATGATTTTGTTCAGTGCATAACCTGTGAACTTGTAGTCATACTCAGAAAGCAACTGCTCCATGTCATTGAGCAACGCATATCTCTCTTCTTCTGTAATGATTTCGCTTACATCCATTTTTGTTTCCTCCTTCTTTTCATGAACTAGCACGAAAAAGTCTGGGTCTACAAAAAAACTTTCGTTTCCTTTTTTAACTACAATGTAAGGTTCGTAGATCGCTGTAACGCGACCTGTCCAGCCGTTTGTTGTAATGGAATATGGGGCACTGCATTTTGCGCGAACAATATCACCAATATTAAAATCCATAACTTATACCTCCGTTTCAGAAATGAATCCGTCAAACAGTTCAACTTCGTTATTATTCAGTGCTTCGTCTACCTTTGGGCCATAGTTCAAGAGTAGCATTGCAATCTGGCTCATAAGAGCACTTTCCTTTGTGCGGCCATCGTCCTGCTCTTTGTAATATTCAAAAAATCCGTCCTGAATGTTTCTTGCCACGTTGATTTTGCGGCAATCATAACTGCATTTCTCAGGGTCTTTGCCAAGCTGCTTTGCGATGGCGTCATAGAACTCTACGACGCCATAATTTTTTTCGTTTACTGTAATTTTCATTTTTGTTTCCTCCTTATTCAGCAAGTGCATTAGAAATAAGGTCAAGCTTTGTTTTGTATTTCTGGATGATAAACTCTAGAGCTTTAATTTCTTTTTTCAAGTCATCATTTTCTTTTCTCAGTCTTGCGGCATCTTCTTTAGAAAGGCCGTTCTGTTTCATTTCAATCGTTTGCTTTGAAATCGCAGGAAGTGCGGTTGCAAGCTCTGCAATGTAGCAAAACTGCAGCCCTTTATTATTGTTTCCTTTGCCGCTTCCGCAGGTTTTAGAATTTCCATTAAGACATTGAACCAGTGAGCCATATGAAATTTCACAGTGTTCTGCCGCTTCTTTTGCGGAACGAAAATACTCGCCAGTTGTGATGCAGTAAACTGCTTTGCCTTTATGAACCTTTGCATTTTCAATAATCACGTCATACTTTGCACGTTCAATAGAAACTGTCCGGTTATCCATGATGTTTTTCATAATGTCAATTCCCTTTCTGCCTTGTGAGGCGATAGTTTTGTATTGTTGTGTATACTTTACTTCATAAGTGCTGTAATATCTGCTCCGTTTTTAGAGGCATACAAGAGTTCGCTTTTTGTTGCATAATCCATGACGAAGAAAATGCTATTCACGCTATAATTGTTATGCATGATTTCCGTTGACTTATTAATTGATTCGTCAAGGTCGTGCTTATAAAGAACAGAAGCGTTGTTGATGTCTTCAAAGGCAACCGCAACATAATAAGTACCGTCTTTGTATTCCGTTGTTAGGACAGAATCGCCAAGAGAATCCTTAACAATTTTGTCGAGCTTCTTAACATTTACCGTTTGCGTTGCAGTTGCCTTCGGATTATATCCGTTTCCATCCTTTGCGTCTTCTCGTCCTCGGTTGAATTCATCTTTTGCTCCACAGGCACTCAGTGTCAGGATGGTCATAGCGGCAAGGATTGCGGCAATAATCTTTTTCATGATGTCATTTCCCTTTCAAAAATAATTTTGTGTTGTCGTGTCTATCTTCATATGCAGCTTCTTCGTCTGCTGTTCTTTGAATTTCTGCTTCCCTTGCCAGATTGTCAAGGTATGGATTTGGTGTGTGCATAAATTCCTTGAATGTCATTTGCTTTTCCTCACTCTCACACAAAGTTCGTTGTCATAGACACCGAAGGAAGTAACTTCACAATGCTCAAGATCGTAAAGTGTCACATTCCAAATATCTCCTTTGCAGAGACAATTCAATTCATCGTCATTAATGCATAGAGTTCCAGAGCCATCATACAAAACGAGAAGATCTTTGAGTTTCATTTACCTTTCCTCCTTAGTTAATCTCCCTCAGCTTTTCCATTTGCTCCTCCGTAAAGATACGGCGAAGCCTTGCATATTCCTCACCACAAGCGAGGAATGTTTCCCTTGCAGAGATACTGTCAGTGCTACAACCGAACTCAGAGCAGAAGTCGCTGAAGCTGTCGTAGCTGTATTTCTCTACGCAAGAAAGGATGTCATACTCGGTGGGAATTGCGTTTGCCTTGAGTTCTCTGAGTTCACGCAACACATTTGTTTTTTCGTACCCTCTGAGCACATCATAGTGTGCCTTGTATTTCTTACACGCAATGTTATCAGCAGTCATTTCGCTTGCCTCAGTATTATGCAAACTGTCCCAAAAGTAGTTTGTATATTTGCCTTTCGGAGTTGTGATTGTGAACTGATACTTGTTGTGCGGTTTGGTTTCACCCTTCCAGTGAGCAGGAATTTCCTTGCCCACAAATTTGATTTCCATTGTAGCGTTGCAGTCCAAAAGGAACTGTTTCGCTTGAGCCTGATAATCAATCATTTTGACTTGCCTCCCTTTACGAGTCTTTCGAGCTCTTGAATTGCTTTCCTTCGAGATTCAATGATTTTTGGCATATCATTATCAACAAAATTTTGCAGTTCTTTTAGCTGTTCTTTGTATGTTGCTTTTTTACGCTTCATCTCCATTCCTCCATTTTTTCGCAAAATAAAGGCACTTCCCTTGCAGAAAATGCCTTTAGATTTTATTTAATTATTTGTAAGTTGCTTATGTCTTTGCTTTGTTGGGTAACGACGTCTTTTATTGTGTCCACATCTCGTTTTATATTTTCAACGTCGCTTTCCATTTTATGAAAGTCAGGAAGCCTTGTGAATCCTTCAGCCAACAATTGAATGTTTGGCTTAATTTCGTTTTCCATTGTGAGATTGACTCTGTCGATGTCTTGACGCAATGCTTCCCTTTCGGAAGTTATTCGCTTTTCAATGCTGTCCATGCCTTGCAATATGGCTTCCAGCATTTCCCTTACGTCTGACTCTATCGTGATCACCCCTTTATGAATTTGTAGTTATCCATATTTTTGTCTACAAAAATTCCAGTCAATTTGCGGGCTCCGTCAAACTCACACCTAATTATGCCTCCGTCAGTTTCAAAAGCAATTCCAATTCCATCATCAGGGGACTCAAGCATGACTATTTCCCTTCCGAGATCATGAATTGCATTATAAACTTGTTTTAGATTTACTGACATTTGCCTCAACTCCTTTTTTCTTTTTCCCTTTTATTATACCTCCTTTTGTAAAAAGGGCTGATGAATATGATTATAAATTTCAATCTTCGGTAAATAAAGCTCAAATTCAAGATTTATGCTCGTTAAGATTTATTGAAAACAAAGAAAATATATTATTTTATGGAACTCCAGGTGTGGGAAAAACACATTTAGCTACCGCTATCGGAATAGAAGCTGCTAGTAAAAGATATCTTACTTATTTTATTAGTTGTCATGATTTAATTCAGAATTTAAGAAATGCCTATAATGAAAATAGGTTAGAAGCTAGGCTGAAGCACTATAACAAATATAAAGTTCTTATTATAGATGAAATTGGATATTTACCTATTGATCAATTAGGAGCTAATTTATTTTTCCAGTTAATAACTAAAAGATATGAGCATAATTCAACGATAATAACAACTAATCAGCCATTTAGTAAATGGGGAGATGTATTTTCTGATGCAACATTAGCGAATGCTATCCTTGATAGACTTTTGCATCATTCTCATATTATTAAAATTGTTGGACCTTCATATAGAACAAAGGATGTATATGAAATGATCCAACAAGAAAATAAATAATCATCAAATAATTATGCATTTTCATGTTGGAATTTTTCAACATTTTGATGTTGACATTTACATCAGTGAAGATTTTCACCTGAAACATATGTTATTTACCTCCCTTCTCAAGCTCAACCGCAATATACGTCATTGCAATTGCGTTGGACAGCGAGATGATGATGCCCAGAATCGCAAAGAATGTCGTAATTGCGGCACACCTCCACGCAAGCACCAATGTCAGGAATACGGCGGCACTCAATGCAGCCATGCAGAGGCACAGATTTTTCATTTCGCTTTCTCCTTTCGCTTATTTATCCAGCCAATTAGCAATAAGGCTATGGCAATAGTTATCCATTTGGATTTCGTTTGTGCAGCTTTTGAGATGATTCTCAATCCGTTCAGTGATAGGAATCCCAAATTCGGCAAGCAAACGGATCTTCTCGCGGTAGTATGCTTTCATTTTTGCAAAACTCCTTTTGGGCATAAATAAGGCACCCTTGCCCATAGAGCATGGATGCCTATTGTGTTATTTCCTCTTGCTGTCAAAGCATGCCATGACTAACTGATGTGTGCAGTAAATGGCACAGTGCTCACAGTTAAGCCACATACCTTTTGTGCAACAGCACTCACAGGAATATCTGAAAGCCCTGAGTGCTTGTTCTTTGTTCATGGCGTCATACTGTAAGTTTACGCCAATTTGCTCGAACTTGTTCATTAAAATACCTCCTTCTTCATGTGAATGAATGGAGTATGTTTATTGCACATACGCAAGCCCTAAGAGCCTAAGCCGCTCTCACTCTTTGCTCTGTTGATATTCTTTCGCCGTCAACAGTCGGCGACATGGTGGTTTGTTAATTGTTAGGGCACGCCATGCGTACCCATGTTGCTTATTTGGTATAGATATGCTCGTCCCCATCAAAAGAGATGATATATTCCTCGTCATTGTACTCTACCAATTCAGCAGATTTAATAGTTTGTGCTTTGACATACTTGCCATAGGCTACAAACAAGACGCATACCACCACAATGGCAAGCACACGCATGACACTCTTCTTCATAGCATCCCTCCTATCTTTTGGTAACTTAGTTCAGTGCATTTGCACCTATCCACTCACGCCAACGTGGAGGCGTTACCATGTGAGCATAAGGGGGCATGAGCCCCCTATAATTTTGTACTGCTGGAATTAAGCGACAGCAGCAGCCTTCTTTTCAGCTTCTTTCGCCGCCTTCTTCTTCTCGGCAGTCTTTGCACGGCGAGCCTTGCGACGCTCTTCTTTCTCTGCTTCCAGCTCTTCCCATGTCTTAGCATCCTGTTCTGCAACGATACCACCCATAGCAAGCTCCAGCTTTGCACGGAAAGAATTGAATGTTACACGAGTGCATACAGTGGTGCAGGAATCCTCGAGCTTCTTAAGCTCTGCGAGCTTAATCTTTGCAGCTTCATAGTCAGAAGTCAGCTTTTCCACGTATTCGGCACTCATACCGTCATTGACTTCCTTGAGCTGGCTACGGAAATTCTTGACAATGCTATCCTGCTTAAGAGCCTCACCGGCAAGGGGTTTTTTGGTTGCAATGACGCAATCTGCGAGCACGTCAAGCATAGACTGATTCTTGCAGATAGCATGACCGTTGACGTCACCGATGCAGTCAAGAAGCATCTGAATTGCTTTCATCGCGTTGCTTGTGAGTGTTGCATCAACACTCGCATTTTCGCCCATGTGTGCAGTGTTGTTGCGTGCAGAAGCATAGCGATAGAGTGCTTCATAGGCTACAGTTTCGGCGAATTTCCAGCTGGAAAATTCATCCACGCCGACCTTTTCGGCATCGAGTTTCGCCTTGCTGGAATTGGCGATGGTCATGTTGTCCATGAGTGCATTTGCAATAGTTTTTTTCATAATAACCTCCTAATTTGTGGTAAGTCACAACCTGTTATTTTTGTAGCTATGTGCTACTATCTAAGAATAATCTATTGATAGTTATCCCCACATAGTAGCACACAATACAATGTATTATGTGCTATTGGTGTATAATATGTATATTGTCACTAATATTTATACAATACCCGTTCATGCTGTCACCATGAACATATACATATCAATCTATCACAATATAGTCAGATATCACCTATATTTATAGATAACTGTCCACATATCGCTATCGCCTCACTATTATATAATATCCTAATAGTCCTACTTTAGCCCCATGTGCGGGATATTACTTGTCATGTGGGAACATTGTTAGCCTATTCTCCTAATAATAGGTAACTAATGATTATGCTCATATGTGCATAGTAAGCCCATTTCACACAACGCCGTTTTGGCTTGACTCGCCTTTTTGTGGCAGGTTATGAAATTTTCAAGGATCAAATCGCAATGGGAATTTCTGACTTTTTCAAGTCTTTACAAAACGGCAGTTTTTTGTGTATCGCCCTTTTTCAGAAATAACTTTTTCAAACTATTTACTATCGATTTATTGACCGCTTGTTTTGTTTTTGTGTGTTCCTCTTTGCACTCTTAGAATACTACTACACAAGTAAAAAGTCAACAAAATAGATATTTTGCATATTTCCTAAAAATATACCATATCTAGTGCAGTGGGGCTACTTAAAACTACTAGATATAGTGTTTTTTGCCCGAAGACTATAGGGTGATCATCCTATACACTGACTCGAAAATGGCCCTAAAATGACCTTAAATTTATCATATTTTCCACTACATTTCACATGTGTTTGCCACATCATAACTCGCCACATAAACCACACAAATACCGCACAAGTACTACGCATTTATTCCACTTCTATCTAAAACTGCCTTAATTATCCTCGCAAATAAAAGCCAACGTAACATTTTCGCAAAACATATTTAACATCTGTTAATTATCTCCATCACTAATTTAAGCAAGCTACTCGCATGTGAACAGTGAATTATTTCTGCTTAACAATTACTTAATAAATAGCACTTTTTGCAATAATTTTGCAGTAACATTGTAATAAATGCACTATCGCCTTATAATATGTGTACTTCGAGTACTATATTAAGGACTATGTAGCCATATAAGCGTTACTCCATCCTCACAGTCCATTTTCGCCTCAAAAATCCCATATAAATGCCCACTTTCGGAGCATAAAACTATTTACTTATGTAGTTTTACTCTATTAGCATCACAATCTCTAAAATCATGCATATATACCACATTTTTAACCCTTAAAATTGACAGTCTATAAATGGAGAATTGTTGGCAGGCAGCTTTGCACAGTTATATAGACGTTTAACAGCAGGTGGACTAAAAAACGTATATCAACTATGTAAATATATAATATATAATATTAATAATATAAATATATATAAATATAATCATTCTCCCTACTATAAAACTCAAAATGTATGCATATTGTTGTTAAGCGATCTTTGGTAAGGGGGTGTGGGGGATACCTTTCCATCGCAGGTGGCGAGCTATGCTTGCATAGCGAGGCAGATGGTGGGGAAAGGTAATCTTCCCCACTATAGTGTTATGTTTCTAAAGCGGATATATAGCACGTTATATATAATTTATAATATATAATACTATCTATTATTAAATATTATATATTCTGTATAATATATATAATATATACAGCATCTCTCCATTGCACTGTATCCACCGCTGCGCGGCGGAGCCTGTATTCCGTGCTATGCGTCGCTTCGCTCCTACCGCACGGTTGGCTTTTGCTAACTTCGCTACGCTCGTTAGACAAAATCCAGTATTAGAATATGCACTCTTTCTCTTGTTGATTGCAGGTATTGACAAACTGGTTGTCTTATGATATATTAGCCACAGTACAAAATTATTTTATATAATATAATATATATAATTATATATAATATAATGCTCGTATATTTTGTGAACATTTTATGAACACAAAGAAGTGCTTCATGCTACAGATAGAGAATAAGGATTTTACAAATAGCATGTGTTTGAGCGAAAAAGTGTTTCCTTTTTGAGGAGAAAAGTTTCCTTTTTGAGGAGATATGTAAACATATTGTGAATTAGATATGAATAAGATGTGAACAAAACTGTTCATATGCACAAAAATTAAATTTTGTCAAGAGTTTTTTAAAGTAAAAAAACAAGGAGAAAGGATGATCCAAATTAGTATGAAAGTATCAGAAGAAGACGTAGTTCTCGGAATGATGAATCAAAAGACAGGAGAATTTACACAAATTGATTGCCCCGGTGAATGGAGAACTTATAAGCAGATAGAGTCGCAAGCAAAATATACAGCAAACAAAGAAAAGCAAACTTTTAACTCTGATTTTACATGGATTATTTTTGAGTATGGGAAAAGATTGCTGCCAGAAATCAATGACAAAAGTCTTGTTAGATTAATCTATCTATCCACCATTTGTGATTATGATGGGTGTTTGCCACCAAAGAATGTTATAAAGCAAAAGCTTAAGCTCTCAAACAAATATTGGTCTGTGTTCATCAAGGATATGACTAAGAATAATATCATCATAGAAAAAGATAATTGTTTATATTTAAACAGAGATTTTTTTGTAAAGGGTAATTTGCAGGGGCTGCAAAAAGACGCAGACCATACTAGGCTATTTTGCAACTTCATTAGAGATATTTATGACGCATGTGATAATGTTCAAAGCATTACGCAAATTTCCTATCTCTACAAACTCATTCCTTTTGTGAATCGTAGAACAAATATTGTATGCTACAACCCAAAAGAGCAAGATCCAGAAAAGGTCTACCCTATTACGCTTGGTGAATTCTGTGACATGATTGGGTATAGCCGCAAAAATGCGCGAAGGCTTGTTAGTGATTTACTTAGCCTCAAGTGCAATGGACAAAATCTAATTGGATTTTTCGTTACAAATCTGAATCAAACTTCTTGGAAGATTATTGTTAATCCTCATATCTATTATGGTGGACAGAATGACAAGATATATAAAGAGCAAATCGCTCTACTGACAGATTATAATCCACCAGAAGCGTTTGATGTAAACAATACAAAATTATAGGAGGGATAATTATGGCGCAACTTTATAAGATGACACTATATGTATGTGACTTAGAAAATAATTTATCTTTGGATGAAATCAAAACTATGATTGAGCAAAATGCACTGAATGGAGTTGCTGTAAATTGTGCTTGCCATTTTGCAGATGAACAGACTGGCCCACAAGTTGAATGGGACGATGACATTGACCTTAATTATATTGACTGCCCCACTTCTGCTTGGGAAAAATATTTTAAGTAAATGAGGAGTAGATTAATATGGACAATGAATTTGGATATTATGCAGATGGAATTATTTATGATTTACAGTCCAGTAATTTCTCTAATGAATATTATGATATGGCAAATGCTCAACGGCTAAAATTCTTGAATAGAGTGCTTGAAATTCTTGGATATTATGCTGGATATGATGTGAAGGAGGATTAAATTATGATGACATTATTATTATTGCTTAGAAGTGTAATTGGAGTAATATTTGTAATTGGATTAATATTTGCTTCAGGATATATAGGTTTTTATTTGAATTCTGATTCCAAGTCTGATAAGCCAATAGGCGTATATAAAATCATATTTAAATATGGTATTTGTTACCCTGTTCAAGTTTTTAAACTGGCAAATTCTACATATAATGTGATTGGTTCAGTTATTTTAACAACATTAAGTCTAATAGTTTATCCAAGTTTTGCTTTCGTTAGTATTCTACTACTAATTGTCCTAAGTGTATTATTTGGATTTGATTTGATATTTAAGAAAAAGGACAAGGAGAGTTAATGATGAAAGACGTCTATAAGGTAGAAATTTCTGCTAAAGATTATCCTATAAGTTGCACTGATTTAACTATTGACTTTAATAAACCAATTAAGACAGAGAAAATTATTGGAAATGCAAAAGTCGTTTTGATCAGTTCAGGAGATGTAGTATGGATGGGCTATGATGGAGATACATATAAACTAGGAGATAAATATAAAGATTTTAATGCAATTATATCTTGTGTATATTATGAGCCAAAGCCATGGTGGGAATTTTGGAAGAAGAAAAAAATATTTGGATATGAAATTATGTTTCTATAAATTATAGGGGGTATTTTGAACTATGTTTGAACTAACTAAATCATTTAAGGACTATAAGTTTCCACACACTCTACATCAATTTAAAGACTTGCCGCTTGCAATTAAGTATCGGTTCCAACGTGCATTTAGAGGCTGGGCGGACTATGATGTTCTTAGTATGGATACATGGTTTATGGAAGTAATTCCACAAATGCTACAATATCAGCGTGATTGTAAAGTTAGCACACCAGTTTTGGATGTTGACGCAAGCTATGAAGAAAATAGAGAAAAATGGGATCAGATTCTTGATAAAATGATTTTTCTATGTCAAGAAATGAATGAAGATACATGCTCAAAGAAAAACGAAGTCACTGAAAATTATGTCCGAAATATTAAAAATGGACATGAAGTCAAACTTGATGATGAAATGTGGTGGGAGCGTCAGCAGGAAATTGATCAATATCGTCAGCAGTGTCTTGAATCATTTTTTAAATATTTTACAAAATATTTCCATAGCCTATGGATCTAAACTTGAGGAGGAATTAAAATGAAAACATTTGTTAGAACTACGCGAATTACACCAGAAGAGAGAGAGTCACACTTTTGGTATGATCCATTTTATAAAACATGGACAATGGAAACGAACATTCCAAAGCATTTTAATAAGGCGCTAAAAGTTGGATGGGAACCAATTTTGCAGGGAGTATATGAAGATGGTACTGTTTGCTGCATGACACTTGTTGCATCAGAGCGCGGTATTACGATTAAGACTCCAAAGAAGCGTGAAATGAGCGAAGAGCATAAGGCAAAGCTTTTTGGCACAAAAAACGTAGATTTATACGATAATTTTGAAGATGAGATTTAATATGTATAGTTACTATACTTAATCATTACAATATTAAAAAACATAAATATATATGATAAAAATCACACATTTTTTTAATTTGGAGGAAATAATACGATGAGTAACAAGGCAACGATGGAAGATTTTGCGAGAATGTGTCATTCTTATCACGATTGTATTGACTGCCCATTGCATGACGAAGATGTTCTATGCATGGTGAAGGATGCACTTGTAATGAATGATTTTTCTAAAATTGATTATATGAATAATGCCGTATATGAGTGGTCTACCGCCCATGATTAAAACAAAGGAGGTTGAATAAATATGTTAAATTGGACAGCAGAAGATATTGAGTATCTGAGTAATGTGATGTTGAAGCCATATACAAAAGCGTTCATAGAGGAAATGGCAGAGCACGATAATAAATCTTATGAGATTTGTAAGAAGATGATCCTACAGATGGCGGATTTAGTTAAACTAAGAATTAAAGAGTTAAATTACAATGGAACCAGAGACAGAATGTTCTTTATTACGTTGCTTTGCAATGAATTTGAATTTGATAAAGATGTGCTTGATAAGATCTATAAAGAATATTGCGAGAATTTTGATGCACTTAATAAACATCTGATTACAGAGGAGGATGGAAAAGATGAATAAGTCATGTGAATATTGCCAATACAATGGGCCATATGGATCCATTATTAATCCTTGTGAGAATTGCCCAAATAATTATTTTATGATTAATGGCACAATTCCCATTGTACAGCCACTTCGTGAAACAACAGATCATGTAACCAATAAAACTTATATAACCGCTACTACAGGTTGTAAAACGAATAGTAACTGCACAAAAATTAATGATGTATTTGCAACTGATCTACCGACTGCAGATGAATACCGTAAATCTATTGGCGTTCCATATGATTATCAATATGAATGGTCAGAACCAAAGTATATTTGTCCAAAATGTGGCGGTGGAATGTGCAAGAATAAAACTATGGTTCTTGCAAGTAACCCTCCTCAATATAAATATCAATGTAACAAGTGCGGACATGTGGAATATCAATTTGGGTGAGGGGCATTATGAAGAAGAAAATTAATTGTCCAACGTGTGGTGGGTCTGGTTTTGTTGCAAAGTTTAGTAGCTACTCTGTTTGGAGTGAACGTTGTGAACAGTGTAATGGAACTGGTGAAATTGAAGTCCCTTTTACCATTGGTGATAAAATTCGCAGCATGAGTGATGAAGAGATTGCAATATGGTTGAATGCACATGCCACTGATACAGTATGCGATCTTGTTTGTGGAAATGATTGTGAAGCAATGGCGACACATGATAAAACGTTTGATGAAGTGTGTAAAGATCTAATAAAGAAAAAACTTGCGAAGGAGTGGCATTAATGATGAAGATTGGTTATATTCAAGAATATGATTTGGAGCTCAATCCACATTTGACTGAAAGATTTAAATTTAGAGAAGCGTCTTTCACTAGAAGAATTTCAAGTCGAGGCGATAGAGTTTACTCGAAGATGCTGTTGTACCCTGTTGATTATGAAGAGATCGTTGACAATGCTAATATTATGAAAAAGAATAGCAAAATTATTCTAGTTCGTGAGCCATTTTTACTTGATGATGAGCTAAGAGAAAAAGTTGTTCGTTGGGTTGAATGGGCAAATCAGGCAAAACCTAGTGAGTATGACCCATTTGCAAAGGAGGATTAACAATGACTGGTCTGACATACAAAGAACTTAGAAATCTTAATATGACAACAAAACAAGTAATGTTGGGAAAAACTCCATCAATCCAATATAAATGGCATACAAAAAATGGCAATTGTGTTGCTGAATTTAAAATTTGGGATTGGTGGGATGGCAAAAATATTAGCGATCTCGAAATCAATGAAAAGTATAGAGGACTTGGATTATCTTATCAACTTTTAGATTATGCTACAAAACGATGCGGTGCTAGAAATTTAGCTGTAAAGAAAAGCAACACTATAGCAAAACATGTTTATGATAAGTACGGATTTCAAGTCACAGATGAAGATAATGCATATTATTATATGTCGTTAGTGGATTGCAATGGGACAGGTAATAGAAGTATTGAGCAGGAGGGTTAACAATGACTAAATATGTCGAACTGAAAACAGCTATTGATGCCGTCAATGACGTTTACTATGATACACCGGATATCAATTTGTCCGCAGACAAACTAGAAGCTGCTTTGCGTGGCATCCCATATGCAGATGTCGTACCAGTGGTGCATGGGTGCTTTGTACATGATGGCCAGAGGTATGCTGGCGGCGTGGACTGGTGGCATTGCAGTAGCTGCGGTAATTTGGCATCTGGAGTCGAGACGAGCTTTGACTACTGCCCGTGGTGCGGCGCAAGAATGGATGGAGGCAAAAACGATGCGGTTGATTGATGCGAAAAATGCAAATCTAATCGACGCTATTGGATGTAATGCATTTAAGGATAGACAAGATATTATTGAGTTGATTAATAACCAACCAACTGTAGATGCTGTACCTCTGGTATATGGGCGATGGATAGAATACCAAATTCCACACGTGATATGCTGTTCAAATTGTGATTGGGCAACAGATGCGGCAGAAAAGAACTTTCAATATTGCCCTATGTGTGGCGCGAAAATGGATGGTGATAGTAATGCGCTTGATTAACGCAGATCAGTTGTCCGAAGCTATATGGGATAATGTTCCTGCCATATACGAAGATGCGAGATGTGCAAAAGAGGACTGTCTGGCTGAAATAGAGGCGGCACCGACTGTGGATGCGGTACCAGTGCGACATGGGCATTGGATTTCAGAGCAAGAGTCAAATGGTAATCCCTATTGTTTTCGTTGTTCCGTTTGTGGTAGTGACTACAATTGCATCGGAACCGTCGATGTTACACCGGCTGTGCATAGGCGGTGGGAATGGTTCGATGAGGACACCGGGACACCACTAATTGTGGCAGCTTTTGACTACTGTCCCAATTGTGGTGCAAAGATGAAGGAGGTAGAGTGATATGGTTAAACAAGATGCTGCTACGTTGCTGGTGCAGTTGTACGCTGATTACTCCGTTTTATGTTCCAAATATGGAGAGTACTCGAATAATGACATAGCTGAAGCAGTAGCAATGGCTGTACAGGCATTGCAGGAGGTAGAGTGATATGGAAATAGTAAATTGTATGCTATGCGATTTCCGCCATAAGGATAATGGGAATTGCACCGCGGTCGGTGGATTCTGCACGGCGGTACCTGCCGCACATTGTCCGATGCTGCGGGCATATTTAAATACTGGTCTTACGCCGGAAAAGTGTGAATTCGCAAAGATTCTCGTCTATGCTGCCTTTAACGATGATACGTCAAAAGCAGAACGGATATTCGAATTACTGAAGGCTGACAAAGAGGGGCGACTAGTAGTATTGCCTGAAGGAGAAAAAATCAATGGCTGAATACATCGAGCGGGGGAGTGTTTTTGAAAGACATAGAAGAACGGAATTGCTTGCCATGCAGAAGGGCCAGACAAGACCGTGGCGGGTCTTTGTGCGAAATTTGCTGGATAAATGATTTGCGCAACGAAATCATTAATGCGCCTGCTGCAGACGTTGTCCCGGTGGCGCATGGGTGGTGGAACGCAGACGAAACTTGCTCATTATGTGGAGAGAAGTCAACGGAAGGGCTGGACGCAACGAAGTAGGACTATTGGTTCCCTAACTACTGTCCAAACTGCGGGGCAAAAATGGATTTGGAGGCGTTACAATGAGCGAATGGAAAACATCTGAAAGGAAACAGTTTAATATTCTGTGCGGCAATGCACAACTATTAGAGTGTCCACAATGTGGTACATTGTCAGTTGTAGATTTTGCGTATTGTCCGGGGTGTGGTAAAGATATGCATATCCCTGAAGACAAGCGTTTTAAAATGAGTATTGATTCAAATAAGTGCCAATATGCTTGTGTGATGCAATCGTATGTGCCTTTAACAGAATCTGTATATCTTAAATCAGAAGATATGCCAAGTCTTAATGATCTTATAAAAGAAATGTATAAGTATAAAGAAATGTATGGGATGTGATAAATATATGCAAATGATAATGTATGCTGAGGTAAGAGAAAATGGTGCATGGAAAAAGGTTGGTAATCTTTTTCCAAGCACATTTATTGAAATGAATGATAAATTAACTGATAGGGTTTGTGATGAAAGAAATATTTTCTTATATGAGTTATTTGGTTGGGTCACAAATCAACTAAATGGTTATACAGTAATTAATCCAATTAGTGAGTTGCGAGGCTTGCCAGATGATGCATCTGATGTAATTTCAAGTAATCATTATTTTCGTTTTGGAGGCTTTGCTTCATATGTAACTCTTGATGAAATACTTAATTACAATTGGGATGCAACAATTTCTCATATGGGTCGTATTCCTGAGAAGGCTTATGTGCATTGGAAGAGAGATGGTGTCGCCCCCACTCGTTGGGATAGGAACATTTCAGGAGAAGACAAAAAGATAATTACTTCTTTTGTTATGAATGGCATTTTGGATGAGAGCATTCCAAGGGACGAAGGTATTAAATATTATGTTGTTGTTGAATATGATCCAAAGACTTGTAGGGAATATTGTAACTTTTTTTGTGACATTTCTCTCCCACTGCTGGTGAAACTTGTTCCACAGGGCGGCAATTATGAAGATGTGAGGGTTGTTTACACATTTGTTGATTAAATGCACTTGACATTTGTAAAGTTTGTTGTATAATAGGCTTGTTTAAAAGGACAATACAAAATTATTGTCATAGGTGGTGATATTTATTGGCAAAACAGCAAAAGAATCAAACTTATGTACTAAAAATTCATAGTGGCTATTTAGCAAAGCATAATTGGCATTTAACACTAAAATTGAATGAAATCAGAAAGCAGCCGCAAATGGTTGTTAGTTTGGGGTCTTCTCAAGTGCTAAGATGGTTGACAGAGTTGCAACATAGAAACTGGGATGATGATGAGGCAACAAAAATTAAAAAAGATATCCAAAATACAAAAAAATTAGAGAATACTTCTGAGAATAAGGCAAAAATCCGTAGATTGTATAACGACTTGTATCAAACGCAATTTCAGCAAGATTATGTAATGCTTGTTATGGATTCTCCGGGAGATTACAAATATGTGTGTAAGAACAAATTTAAGGTTACTATTGATTATGATGACGGCAATGCCCCACAAACCGTAACTTATGTTCGCCTACTTGGTACAGCAGGTTCTATTAAAAAGAGTACAATTATGTTTATTAACGAAAACTTGCATGACGAAATTATGCGTCGTATTAATAATGGGCGCTATCTCGGGCCAAAAGTTGATGAGAATAACAATCTTTTAGAGCCAGTAAAAACTTATAATGAAATGGAGCTAAATTATAAGTTTATTCCAGCGAAGTTGTCTGCATATTTTGCGCTGCAGTGCTCAGCTAGTATCACAGTAGGTTCATTTACTGACGAGGAAAAACCATGGCCACGTATCATTGTAGTAAAAGATGCAGAAACGCATTTTAACTACCCTGTAAGAATAGTTAAAGATACTGGAAATGAAAAAAATCCTGATTGGCCAAGCGTAAGCGAGCCACATGAAGAAATGATTGATTATAATGTTTCTGATGGTATGGGTTTTATTTCTCCCGACATGAGCAGAAAATGGGCAAAATTTCTAGGAGAAGGCGATGAACCGCTCTCTGGATACAATACCAGATGCGCATTTTTAAAGGGCATGGTGTTTACAGTACCTTTTGTTCAGTTTGCTGAGGAAGTAGCGCACACATATGAAATAACTGATGCGTGGGGAGATAAAAGGGACGTAAGGGACGCAGATTTAATTCTAACAACTTCTATGTTAAAGTTATGGGATTCTTACGCAGGATGTGAAGATTATGTTCGCAATTGTAAGGAAAATGGATATGATTTTTGCATAGCCAAGAGTGCTCCTCGTGAATTGCGTAATGTTCATACAACGAATTATCAGTATTTACAAGATTTCAAATTCACAGACGAGCAAATTGACGAGTTGGTTGCGCCAACAGTGACAAAAATCAAAGAATGTCTTGGCTTGGATTGGAGAAAGTTAATTCTCTATATGTGCGGAACTGGGCTTGATGAAAATAATGTTGAACATATGGAACCAATGTGCAAGGCAATTATGGCAAATCCAGAGCTAACTAAAGACCCTTACGTTCGCTCTAAGGTTAGAAGGATGATCCAAAAACGCATTAAAACTGCAAAAATAGGAGTTTTAGATGTTGATGGAGATTATGCAATTATAGGAAATGACCCATATTCGCTATTACAGAGCATGTTTGGGTTAGAGATTACAGGCTTGCTGCATGCAGGCGAATGCTACCATCGTTTTTGGATTGATAAAAATGTCCACGAGGTTGTTGCTTTTCGTGCGCCAATGACTTCAATTGAAAATGTTTGTAAACTCAATGTTGTTACTAATCCAGAGATGAAAAAATGGTATAGATATATCAAAACTTGCTGTATTCTTAACAGTTGGGACACTACTGCTATTAGATGTAATGGAGCTGACTATGATTCTGATAGCTTCTTCGTAAGTGACACACATGCGCTTATTGAGGCGTTTGAATACAAGCCAACATTAATGTGTGTGCAAGACAAAATGCCAAAGAAGGTTCCAATTGAAGAAGATTTTATTACTTCAGATATTAATGGCTTTGGAGACTCTATTGGAAGCGTAACTAACAAAGCAACAAATATGATTTCTTTGAGAGAAAAGTTTGCGCCAGATAGTGAAGAATACAAAAGGCTCACTGATAGAATCAACACAATGATGAATTATCAACAAAATGCCATCGATCGTATCAAGGGGGTTGTTGCTAGGCCAGTGCCAAAAGAATGGCTAGAAACAAGAATGCACAAGCCAAAGTCAGGAGACACACCTGAAATATCGCATGATAAAGAAATTGATACGAGAATAGCAGCAAATATAAAGCCATGGTTTTTTATTTATAGGTATTCTCAGCTAAAATCAGAGCTTGATAAATACATGAGGTCTGTAAGATCAAATTGTAAAATAAGGTTTGGCAAGACCTTAGAAGATTTGTGTGCATCTGAATGCTTGACTGACGAAGAAGAAGCATTTATCTACAATTATGAAAAATATCTTCCTGTTAGTAGAGCTCCCGGCACAATGAACAGAATTTGTTGGAAGATTGAGGACGAGTTCCAGACGACAGATGTGCTGCCAAACGTGGATTTTGATGCTTCTATTTTGAAGAGCGATGTGGAATATTCTCAGGAAGAATTTAATGCAGTACAAGCATTGTATGAAGAATATAACAGTAATGTTCAAGTCTTCTTAAAAGGTGTTAAGAAAAATGATGTTAGCAAAGAAGAAAGAGACCTTGTAATGTCTCAATTTAAGGATACATTTTCTGAAGAATGTGCTTTTGTGTGTGATAACAAGGAAGTACTCGCTAACATTGTTGTCGATGTTTGTTATACGTCTAATAAAAATAAATCTTTTGCTTGGGATGTTGCTGGTGAGCAGATTTTTAAAAATGTATTAAGAAATAGTGGAAATAAAATGCAGTTTCCAATCAAAGATGAAAATGGTGACATAGAATTCTGTGGTAAAACATTTTCATTGTATACTAAAGAATTTGGTGGTGATGAACATGCTAGTATTGAATGAGAAAAAATATGCAATGAATCTGTTACTTGGTAAAAATCAGGACGTCAAGTCTGCCATTAAGAAGATTGGTTATATTACTAGATATAATGCTCAAATATTGGGGAAAGATGATAATGAGAATTATAATTCCACTGTTGCATGGATGACAAAACATCAAATTAATTTTGATGAAGCGAGCTATTCAAATGTTATTTCAAATGCAATTAAAGGATCAAAAAAGCGAGCGCTTTATGAGTTAGACGATATCGTTATTACTCAAAATGAGTTGAAAAAGATAGAATCTTTAAATAATATCCGAGCAGAAAAAATGACATTTGTGCTACTATGTATGGCAAAACAGCAAGCAAAAATCAATGATTTTTATGGAACGTCGTCTAATTTTACAGATGGTGGTCTTGTTAGATATACTGTTACAGAGCTGTGTAAAATGGCAAGAGTATCCGTTCCTGCAGATGATAGAGAATATATTTTACACTATATTCTCGTTCAGGGGCTCATAAGTTGTCCAAAGCGTAATGATACAAAGTGTTTGTGGGTTAATTTTATTGATAAAGACGGAGAAGAAGTTCTTCGTTTGAATGAAGTTGACTGCCAAGAATTGGCATATGTATATCTGAATTGGAAAGGAAAAGAAGAATTTAAGAGATGCACTTGCTGTGGCAAACTAATGAAGCGCAAAGCAAGCGACAACATATGTACCGACTGCTCTCTTGCATCCTCTCTCCCACCACTCATATGGTGTATTGATTGTGGTGAAATCGTTGAAATTGGTAAATTTGATTCTAAGACATGTAGATGCTCAGAATGTCAAGACAAAGCATTGCATAAATCATGGGCAGAAGCCGCTCAAAGATATAGAAAATCAAAAAATAAATCGTCATAATACCCCTTCCATTTACAATACAAAATTATAGCCTCACATAAAAATCATATGCATTTGTATGAGGCTATGCGAAAAATCAGGGGTCGAAAAATTCCTAATGGATAGTATACATGAAGCTGTATTCTATACATTGACACGAATTTTTACTATGAAAAAGAACGAAACGGAGGAAAACGTATATGTCAGAAGAACTATTTGTAAGTATCCCAGAGTCTATTGCAAATCTGCAGCTCCCAAATCCAGAGCTAAGAAATTATTATAGAGACATTGAACATCGTGTACTCTATATTGATGAGCAGATTGATGAGAATCTTCTAGAACTATCTAAGGAGATTATTCGCTGGAACAAGGAAGACAAAGATATCCCTGTTGAACAGCGTATGCCAATCAAGATTTGCATTGATACTCCGGGCGGTGATGTGTCTGTTACATGGAGCTTTATTAAGCTTATTGAGATTAGTAAAACGCCTGTTTGGACAATCAATCTATGCTGCGCGTACTCTGCTGGCGCTGATATTCTCGCCGCAGGCCATAAGCGCTATGCAATGCCGGGTAGCTCTGTGCTAATTCACTCTGGGTCTTGCTATTATGGTGGCACTCAGGAACAGGCAGAATCAATGAAGAAGTTTGGTGATAAACTCGTAAAGAAAGTGACTGATTTCTTCCTTGCGCATACAAATGTAGATCCGAAGGTATTCAAAAAGAGAGCTCCTTATGATTGGTATCTTGATGAGGATGATGCGCTTGAGCAAGGTATTATTGACGAAGTTGTGAGTGATATTGACGAGCTATTCTAATCTGGAGGGCATATATGGCTACTAAAAAGAAAACAGTCATTAATGAATATGGGGATGCGCCAAGAGACATCGAAGGACATCCATTTTATGGGTTAGTAATGGACGAATCTCAAAAAGAATTCGTGAATGCTATTTTGAACCCAGACAAGCTGATTGTGTTTGCTAATTCAAAAGCGGGAAGTGGTAAAACACTTATGGCAGTTGCTGCAGCAAACCTTCTGGTTCAGCATAATGCGTATGATGGGATTGTCTATATTGTTAGTCCTGTACAGGAAGAAAAATTAGGGTTTTTGCCGGGGAGTGCAGATGAAAAAATTTCTATTTATACTGCCCCTTTATATGATGCTCTAGTAAAGCTGGGTATTAATCCATATACGGCTATTATTCAGGAAGGTGTAGAAAACCAAAAGAATGGTACTGGCTATATTGATTGTGTATCTCACGTTTATCTGCGTGGGTGCAACTTAGAGAATAAGGTAGTTATTGTTGAGGAAACCCAGAATATGTATGTAGATGAACTAAAAAAAGTACTTACGAGAGTTTCTGATACGTCGAAAACTATAGTTATCGGACATAGTGGTCAATGCGATCTGTACCATCACCCAGAAAACAGCGGCTTTGTTAAATATATTGAACATTTTAAAGACAAAGATTACGCCCAAATTTGCGAGCTAAATATCAACCATCGAGGCGTTGTTAGTTCGTGGGCAGATGAACTATAAAATACAAAGGAGAAAAGATTATGGCAGCAAAAATTCAGAGCAAGTATACAGTTCAGGCAAATTGAATTCTTCACATTCAAGACAATCAAGTGTTTGTCGAGAATGATGATACTGGTGAGTATATTCCACTAATTAGTCTGTTTGCGGATTTTAATGATAAAGACGTTAAGCTCAGTATTGCTTATGGCGAAGAGCTTGCGTAAGTATTGATTAATATTATATAAAAGGAACAAGAAAGGGAGATTGAAATGGTTTATAAACAGAAAGATCTAGTTAAAATGGTAGCAAAGGAATCTGGGTATTATCAGGGTGCAGTGAAGGATATTTATGATGCGACTTTTGATGTAATTACTCAGCTACTATCGGAGTCTGCACCTGACAATCTGGCAACAATTAAGCTATTTGAAGGGCTTAATATTAATGCTAAGTTTTTTAAGGGAAAGGAAACTTTCAAGCCAAGAACTGGTGAGAGAACGGTTAGTGATGACCATATTTATCCGGTGGCTAAGTTTACACAGGCATATCAGTTAAAAATTAGAGCAGCATGCAATGAGAACATTAAAGGCGAGGAATAATCCTCGTCTTTTTGTTATATGCGAGAAAGGACAAAAGGAATGGAGATAATTAACTTTAATCCCGCGCAAGAGAGCGAAGAGCAGTATATTTATCGCATTTGCTCGCTAAAGGAGTCATCTGGAATGACGTGGCAGCAAGTTGCGGACATTATTAATGCTGCGCTCGATCAAAACTACGGCGAGTCCGCTTATCGTAAAAAATATCAAATGTTTCAGCATGGCCTTAAGACTTGTGAGAAACAGGTTTTTACAGATGATGAGTATCTGAAAAAGATTCAAACGGAGAGAGAAGAGCTTTATAAGGTTAAAAAGCAGTTTCAGGATCAGAGAAGAGAATATAATAAGCTGCTTGCAAGTGATGCTAGAGCCGAACATTTGACAGAAAAATTAATTGAGGCGGCGGAGAATTTAAGTAAAGATAAGTTTTTGAGTACGAATCAAATTTTGTCTGTTGGCTCTAAGGAAGAAGCAGTTCTCGTCTTGACAGACTGGCATTTCGGTATGGTTACAGATAATATCTGGAATAAATATGACACAAATGAGTGTCTATCACGTGTTAACACTTTGTTCAAGAAAGCAAGTGAATATTTGAAGTTACATGGTATAAGAACGCTTCATATTGTACTACTTGGAGATTTTATACACGGAAGTATACATACTTCTGCGAGAGTTGCCTCTGAAGAAGATACTTGTGACCAGTTGATGGAAGTGTCTGAAATTTTAGCAGAGCTTATTAATGGACTGTCACAAAATGTTAATGATGTATATGTTTATTCTACTTATGGAAATCATGCGAGAACAGTACAAAACAAAAATGATAGCATCCATTCAGACAATATGGAGAAGATTATTCCTTGGTGGATTAAACAAAGACTTGCTAAGAATTACAAGGTTCATGTTCGCGACAATAATATTAATGAGTTTATTTTCTTTAATGTGCTCGGTCATGATATCGTTGCAGTTCATGGAGACCTAGAACGCTTCAATAAACTTGGGGTGGATATGCACACCCTGTTTGGCAAGAAATATGGCCTCGATGTTGAATATGTGTTTTCTGGGGATAAGCATCACTCTGAGACAATTGATTCTTATGGAATTGATAATGTAATGGTGAGCTCCTTGTGTGGAACTGATGACTACGCCAATAATAAGAGATTATATGCAAATCCTGCTCAAACTTTGTGCATTTTTAACAAAGAAGATGGGAAAATTTGCACTTATAATATTAAACTTTAAGGAACAAGAAATTATGAAGGAGAAATAAAAAATGGAACAAAAGAGTACAAAATTAATCTTTAATCCGGGCTGTGCTCGTAGACTCCTTAAGATGGGTTGCACTATTTGTGATATCAAGCCGTCCAAGGAGAATCCAAAAGATAAAACAGTATTTGTGTTTGTTAAGGATGCAAAATTTGACGCAGCTATTGCTGAGATTGATCAGCAAATTAAGGAAACCAAGAAAGAAGCAGTAGAATAATAAATTTATTAAAAAGAGCAAAGGGAGTGATAATAGATGCCAACTACTGCAAAAAAACCCGGAAGAAAACCAACCGGTGCAAAAAAAGCTGGTAGGCCAAAACCAAAAGTTGAAGAGCCAAGTTATCTTTGCCCTTATTGCAATACAGTGAAGAAAAGGTCTGAATATTATGTGAGTACAGATCCGTTGGTTAGGACTGGTGTTACGAGCATGTGTAAGGACTGCGCAAAGAAAATAGCAAGAAACTATGACCCAAAAACTGGACAATATGGAGATTGCACAAAGGAATCAATTATTGAGGCGCTCGAAAGATTGGATAAGCCATTCTTTGAGAGTCTGTTTAATTCCAGTTACGTGGAAGGCAATGACCCTAGTAATAAAAGTCTTCACGGAGACACATGGGAGGCTTATATTAAAAACATTTGCTCATTGAAGCAATATAGAACTTTAAGATGGCACGATGGGGATATAGCCAGTACATATATGGCAAAAGCGGAAGCGGCGGTTATTCCTATGGAGCAACAACTCCAGAGTGGAAAAGCGCTAGACGATCAGGAGGTCTATGAAACATACCAAAAGAACAAAGAAAGCGTGATTAGACTTCTAGGATATGATCCATTCGCTAGTGAAGCAGAAAATGATAAGCCGTTGCTTTATTCTCAACTGGTTGGTTATCTTGATATGGGTGGAGACAATGAGGATATGATGAGGAATAGCTCTGCCATTACAATTGTTCGTGGTTTCTTGCAGCAATCTAAAATTGATGATATGCTCGCAAAGTCTATGAAGACCATTGGATCAAAAAATAGAGCCGGAGAAATCAAGTCATTACTTGATTCGAAGCAGAAGATTAGTTCTACTATTTCTCAACTTGCAGAGCAAAGTTGCTTGAGTTTAAAGCACAATAAGAATCAAAGCAAGGGAGAAAATACGTGGACTGGAAAAGTTAAAAAGATTAAGGAACTTAATCTTCGTGAAGGTGAAGTTAATGGGTTCGACATTGCTACATGTAAAGGCATGCAGCAAGTTATGGATTTAAGTAATGCTTCTATTTTAAAGCAACTTGCACTTGACGAGTCGGAATACTCTGATATGATCGCAGAGCAAAGAAAACTTGTTACAAAGTTGACAACAGAGAAAAATAGTTATCAAGAAATAACGAGAATTCTATTAAGAGAAAATCTAGATTTGAGAGACACTTTGTCAGATAATAATTTGTTGGACAAAGAGAATTTAACAAATTTGGAAGACCTATTCTCTTCATTTGGAGATGTTGTTGAAGCCGACGAAGAGGAAGGTGAAAACGATGAGTCAAATGAGGCATAAATATAAAATAAAAATTGTAGAAGAGATGAATGATGAATATCTGGAAAGTATGTTCGTTGATCATGAAACGGTATATGTAAAACCGGGTGTTTATGCAATGTCTACAAGAAAATTAGAATCATTAATTAAAATAGCAGAGATACAAAGGTATTACCAATGCAACCCTGTTAGATTTATTAGTGATTTTTTTGGTATTGAGCTTATTGATGCGCAGGCTTGGATTGTGCAGAGGTCTTGGAATTGTCCTAACGTGCTTGTAGTTGCAACACGTGGACTTGGAAAGTCAACAGTAATTGATCTTATTTTAATGTCAAAAGGGATGTTGTTTAACAATTTTTGGAGTTATATTGCTTCCGGTTCTGGCGGTCAGGCAGAGCAGACATTCACTACCTTAGAACGTTTAGCAAATGATAATATTGACGAAATGATTGGTTCGACAGGGTATATATTTAAGAATGAAGTCGAAGTTAAAAATGCCGCAGGAGATGGGTTTAGTCACTCAAGTAATGGATTTACATATTCGCTATATAACGGATCAAAAACGATGACACTAAATAGCAATATCGACTCTAAGAGAGGTTTTAGAGGGTCTGTAATCTTTGACGAGTCTGGATTTTTGTCTGCAGAAATGATGAAGGTATATGGCGCTTTTGCAATTGTCAACAAGAGTTTTAAAACAGGTAAGGATCGTGATGGTAAGTCAATTGATCCAATTAGATTAATGACTTTCCCGTCCAATATTCCAAATCAGAAATTCTATATAAGTTCAGCATCAAGTACTGATACAGAATTTTATCGACTATATAGAGAATTTGCAAAACGACAATTGATTGGAGACCCTGATTACTTTGTTGCGCATATTGACTGTGAAGTCGCGTTTCATCCGACTATGCATGGAAAGGTTATTGCTCCTTTGCTGATGCAAAGCACAGTAGAGTCTGAAATGGCAACAAACTCGGAGAAAGCAAGGCGTGAATATTATTGTGAATTTACTACAGACGCAGGGTTGAATGCAATTATCAAGCGTGGCACTATTGCCAGAAATAGTGAGACTCGTGTCCCACTATTACATAATGATACAAATGATAAGAAGTTTGTATTCGCTTATGATCCAGCAAGAAGCCGTGATAATAGTATTATTCTTATTATGGAGTTATATTTGGATAAAAATGGTGAATACAAAGGAAGAATTGTAAACTGCGTTAATCTACTAGACATTTCAAAGAAAAGAAAGACCCCAATGCAGACGCCGGATCAAATTGCATACTTAAAGGAATTAATATTAGATTATAACGGAGACGCGCCGGATTATGAAAATATTGAAGCAATTTTAATAGACGGTGGATCAGGAGGATCCGGTGTAAATATTGCGGATTATCTTATGGAAGATTGGGTAGATAATAAAGGCAATAAACATAGAGGATTAATAGATAAAGAATATAGCTCAGATTATATTAGCAAATTTCCAAACGCAATTGACAAGATTAAAATACTTCAGCCAACTCAGTATAAGTCTATTATTTATGAAGCATTAATTGAAATGATGAACCAAGATTGTATTAGCTTTACAGCAGACTATGATAACAAGGGATATTTAACGTTATTTGAGGTTGATGAAAAGCTATATAATTCTGAAAAGAAAAGAATTACTGCTGAATTAAAAAAACAGAACATAGATGAAGTTGAGTTTGCGACTAAGTTAGAAGAAGAAATGAAAAAATCTTCTTGTATGAAAACTAAAGTTGTTAAATTAGACCCGTATCAAGAAATTGCGTTAAAAAACATAGATGCCCTTAAGGAAGAAATGGTGAACATGGTTCGTAAGAAGAGAGATTCTGGAAAGGATTCTTTTGAACTTACACCAGAAAAGGAAAACAAATTACATGACGACAGATCGTACTGTGCAGCTCTACTTGGCTGGTTTTTATCTGAGAAACGTGCAGAACGTATTCGTCACAAAAAGCGCCCAAGTAGCGCAAATATGTTAGATCAATTCAAAATTAGAGCCCCCCAAAAACCGGGTGGCTTATTTAACTAAGGAAGGCGGTGAAATAATTGCCAACAAAACAAAATGATAATAAAGTTGAGCATGGAACAGCTCATTCTACAAAAGAGATTGCGGATTTCACCGCAAAACAACAGCAGATTGAACAGTTCAAGCAGGCTGCTAAGGCGGCGCTTCAATTGCTAGATCTGCAGAATATTCCAAGCAAAACGTATACGGTGTATTCTAAGGATTCTCTAAGAACTTATCTTAAGAACCCGCTTTCGGACACCAACCAGAAGAACCTAAGGAAGCTGAGTCAGTATTTGTATGTTTTGAGTGCGCAATATAGAAGAATTATTTCATATTTTGCAACACATATAGATTTGACTGCTTATAATGTCATTCCTAATATTTCGATGACTGAAGATAATGATGATGAAAAAGTGCTTCAGAACTATGAGGCAACGTTGAAGTGGATCGAAAAGATGAACCTACAAGGTCAAATTCATGGGATATTAACAACATGTCTTCGTGAAGATTGTTTCTTCGGATATATTTATTACGAAGATGGCGAAGAACAGGATAGAAATTCGTTTATTATTATTCCACTGGATGCAGATTATTGCAAGATTAGCTCAGTGAACTATAATGGAACTCTTAATTGTGCATTTGACTTTTCATTTTTCGACGGCTCTTCAAATAAGGTATATTTGGATTATTGGGACAAGGAATTTACTACGGGCTATAATGCCTATAAAAATGATAGCAAACAGAGATGGGCCGAGCTCGACCCTGAGAGAACCGTTGTGTTTAAAATGGATTATGACCAGCTAGATAGGGTTATTCCTCCATTTGCAAGTTTATTTGAGGATGTTATTGATTTAATTGACCTTCGTGGAATTACTAGTGTAAAAGACCAGCTTTCAATTTATAAGTTGCTAGTCGCAAAGATTGATACGCTTTCAAATACTAGTAGCCCAGATGATTTTGAAGTAAGTCTTGATCTTGCGGTTGATTTTTATAACAAGATTAATCAGATTCTTCCAGAAGAGATCGGACTTGCTCTGTCTCCTATGGAGATTGAGCCGATCACATTTGATAAGGACGCAACCGATGAAACTAATAGTATTTCCAAGGCAAATAAGAACCTTTGGGAGTCTGCTGGCGTCAGCCAGATCATGGACAACTCAAAGCTTACTGGTTCTACTGCTGTAACTGCTGCAATGAGATTTGATGCACTTTTCATTCAAAAGCCGTTACTGTGGCAGATTGAAGCGAGAGTTAATATGTTCTTGGATTATGTGCTGCCTGACAATGGAATGCGCGTAAAATATATGCAAGTTACTCCATATTTAAAGGACGAAGTTATTAAAAATGTTAAAGAGGCTTGCACGTTGGGTCTTCCAATGAAAACGCAGCTTGCGTCTTTAATGGGCATGAGTCCTTTGGATATGAATTCTATGCTATATCTTGAGAATGATATTTTGAAGCTTCAAGACAAGATGGTTCCGCTGCAGAGTACTTATACTCAGACTGGTAGCTCTGATACCGGAGGCGCCCCCACTAAGGATCTTGGCGATCTTACAGACGACGGAGAAGCCAGTATTGACAAGAGAGATAAAGCTAATTAAAGGAGGTATACGTCAATGAATAATCAAAAATTTATTGTAACAAAAGACAAAGCGACCGCTGAGTTTTTTATTGCTTCTGGGATTAAGCTTGTGTCTCAAATTGGGGATACTTATACATTTTTGAATCAGCCTCCAAAGCATTTTAGTTTTAGAGAGACGGACAAAGGAAAGTATTGCTTTAGTAATATTTTAAGCATGTAAGCTCCTTCCGAGCTTCACATAGATATTTTAATGAAAGGAGGGAGAATATATGCGTACATTTTATACAGTAGATGACTTGTATAAGTTCTGTAAAGAGAACAATTTTTCTAAGTTTAGTTCTAAAGAACATGGTAATAAGCCACTAGTCTTACAATCTATTGAGTCTTTTGAAGCAGATAATAGCCATGATGGGCTACTTGACGTAAAGCTTAAAGCTTGTCATGTCGGGGTTAATAGGAATCAGTCCTCAATTTCTGAAGATACGATGCAAAAACATATGAGCTCGTTTAAGGGACGTCCGATTCTTGGTTCAATCTTTAAGGCAGATACTGGGGAGTATGAATTCCATTCGCATGATATGGAGATTGACGAAGAAGGAAATGTCGAATATATTGAACAGCCGGTTGGTGTTATTAGTCAGGTGAAAGAACCATATCTAGAATATGATAAAGAGAATGATAAGACATATTTGATGGTTGAAGGTCATATCTTCGAAGACTATTCTAAGGCTGCAGAAATTTTGCAAAGGCATAAAACTTGTAAGTGTTCTGTCGAAATTGCAGTTGATGAAATGAGTTGGAATGTTGATGAGAATTATCTCTCTATTGATTCATTTACTTTTCGTGGAGTGACTGTCCTTGGATATGAGCAAGATGGAAAAACTGCTATTGAAGAAGGCATGAAAGGATCAAAGATTACTATTGAAGACTTTAGTGAGAAAAATAGTATGTTTACGCAGGACTGTCAAAATAAATTGCTTGATACGTTAGAAAAGCTAAATACTACGCTTTCTGCGTTTCAAAATAAGGACTTTGAACAGAAGGGAGTGAAGGAAGAAATGAACAAGTTAGAAACCCTGATGGAAGAATATAGTGTAACTATGGAAGACATTGATTTCGAGGTTGAAGGTCTAAACGATGACGAACTCACTGCTGCTTTTGAGGAGCATTTTGGCAAAAAGGACTTTGATGACGGTGATGATGCGGGTAATGATGGTAGCGCTGATACTAGTTCTACTGAAACGTCTGAAACTGGTGCAGAAACAGGTACTGATCCAAGTGAGGGCGAAAGCTCCGAAACCACAGACCCAGAGCCACAGGACGATCCAAAAGAGGAAGAAGACCCAGAGCCTGCTACAGACGATGGTGATTCTAAGGGCAAGAAGAAATATTCCATTGATGAAAATGGTGATATGACTCTTACTTGGCAGATTTCTCATGAGGATATTAGAAATAGTCTATATAATCTCATGGCAGCCGAAGGTGAGTATCCATGGATCGTAAATACATACGACAATAGCTTTATTTATCAGAGCTGGGAAGACGGAAGATTCTATAAGCGTGGCTATTCTGTCGATGGTGATAATGTCGCTCTTGGCGATGATATTGTTGAAGTGTTTTGTGAATGGCTAACTCAGGAAGAGAAAGATGCTATTGCTGCACTTAAGGCTGATTACGCAAAGCTTAAGGAATTTAAGGAAAGCGCTGAACTCGCTGAGGTGAATGCCAAGAAGGATGCAATCTTTGAGCGTGAGGAATATTCTGTTCTTGCTGATGATACAGCTTTTGCTGAACTGAAGAAGAATGCAGAAAAGTACTCTGTTGAAGAAGTTGAAGAGAAGGCTAAGGTTATCTTTGCTGATTATGTTATGCAGAAGGGCCAGTTTGCTCTAGAGCATAAGGACGAGAAGAAACCTACTAAGAAGGTGGGCGTTAATTTCGATAAGCCAGCGAAGAAAAAGGCGTATGGCAATCTATTCAACGACTAATAAGATAAATATTATGTTAAAACAAGACAATCAGGGATGATGTCTTTTTTATTTTAAAAAATTTAACTATGAAAGGATGAAATTAACTATGGCAAATGTTTTTGACAATGTCAAGGGAGTCGCCCACGTCGTTTGTGAGTCAAGCCTCCTAAAGGCCACAGAAGTTGGTCATATTCTAAGCATGCAGTGCCACAAGGATCTAGATAATGGTTCTATCGTTGCAAGAGGTGCTTTTGTTGAGGAGCAGGTCTTTAAGACTGCTGATTATGCTGCTGGCCAGAAGCCATATCTAGTGCTTACTACCCCAATCGGCTATAATTCCGACAGAAAATATTATCAGGATGAGCAGTATTTCTACAATGCTACTGGTGAGATTGCTCGCTGCTATGAACTACACGTCGACGATATCTTCACTGTTTCTGCTGACGCTATCACTGCTCTAGCAACTGCTCCTGTCGTTGGCAATTATGTCAGCGTTGATGGCGGTCTCTATAAGGAAGCTGCGACTGCTGGTCAGACTGGCTTCGTTGCTCAGATCATTGAGAAGGTTAACTACACCAATAGTGTTTCTTACAGACTTCATGTCGTAAGCCTAGGTGTCTAATTGAATATTGAGGAAGGAGGAAAATAATATGTCTAAGTTTATGAATTTTGATGCACGTGTTCAGCACGCATTTAATGATGATGTTAATGACTATGTTGCTTTCAATAAGCTAATGCTCGACGCTGCTCGTGGCACGGTTGAGAATTACTCTGCTAAGGAAGCAAATGATAAGATTGTAGAAGTTTTCCGCAATGTGATTGGCTGCGATGAGCATTCCACCAAGGCGGAGATCCGTAGAGGTATTCGTAAGAATCAGGCCGTGCTCTTTGATATTATCGAGGAGACCATTGATGACGCTCTAGTTAGCGGTTGGGAACAGAATCCTTTCTTCAGAGAGTATGTTGATGTTCGTAACCTCGCACTAGGCGATGCGAATGAGTTCTATGTGCCCGATAATAGCGTTCTAAGCGTTATGAAGGTTTCGGGCAACCACCACGACATCGTGCGTCAGAGATTAGGTGCTGGCAAGGTCTTCTCTGTTGAGACTAGCTGGTACGCAGTGAAGGTATATGCAGAGATGGAGCGCCTCCTTACTGGTGTTGAAGATTTTGCAACTCTAGTCGGTAAGATTACCGAAGCTTTTGATCGTTATGTCAATCAGGCTCTTTATGAGGCTCTAATTGGCATTGGTAGCACTCTAGGTGCTCAGTGGTACAAGTCTTCTGCTATTAGCGAGGCTACTAAAGAGACTCTACGCACTCTATGCATGGATGTCGGCATGGCATCTGATTCTGAGGTTGTAATTATGGGTACTCGTGCAGCTCTTGCAAGCGTGTTTGCTCTTAATGATGTTTCTTGGGCATCTGGCGACATGAAGAATGAGATGTACACAACTGGACGTTTTGGTTATTGGGAAGGCATCCGTCTTGTGGAGCTAAAGCAGGGCTTCAAGCTAAACGATACCACTCAGTATCTAGTTGCCAATGATGTTCTATTCATCATGCCTGTTGGCATTGATCCTATGCTAAAGCTTGTCTATGAAGGTGATACTCGTATGTATCAGGTTCAGGACGCAGGTACTCATATGGATATGACATATGATTCTGAGGTTCAGACGAAGCTCGGCATTGGTGTTGTTACTAACGCTAAGTTTGGTTACTGGAAGATTGTTAAGTAATTATAGCAATACAAAATTATTTAAGGAATAAAAGGAGAAATTTAAATGGCAAATACAACAAGAACTAAAAAGGCAGAGGTTGAAGCCCCTGCAGAAAATGAAGCCCCTGCAGAAAATGAAGCAGTAAAAGCAGCCCCAAAGAAGGCTCCTCGCAAATTTGCAATGGATGATCCAATCCTCTGCAAGTCTGTTACTTATGGTGAGCTTCTGCTTCCGGGCAAGAAGTCTCAGCTTTTGTATACATGGGCAAACTATGGAGATGCAACTGAGGTTGAATACCAAGACCTTCAGGCACTTAGGTCTACGAGATCTGCATATCTAAATGCTCCATATTTTGTTATTGAAGACGAAGAGCTTCTTGATCAGTGGCCTGAGTTTAAGGCGCTGTATGATAAGGTGGCGGCGGTTGATGTAGATCATCTATTCAGTCTACCTATTAATCAGTTTAAGAAGAGACTTCGTGAAATCCCAGTTGGATTTAAGGATTCTGTAAAGAATATTGCAAGCGATATGGTTCGCAATGGTTCTTTGGATAGCCTTGCGAAGATTAATGCGCTGGACGAAATTCTTGGGACAGACATTAAGCTGCTCATTCAATAATACATAAGGAGGTTGGAATATGACTTCCTATGATGTGGTTTTTAAGCGCTTTCTTAATCGTATTACAGATTATGATCTTCCGCTTCTTCCAGAAGAAGATCTGGATGAGATGATGTGTGGTTGGTTAACAAGCGCTATCGCAAATTTTACTAGATGCAAGTCTGATTTATCTAATAGAGATGATGAAAGTAAGACATTTAATGCTGATTTAACTAATTATGAGATTGAAGTTTTATCATTGTATATGGTTTGTGCATGGCTTGATCAAAGGATTAATAGTGTATTGCTTACAAATCAGTTTATCGGTGGTAAAGAAGAGAAGTTTTTTAGTCAAGCGAATCAGCTAGAAACATTAAAAGCTCTCAGGGACGCTACGTTTACCGAAGCTAGAAAACTACCACGTGACTATAGTTATGTGACAAATGATTATTTTGGTTAAGGGTGGTGCTGCGTATGATTTTTAAATACGGGGTACTGCCTCGAAACCAAATACACGAAGAAAAAGTCCGACTTCAAGGGGCAATTTACAAATTGCTTCCATATAAAGAAGACGGATATGAATTGTTGGATGCATATTTCCAAGCTCTTTTACAGCGCATTGGCGGACTGAATAGCCTATTTATGGAACAGCCTAAAATTATAACATTAATGAGTATCTTAGAGTCGGCTCGTTATGAGACCGACTTTCTTAAGTATAGAAAGGATATTTTAGATGCGTGTTCACTCGTAAATGAGATTGAGGAGTGTGATTCCGGTGTATGATTTGTTTAATAATCGGATGAAGCTCCAAGGGCGTAATGTTGGAGAAGCCTTAAAACATCAGTCAGATAAAATTATGGATGCTACGTTTACAAATGATGTGGCGTATCGTAAATGCTATCTGCAAGACAAAGATGTTACTTTCCCAGAGCAAACGCTCGCTGGCTATAAGAAAGCAAAAGCGGTATTTAATGGCAAGGAAGTATATAATCCACAAAAACTTATGGGCTTCGAGCCTATAGATGCCAAGTATCAGATTCATGGATATTATTCGGTATCAGGAGATCAAGTAGATTACTATCTACAATTCAGGCCGTTAGAACATGGTAGAAATCCCAACGTAAGAGTTGGATCGTATATTTTTGTACCAAATGATCTTGGCATTTACGAACTGTGGCTTATTGTCGCTCGTGATGATAGGCCACAGTTTCCACAATTTTATATTTTGAAATGTAATCTTTTGTTAAAATGGGAAATTGGTGAAAAAGATTGGCCTTCGTTTGAAGGAAGACATGTCGATGTTGGTTCATACGTCTCGTGGGCTGTGCAAAGAACGCAGAGCTCGTACAACAGTGGCGTCTGGATGGACTATTATGTTCAAAGTGTAGAGAACCAACTGAAGGCAATTGTGCCAACAAACCAAGATACCAATACAATTAAATATGACGAAAACTTTACAATTAGTGATAATCCTCTGAGGCGTGTTGTGTGGAAAGTTTCCAAGGTCGAAAATACAACCACTTTTGGACTTACAAAACTGACCTTTACTCAAGAGCTTGAGCACGATCCAGTAGATAATGTTTCTTGGATTAATTTCGCAAGCAACAATTTCTCCGATAGTGCAACTGGCGCAGAGTATGATTATTACAAGCCAAGGACTAATGATAGTGATATCCACTCTCCTGTCTCTTTGGAAAACATAGACGAAAGTGTAATCTCTTACACTGGCGTAGCGCCAGTTATGAAAACTGGTGGCAGTTATAAGACATTTACTGCGAACATATATAAGGACGGGCAACTATCTTCTAACAAGCCATATTGGAGCTTGGAGTATGCGAAGAATGATACAACAATTTGCCATGTTGAATTCATGTACGTAAATGATGAACTTGTTTGTGACAATAGTAATAATGATTTTATTGTTGACAAAAACAAAATCATTTATATGAATGAAAAGGAAAAATTGTTTGGTATTCAGTATTCGTATGATTCAAGTAAGCCAATGAACTTAAAGTTGAAGTGTTTGCAAGTGCTTAATATGTTAGGTGGTATTATAACCATTAAAGCCAGTGGTAGTCTCGTAGATAACACTCAGTCTGCTATTTTGACAGTGGAGGTGGAAGGTCTATGATTACTCAAATGGGGCGTGATTTGCAAAATCTCGATGATGATATTTTGTATGCGAAACGCCAAATCAAGGAAAAGCTTTGTAGGGATTTGGATATAATTCAATATTTACATAATCTTGAATTAGAGAGAGCCGACGCAGAGCCAGAAGATTATTTTAATTGTAATATTTATCCTTTTATTAGGATTCCGGGAACGCAAGATAAGGTGAAGAATTTTATCTGTTTTTCTGTGGACGATCAAGAAGACATGCGTTACAACGCCGTCATGAAGATGCAATATATTCAATTCGTTGTTTTTTGTCATGGTGACGATATTGATACTGGAGTAGGAATACCTAGACATGATTTGTTGGGATATTTCGTCAAAGATGTCTTCAACTGGAGCAATTTACTTGGCATGAAGCTTAAACTTGTCTATAACCGAGAAAGTATTATGGATAACGACTATTATTGTCGTACATTAAAGTTTGAAACTATTAAGCCAAATATGAGGCTTGACAGTGGGAAACTAATGCCTCAGCCAAGAATGAATGACGAGGTAGACGAGCATGGATTTATTAGAGCTTGATACATTGGGTCTTTATTTTGGAGATCCGTATATAATCAACGAAAATATTTCTGTGTTGCAACCTACTATTGGGGATATCTCGAAATACGGTGAAAAAAATTACTTCAGCCTTATCCACACGATCACGGCTATAAGTTCTGATCTTAAGTCGCAATTATGGGATATGGGGCTTGATTGGGAGGAAGTTGAAGATTTTCAATTATTCATGATGTTAGCTCCAACGCTTAATGTCGAGTCAACTAGAATTATTTTAGGAGATATAGACTTGTCTAAATTAAGACCATATAAAAATAATCAGAATGGCCAGATTGTCCTTGCTGACAAAGATACTGGGCTGATTATTGATATGCTTATTTATGAGCGTATTGTGAATTACTTGCGTAAAGTTCATGGGCTGAAAAAGAAAGTGGAACACGCGGGCAATAAATATACGAAAAAAATTCTTATTGAAGAAGACAGGATGCGAATTGAAGCAAACAAGAATAAATCTTATAAGTCTTTTTTAACTCCACTAGTTTCGTCTGTAAAGTGTCGTATGGGATATACAAAAGATTATGTTAGAAATATGCAGGTGTTTGAATTCTTTGATGACGTTCAAAGATTGAACGTGATTAACAATGCTGACGCATTATTGCGCGGCATGTATTCAGGCATGATTGATACAAAGAAAATTCAAAAATCAGAATTAAATTGGATGAGAGAGCTAGATAAAGACTAGCTCTTTTATTATATTAAAAATTAAAAATATTATTTTATGGAGGTAATTTATTATGGCATTTGATCTTAATAATTTTGTCATTGATCGCGTCATGAGGGGCGTCGCTCTTTCACAGACTGATGGCTCTGTGCTCTTTTCTCTAAATCAAGTTACTAACCCCACTCTGACTGTTAGCTCTGAATCGACGGACGCGGTGGACGCATTAGGTACGCCCATTGCTACATTTTATCGTGCTAAAAGTGCTGAGTTTAGTGCGGAAAATGCAATTTTCGATATGAATCTTCTTGCCACTCAGTCTGGCACTGCCAAGCAGGTCGCTACGGATCAGAACAAGATTGTTACTCCTGCTTTTGAGACAATTGACATTGATGGTTCTGCTACTTATACTCTAAAGCATGCACCTAAGGACGAGATTAAGAATATTTATGCTCTAAATGGTGATGGCACTCTTGGTACGGTGTTTACAAAGAGCACGTCTGCTTCTGCTACTAATTTTGCAATTAGTGGTAGTGCTATTACTCCTCCCACTGGGCTAAAGAATGGTGATCAGCTATTCGTTATTTATGAGTATGAAGCATCTCAGGCAGTAGCTGTTGTTAACTCTGCTGTGAACTTCCCAACTGCTTGCGAGCTAGTGCTCGAAGTGCTTGGATGTGACGTGTGTGATCAAACTAAAATGGTCTTTGCTTATGTTTGCTTTAGCAACTTTAAACTGAGCCCGGACTTTGATTGGACGATCTCTACCGACTCTACCCACAGCTTTAGTGGTAAGGCTATGCAGGATTATTGTGACAAAGAGAAGAAATTGTTCCAAATTATTATTCCCGGCGACGAGTAATTTTGTGCAATTTGTCTAATTGACAATACAAAATTATTGCGGTATAATATAATCACAAGATAGGGAAGGAAGTCATGAGCCTTGCTGATAAGGATGGGTGCCTCCACACCTATCCTTCTTGTGGTGTTTTAAATTATGGAGAATGCTATTATGGAGGAAATATTTTATGAACAAAGGGTGCAAAACGAAGGTTGGAGATGTAATCAATGGACTTATGGTAGTTTCTGACCCTTATAAAATAGATGGAGACAAAAATTATAGAGCGATGGTTAAATGCATATTTTGTCCAAAGCCGCCTTATGAGATTGTGATTAGTGAAATTCATCGACATGTTTTTGAGGGATGCGGATGCAAGAAAAACAGGTCAAATTCAATTAACTGGGAGTCATTTGAAGAGTGGTGCGTTAAGAATCAGTCTGATCTATTAGGACTTTGGGATTATGATCTGAACAACAAATCTCCTGACGAAGTGTCGTCATGTACTGCAGACAAGTACTATTTTAAATGTCCATGCGGAAAACATGAAAGCGAACAACATAGTATTTTGCAGATTACAAGACTGAAAAACAGGGTCAAGCCTATATGCAAAGCGTGTAATTCTATAGCCCAAAAACTTATTGATAAGTATGGAGAAAATGCTTTGGAAACATATTGGGATTATGAGAAAAATAATGAAGACCCGTGGAAGTTGGCCTATGGTACTAAAACTGAAGTTTGGATTAAATGCCCTTGTGGGAAACACCCAAGTTTTTTTCGTCGGGTTATAGGATTGATTACTAGAGACATTGGGTGCCCATTGTGTGCACAAGAAGCGGATACAAGCTCATATCAAAAGAAAACATATGATTATATTGTAAATACATATGGGTACGATGTAAAAAGAGAACGTGAATGCTCTATTATTGCAACGAATCCGATTACAAATTATCAGATGCCGTATGACAATGATGTGACAATTGGGAATGCACATCTTATTATTGAAGTGAATGGAGAACAACATTACGACAAAGATAATGATTTAATCAAAAGAGCAGCAAAATCTTATAATATTAGTGTCGATGAAGCGTTTCAAAGTCAACAATATAGAGATGAATTAAAGAAGCAATATGCCTTGGATAATGGGTATTTTTATATTGCAATTCCTTATTGGGCGTTTCGAGACGATACTTATAAAACCATTATAGATGAAACAGTTCACAAAATATCGCAAGATAATAGCAGTACAAAATTATTTTTATCCCGAGAAGGAGTGGGTATAAATGCATAAAGCTCGTAAGTGCATCTGTTGCGGCAAGGAATATAGCTACTGTGGCAACTGCGCCAAGGATCGCTATAAGCCAACATATTTTTCACTTTATTGCAGCGAGAATTGCCACGATGCATTTTCCGCAGCAAACGAATTTAATTTTGGGCATATTTCCAAGGAAGAAGCCCAGAAGAAGCTAAAAGCATGCGATCTATCTGAGCTTGACTCTTTCAATGAAATTGTCAAGAAAGATATTAAAAAGATTATGGCCGAGCCAGAAGAGAAGGTTGCTCCACAGCAGCAGTTCAAGAAGGCGCAGGCTTGAAACATAAAGTAGTTAAAACAAAATAAAATTCTATGGGATATTAACTACTTTAAAAAGATGTTAATATCCTATTTTTTTTAGCCGCTAGGTACATGACACGTGGATGTATCTGGTGGCTTTTATATTGGAATAAAAGGAGAAAAGAAACAAATGGTTAAGAGCACAATTACAGGGAAGCAATACAACCCTGATAACAGCTCGGTTGTTTATCTGAGCAATTTTCAGCAGATATATAAATATTTGTGTGCTGGTGCGGAAGAAGATTTAGTAGACATTCTATACACAAACACTAGGAACAATTGTCTAGTTTTTGTATTTAAAAAGTCGAGCAAGGTAAAGCATTTATACGAGCTATGGAATAATCATGAGCTGTAAAAATTATATACTTTATAAGATTTATTATGGGAATGAGCTTGTGTACATAGGCAGAACCTCACAGGACTTGATTGATCGTTTGAGGTTGCATTTCTTTGGGAAGCCAATGGTGAAGAAACTAGATATTATTGCTACGACACGTATAGAATACACTGTGTGTGATTCAGAGGCAGATATGTTCTTATTAGAGATCTATTTGATAAACAAATATAAGCCTCGCATCAACAGAGATGACAAGGCGCATGATGAACTTTCTTCGCATTTATATCTTCCTGAGCCAAAATTTTATTCATATTACAATCCACTGTTAGATAAGTGGAAAGAGAAAGAAATAGAACATATTGTTGACACTGCTCCATTGGATTATATTGATGGAGAATCAATATGGTTTTAAAACTCCATACAAAGAAAGGAGTGTGAGGCATTATATGTCTAATGTTTACGCGAGAATTAAATTAGCTGCAAATCACAATCAATTAATTCTTGTAAAAGATCAGCCACTAGCTGCTGGAAATTGCAATTCTATTTTTATTGAATTTGCGCTAAGAACAGATGACTGGCTGGCTTGTGAAGACCTAAAAGCAGTATTTAATAATTATTATGTTAGAAGTCTTAATGAAAGACTAGTATGTGATATTCCGCCAGAAGTTTTAGCCACTCCCGGAGAATTTGAAGTAGGGCTATATGGTGTTAATGATACTATTCGTATGGCTACGAACAAACTTGAATTTCATGTTGGAGAAGGCACTTATGGAGGAGTGTTTTCAGGATCAAGTGGCGGGTCGGATAATCCGGGGGGATCTGATGATCCTGACCGTTTGATTATATATGATGGTGGCGGTGTTCATGGTTATTAAAAGGGGGTGAACAAATGGAGACAACCACTGTAAAAACTGTTTTTCAGTTCAGAAGGGCAACGACTGATGAATGGGAAATTGTTAACCCTATTTTAAGAGAAGGCGAGCCAGCATATGACATTACAGCAAAAAAGCACAAAATTGGTGATGGGAAAAGCAAGTGGAATGAGCTTCCATATGCAGAAGGCAGTGGTGGCATTTCTGGAGATATTAATTGGGAACAGATTGTTAATGCGCCGACAAAGCTTAGTCAGTTTGAGAATGATTTAGATATTCCAGATTCTAGTTATATAGACACAAAGCTAGAGCAGAAGGCGGATAAAGATCACAATCATGATGGTGTATATCAGCCAGTTGGAGATTATTTAACAGAAGAAACAGATCCGACCGTTCCTGCATGGGCAAAGCAAGCAGAAAAACCGATGTACACATATGAAGAGATTCAAAACACTCCAGACTTGTCTGGTTATGCTACGACTGACTATGTTGATAGTGAGATAGAAAAAGTAAAGTCTGGAATTGAAAAGTATGATGATACAGATGTCAAAAATCGTATTTCTGCGAATGAAAAATCCATTGAGGCGTTGTCTGGAAACGGAGAAGGCTCTGTTAAAGAAACTGTAGCTAATGCAATTGCTGAGGTTGTTAATGGGGCACCAGAAGATTTTGACACCCTAAAGGAAGTTGCAGATTGGATTAAAAATGATACTACTGGTGCAGCAAAGATGGAGAGTGACATTGCCAACCTTAATGAGAAGGTAAACAATATTTCTTCTGGGAAAGACCCACTATTTATTTCTGCGCAAAAATTTCATAATCGCCCCGGAACTGAGTTGGCATATGATGTAGACGCAAAAGATTTTAGCCGTGTTGCGTCTGTTGGAGAAAAGGCGAATCTTTTAATTACAAATGCAGAAGATGCAGAAGGTGTGTGGTCATATTTTTGTGAAGCAACAGTTGAATCAATTCCTTTGAAAGACGAAGAAGGGAATGCTTCTATTTATGCGGTAAGACTTTCGTCTATTTGTGATTTAACTCCAAGCAACACTGGGTCTTTGTCTGTGACCTCTGTCAATGGTAAGACTGGGGCGGTTGTTCTTGAAGCTTCTGATATTATCAAGAATTCTACAGATAAAAATAAGATTTCTATTTCTTCTGACGGCACGTTGGAAGTTAATTCAATTACTATAGACAAACTTGTACAAGAAGAAACCAATGAACTTGTTATTGATGGCGGAAACGCCTAATTTTTAAAGGAGGTTTTTTGAATATGGCAACTAAAACACTAAGCACAAGAATTGTCATGAGAAACGACACCGCAGAGAATTGGACTACAAAGAATCCAGTTCTGCTCAAGGGCGAGTTTGGTGTCGAAACTGATACGAACAAATTTAAGATTGGTGATGGCAATAAGGCATGGGCTGATCTTGATTATGCTGGCGCTGATGAGGCCGCAATCGAAAATATTATTGCACAGAATAGGGACAGTCTTTATAAGTATACTCGTACTGATGCTTCTCAGTCTGATGATGCAGCAATTGCCG